GGTTACGTCATTTATTTGGTCATGTCAGGAATTTCAGAATATGGCACAAGGCATTGACTGATGCTCAGGTGGGGGAGTCAATCTAATGAAAGATTTAACACTCAAATTTGCCGACAGGGCCGACTTTTCGGCCTTTATGGAGAGTATTAGCTATTATGATGACGAGTCGATGCAGAACAATGTTCTCATTGATGTGATAGGTAACGTGTACAAAGAAACCGGAGAACTTACTGAAGATGGCGAGCCGGTATGTGTTAAGGAAGACGGATATTTTGTAAACGTGCGCATCATTAATGATGCAAAAAAATCGTCAATATTCGATAAATACGCGGTTGTTGTTGAGCATCAACTTCGTGGCTGGATGTGAGGTAGAGAAATGGCTACATCGACAGTAATTCCAGGAGATATCACCAAGCTAAAGGGGGATGTCAGTAAAGCTAAGGAAGATATTTCATCAATTAGCGGAAAAGTATCAACGCTTCAGACTGATATGGACAGTGCAAAGCAGGATATCAGTACCAGATACACAAAAACAGAAGTGGATAATAAGCTGAAAAACAAAGTGGAAGTGAACGATCTGGAAAGCGGTCGTTATGGCGGAGATTTTTATCCACTGACAGGTCGTGAAGCGTTTTATTTATGGGGATTGGGCACAACTACAGCGGCGGCAAATCTTTATCTTAATCCTGACCCTGCAATTTCGTCTGTGCTGCGGTCAACATCGTCTATCCGCTATAAACATTCAGTAGAGACGATAGATTCAGAGCACGCCGATCTCATTTTCAGGATGCGCCCTGTGTGGTACAGGTCGCAATGCGAAAATGACAGGCGTGACTGGGGATTCTATGGATTGATTGCCGAGGAAGTTGGAGAAATTGCCCCTCAGTTTGTTCACTGGCGACCAGCCAACGAAGATGATGCACCGGAAACCATTTCCAGCAATGGCCTTGTTGCCGAAGGTGTAATGTACGAACGTCTGGTTGTTCCACTGATTCACCATATCCAGAAGCTGACTGAAAGAGTTGATGAACTTGAGTCAGAATTAAAGTTGTTATCCGTTTCCCGAAGCGATATCGGATAAAGGAGGCGTAATGGATATAACACCTTTCCTTCATGCACTTTGTGCTGTGGCTGCGCAGGTACTGGTTGGTCTTTTTACCGGAAACTGGGCTTACGGGGCGATAGCTGGTTGTACGTTCTTCATTGCGCGTGAACACACCCAGGCAGAATATCGCTGGATTGAAATGTTTGGGCATGGCAAGCGAATGAATATGCCGTGGTGGGGCGGTTTTGATCCGCGCGCTTGGGATGTGGCAAGCCTGATGGATTTTGCGATTCCACTTTTAGCGTGCACATTATTATATATTTTTATTTAATATAAGATTAACTGAGATATAGCTTACGCAAAGAAGGCAATAAATATAAAGAGAGATGTTCTGAGGTAATTTATTGTTGGTGTTTAAGTTTATTTACAGATAGGTAAGTGCATACCTATACAAAAAAGATAAAATGTGATATAAATCCGCCATCCCGATTTGACTTTTCATGGAGGAAAATATGTCGAACGAGATGGCGGGCGTAACAACAGAGCAAGTTGAGCGCATTGCCGCGATCGTTGCTCGGGAGGTTGTCGGCAAATTAGGTAAAGAGCTACGTGAAGAAATTGGCCAGGAGGTCAACGATCAGCTGAAAACCTACTTTGGTGATATGACCCCGGCGCAACATAGTATTCAACACTCCAATCTGGACAAACTCCTTAACCGGTTGGACTCCATCTCAAGTGGGTTCTTTGGCGGCATTGTTTCTAAAATAACGTCGTTCATTATTACCGCACTGCTTTTGGGGTTAGCCGCGTATGGCGTAAAAAGTGGACTGCAATAACAGGAGATCAAGGATGAAGACTCCGAGAGGCATTCGTAATAATAACCCCGGTAATCTGGATAAAGGATCACCGTGGCAAGGTCTGGTTGCGAATCCAGACGAACCGCGCTTTTGCACGTTTAAAGACCCTGTTTGGGGGATTCGTGCGCTGGCGGTGACTCTAATTACCTACCACGATAAACGTCGCGCAAAAGACGGCTCAAGTATCGATACCATTCGTGAAGTTATTGAACGCTGGGCACCGCCGAATGAAAACAATACTGACGCCTACATTAATGAGGTGTCTAAAGCCGTTGGTGTAACCGCAGACATGATCATCGATCTGCATGATTACGACATCCTTCGACCTTTGGTTGAGGCAATCATTCGCCACGAGAATGGCCGAGGCCCGCTAAAAACGCTGAACACCTGGTATACGGCAGAAGTTATTGAGGAAGGTCTGCGTCGAGCTGGCGTCGTTAAGCCGGTGAAAACCGTGAAGGCTGTTCCTGTAACTAAAGAAACCGCTGGCGCAACTGTTACAGCAGGTATTGGTCTGGCGCAGCTTGCCGATGTTATGCCGCAGGTTTCCGCTGCTATGGATAAGGCACAAGGTCATATCTCTAGCGGGGATACAGTACGCATCATCTTCGGTATTGCCACTATTGTTGTGGCAGGATTCATTGCCTGGTCGCAGGTAAGAAAACACCAGAAAGGGATGGTCTAATATGCTAGGCAGCCTGATGACAAAGCTAAAAGTTGCTTTGATTACGCTGGCTGCCGTTCTTTTCGTTCTGGTCGGCGCTTACACGATGGGCGGAAATGCGGCGCGACGAGCAATGGAAGAGAAGGCAAAACAGGAAGACAGAAAACGACTTCAAAGCACAGTGGAAGTGGTGAATGAGACGAGCAATAAAATACGTCAGAAAGATGCTTCTGCCGTTCATCGTGAGTTGTATGATAAGTGGGTGCGTCATTAAACCACAAACCGCCAGCGTATTGTTCTGCGATGGAGCTGAGCCTATCTATATCAGCAATAATGATGTAATGACTGAAGAAACCGAACGCCAAATCCTTTTTCACAATACGATGGGAGAGAGGGTTTGTGGTTGGTGATGTCGAAGTTCCCCTCAAATGAGGGGAACACATTATTCTTCGAACAATTTTTCGATAGATTTTGTAGGATAGAACAAAGAACGCTCGTTGTTACCAACCAGCTGGATAAAGCCTAAACTTTTATAAAACGCCTTGGCTTTGTCATTTAACGCCTCAACGAAAAGTCCATGAATGCCTACAGCAAGAGATGCATTGTACACAACGCGCATTGCATGTGTTACAAGCATTGAGCCAAATCCTTGACCTTGAAGGGACTTGTCCAAAGCCAGCCTACCCAAAGTAACACTTGGAACATTCCGATAAGGAACCTTCTTTTGTTTGCTTCGTGAAGGTAAGGACTCCTTTTCAAAACAACTACCTGACAAAGTGTAATACCCTAACACTTTTGGCCTTTCTTCTTGAGTGCAAAGCACATAAGCACGAAGAATTTTTCCCTCATGCTGCCTTTTTAAGTGGTTGGCTAAAAAGGCGTTTAGTGACTCTTCGCCGCAATCAAAACCGTTTAGATCATAATCTTTCTCTCCAGAGAAAATCTCTATCGTCGTATTGCTCACGAGTAAACTACTCCATGCTTTTCAGACGATTAGCAGCTCGTTTCAGCTTATCGTTCGGTGCCGGAGGATTGCTTATAGCGTCCATAACCAGATTCCAGGATTCTTCATTCAGAACTAGTCTACGGTGTTGCTCTATAACTTTCACGGCACGTTCAGATGCACTGCTAACCATAAACTGAGTAATGCTCTGGTTAGACATTGCGGCAGCTTCCTCGATGATGCTTTTATCGTCATCGGTTAATCTCAAATCGATGCGCTGCTTTTTTAGTGCTGACATGTATTCCTCCTGATGGCCGTGATGTAGGAAGGCCATCAATCTCCTCTGTTCAAACTGAGTTTTCGACTCAAAAATTACTTTAAAAGGCTATAGCCCATTACGTGTGCATTATCAAATTGTGTACGGCATATCACCGTACTTGTAATATAGAGGTCATTGTTACTTTTTTCAACAGGCAAATACAAGCAATGATTGCCAATTGTTAACCACAACCTACCATTTAACCTTTACACCGTAGCCGTAGGCATTTAGGCTATATCACATATAAGAAAACAAGTTGTTTCAGACGATAATTATATACGCAAAGGGAACTCTCCAATGACCAAGATCTTTGTGGTTGGCGGCACAAAGGGCGGGCCTGGCAAATCCACCGTTGCCCAGCAAATTGCCGTTTGCCTGAAAGTCAATAAGAAGAAGAAGGTTTATATTACCGATATAGATATTCAGCGCACGACAACGAGCTGGTGTGAAGACCGTCGACAGAACGAAGACCTTGAGCTGATTCCTTTTGCATACGTTCAGGATGACATCATTAAGCACCTAAAATCGCTTCAGGGTAGAGCTGAGTTTGTAGTGGTAGATGCTGGTGGCTTCGACTCCGAAATTCAGCGACAAGCGATGCTGATGGCTGACGTTATCATTATCCCGCTGCGTCCTAAGCGTCGTGATTTGAAATCTTTACGTGACATCGATCCTATTATCGACAATGTTCGCAATGTAAACGATAAAGTGAAGGTCCGCGCGGTCATGAACCAGTGCCCGGCTTTGCCATCACAAGTGTCTCGCATTCTGGCGGCTAAAGAGATTGTTGAGACGTTTGGAATCGAGTCTGCGCCAGTCAATCTATATAACCGCAACGTCTATGATGATGCGGAAGAGTCTGGTCGTTCTATCTTTGAAATGACCGGTAGCGAGCGCGACAAAAAGGCGGAAGCCGAGTTTGAAGAATTTGTAGATTATCTGTTGAGTCTGGAGGAAGAAGAATAATGTCCATGAAAATGGGTGACCTAGCAAAGCGCAAAGAGCCTGATGCACCGGCTAAGAACACAACTCCTTTGCGCCAACCAGTCAGACCACAGGGACGCCCGACTCGTGGCAAAGAGAAAATTAAAAGCCGCACAATGTCACTGGAGGACGAATACTTCGAACTGCTGGAGATGATGAAGTTCATCCCTCGCTTCGAGAAGTTCACTCGTTCTGACGTGATTCGAGCAGCCATTTTCCATCTGGCAGAGAAGTCACCGCAGGAAATCGAGGACATCGTGAAATTGAATGAGGCGATCACCGCTGCCGATGTCACGATGCGTACCGATGAAATCAAACGAGAGTTGATGAAGAAAGGTTAAAAATCATGCATTGGCGCGTATATTGCGCCAATGCATAACTACAGTGTCAGCTTTATGCCGCACTAACACTATGTTCAGTCCTAACCACCCCAACCTTCACAAAAGGGCTACCGTAGCTTGGTGGCTTCTTGATTAATTTGCCTACATACAGTTTTCTAATATGCTCATCGGCTATTCTGCCAACAAATTCATAACGTTTTGTGTCGGGGCCAAGAGCTATATCCCTTGTAAAGTACTGCTGAGAACCGGCTTTGACCCAGCATTCAATCTGATAAACTTCCATTATCAGCCCACCATATGTAGCGTAGGCATATTTGAGATTCTCGTCTCTTGGAACCTTTGCCCATACGCCACGCGTAGCTTCATATAATGCCAGAGCGGACATTCCTGACTTGTAGGTGCTGTTTAGCAGGAAGGCAAGACCGGCGTGCTCAGGAGCAATTTCAGTTTCCTCTTGCAGCACTAAGTGATGGTAGGCGTCCAGTGATATTCTGCCCATCATGGAACCACTTCCTCGTACCTTATTCGTAAGCTCTCCGACCCCCATAAGGTCGATGCATGTCGCCTCAACAAGTTTGGCTGTGGTTTCATCCATACCATGACGAAGAATATCTATGCCTAATTTTTTATTAGCCAAAAGTTCTTTGATCCGCATGGATTTGGGAGAGTCATCGGGATACTTGATGTGATCGAGACAACGAGTCGATTTGCCTTTTCCTATGTAAAACGGTCTTTTCATCTTGTCTTCTGTATCATAGAGACAATAAACATAGTATTTAGCCTTATCCAATGATCTCGCGTATACCGATAAATCGTCCATTATTGCATCTCTTAGCTACTGACTAATGCGTTCTATTTTACACATAAGTTTTTAATCAATTTAACAGGCTCAAAGTGTAGAGCTTCTGGGCGTCTAAGACGACAAGTTATGCCTGCTTCTGTATATATAAATAATAAGTAACTTATTAAATATATACGGAAGCAGGTCTTTTAAAAGACACCACCAGAACAACTCCCTTCCGTTTCCACTTCCAAAAACTGCCACCAGTCGCTATCATCCGCTCATTGTGATAAGTAAGTAACTACCTACCAGGTGAGCCACATGAGCCAAATCTTTTTCGATACCATCGACAACGACCAGTACGACTTCATGACAGAGTGGAATACCGCTGTTATGGACAAGTGGGTCGCTGAAAACATTGGTTTGTCGCGCTGTAAAGACGAGGCTGAACTCTTCGAGACGAAGTGGTTTGATTACCGCGACATGCATCCTCTCATGGCCACCTGCCTTTTTACGGAGGCATACAAACGTCAGTACTCAAATATCATGCTGACGCACGGTCGCGAACACTTTGAAACAGCTCCGTTCACCACCGGGTTAAAACGCCTGCCTTATCAGGAGTTGTCGACTGCCAATAAAACGTCGCTATGGAAAGCACGCCAGTTTGCGGATCGCTATTGCTGCTCATACGACTACTTTATCTCCACCGTGCTTTCCGCAGCTGCACGACGTTTGTGGGACAAGCTGCCTCGCCCACAGCATTTGTGGCAGCCAGAACTGATTGAGATATTTGAAGAGAAATTAGCCAGACGCGCAACAACCCGTCTGGATGACTCTCTGGTTAGCTTTAAGCATATGGGAGACATGCAGTTCAACCCGATTCAGGAAAGCTATTTTGAGTGGATTCTGGAGCGTTTACGCGCCATCCCCCGCAGCAAGCGCATACGCGCAATTTTCTCCGCTACCTGGCTAATGGAAATCGTTCCAGAGCGCCTTATTTCCGCCCACTTTCCAGAAGAACTGGAAGAAGCACGGCGGTTTATTGATTCCCTATCTAATTAACTAACACTAGAAAACAATTTGTTTAAAAAATAAAGGAAAGCACATGACCGAACTTTGCCATACAGGACGCGGGCTGTCCGAAGAGTTTGATGAAGATTTTCAGAACAGATTGACGGCCTATTTTTGTCGTGATCACGAGTTTCTTACTCGTGCGGGAGATCTTGTTGTGCCTAGTCAATTTGCCAATGCGGCCAATGCCATATTGGTTAATATGGTTTCGGGCTATTACCGTATGTACAAGAGCGCGCCCTCTTCATCTGCGATTCTGGATATGCTTAAGCGTGCGAAACGCGATAAGACTATCCGTGAGGAACTATTCGCCGATGTTGTTGCTGCGTTTAAGCGCATCCTTGCAGAAAAATTGTCCGATACCTCGTACATGATTGACCAGGTATCAACCTTCGCAAAAAGCGTAGCGTTTGATGATGCTCTGATTAAGGCTGCTGAACTGAAAGAGAAAGGCGACTTTCAGGGGGCGATGTCAATAATGGCCAAGGTTCAGCAGATTGGATCGAACGAAGCGACCGGAATCTATGACTACTACACCTCCGCAAGTGAGCGATTGAAAGCGCGTGAATATGAGGCTTCAGAGGAGTATGTGCCAAACAGCATTACAACTGGACTCCCTCTGCTCGATAGGTTGCTGTACCAAAAAGGCTGGGCGAAGCGTGAAATGGTGCTCTTCATGGGGTTCGCTAAATCCGGTAAATCGACCGCAATGGGTGAGTTTTCCATAAACGCTACGCTTGCTGGCTACAATGTTCTGTATCTCTCGCTGGAGGTTCACACCACCATTTTATCCGACCGTTTTGATGCAAGATTGTCGGAGACGGAAATGTCCAAGCTGGTGGAACGGCGCGATGAGGTTCATCGTAAGTTGGCAGAGTTGGGAGCCACGAAGGGGATTGGTAGTTTGTGGGTGGTTGAGCGTCCGTCAGGAAGTATGTCACCGGCAGATCTGGACCGTATGCTTAACAGCATGAAAGCCAATGGCATGGTGCCTGATATGGTTGTTGTCGACTACGCAGATTTGATGCGTGCCAGTTATGACCTTCGTGATGATCGCGCTAACATTCGTAGTATCTACACCGATTTACGTGCTCTTTATGACAAGCATAACGTTGCTGGGATCACGGCATCGCAGACAAACCGTGAAGGTGGCGCGTCAGAAGTTGCCACAATGATGCACGCCGCCGACAACATCGAAAAAGTACGTATTGCTGACCTGGTAATAACGATCAACAAAACCGAAGAAGAAGAAGCGAAAGGAGAGGCTCGTCTCTACTTTGCTGGTTCTCGTAACCAGCAGGGAGGGATCAGCATTCGCGTTAAACAAAACCTCGAACAAATGCGCTTCATTGAGCGAATCTTAGACGTTACCTAAAAAATAAGCGTGGAGAACACCTCCACGCTTGATTCATTGGTGAAACAACTTTTCTTTTGCCAAACCACAAAAGAAAAACACATGAACCTTTATATTATATCAACATTTAGGTTGGTCACAATATTGCCTATTAAAAGTGGAATTATCGTGAGCGAGCTGAAAGAGCTAATTACCGAATTAGATTTTGAACAATGGTTGGACACTGAAGGTATCGTTTATCGACGTGGAGGCGTGAGTGCTCGCGGTCGTGAAGTGAATATCAAGGAGTGTCCGGTATGTGGCAGCTCCAACTGGAAGGTATATTTCAATCTGACCAGTGGCGTCGGCAAATGCTTTGCTGGTGATCATCCCGAAGAGATTCAGTTCAATAAGCTGGTCTTCCTCAAGCACTACAGCGGTAAATCACGACGACAGTTCGAGGAATATGTGCAGAACGCGCTGATCTCACAAGGATGGGCGCCGAAGAAGGAAGAGGTCGTGCTGGCCAGCAAGGTTGAACTCGAAGGGCCAGTAGCTCTCCCTCGACATTACGAACTCCCCATTGACGGTCGTCTTCCTGATTATCTGGTGGAGCGCCATATCTCCCCGGATCTGGCCAAATACTTTGATCTGCGTTACTGCGTCGAAGGCAAGCACGCATACGTCGATCCGTACACAGACCAGGTCAAAGGGCAGATATTCGATATGCGAATACTGATACCGGTTTACGATCTGGATGGGGTAATGAAGACATTTCAGGGACGAGACATTACCGGTACAGCAGAACGCCGCTACCTCTTTCCTATGCAGCTTCCAGCTTCAGGTAAATTTCTCTACAACGGCCATAATGCGGTCGGCAAACAGACTGTAGTTGTCTGTGAGGGGGCGTTCGATGTTATGGGGGTTAAACGAGCTATTTTTGATGAAGAAACATTACGTCATTACGTGGAGCCGATAGGAACGTTCGGGATGCATCTATCTGGTAACACCACTCAGGATGCAGAAGATCAGTTAGGCGCGTTCCTGACGCTCAAGGCGCGTGGATTACGTAATGTGATCATGATGTGGGATAGTGAAAAGCAAGCTATACGAAACACTATGGCCGCAGCCAGGCGACTGACCAGTATTGGTCTTAATGTCAAAGTAGCGTGTTTGGGCGAGGAAGGACTCGACCCCGGCGATGCAACGCCAGAACAAATTATCAAAGCCTATTATCGGGCAAAACCGTATACCAAACAGTTGGAGTTGCAAAGCAAGGTTTTAGGCATTAAGGCTCTATCGTAACAAACGCCGATAAAATAAGTAGATGACTACTTATCTTTCTGTAAGAATACTTTCATCTGTTAGCTAGGAGTTGGTATGAAAGACGAAATTCAGAAATTAGCCTGCGACATCATTGATAAAACTGGTTTAGAAATCAGCGAGAGCAATCGGCTAGACATCATTGAAAAAGCCGTAAAAACAGCAATGGATCATATCGCCACTCGTTTGGTTGAGATCCCGCTACCAGGGCTACCTTATCTGAAAGTTGAGTTACACGTATGGGGTGAACCTTCTTGTGCACGGCGTTCTGCATTAGTTGTTTTTATTAGCAAAGAAAACCCGATCAGTCTTAAAGTGCAGGTTGGGGCATGGATGGATGGCAAAGTGATCTACACAAATACCGTTTTTTGTGCGTCAAATGACAGTATTATTGAAGAGGCTATTCAAGAATCACTTCTAACTATGCATAGCTTAGTTTTGCTGGAAGACAAGCAAAACTACGAAGAGTACTTACGGTCGATAAAAGGTGAGAGAACATTGTCACTTAAAGCCGATTTCGTTACCCCGACAAACCTGTTGGAAGTCTTGCTTAATAAAGGGGCTAATGATGCCGTAAATGTAATCAGAGAGAGTGAGTATGCGTCTCTTTGCGACATGTGCAAAAGCCAGTTGGATCTGGTGCATATCGTTATTGATGCTGGGAAGGCATGTGATGGCGTAATGGCGGAATTTGCTGGGAAGATGGTCAGGATTGCTAACGAATTACCGATGATAGAGCAAGAGGCTAAATCATACGCCATCAATCATGTCACAGAGCTTCTTGTCCCCTATCGCTTAGAAAGCAATCAGCGCAAGATGATTAGCTGGGGAAGTTGGTAATCTCTCCGCGCGTCGTTTTTTACGCAAATAACGATAGGTAAGTACAAGATTATTTATGGCGGTAGTTGTGAAAGCTGATTTGTCAAAAATCCCCTCTATTTCAGGAAATAATGGTTATTCACTTCGTTGTGAGGAAGTAAAGATAAACGGTGAGTCGGCATATTGCAGCTACTCCGTTTGCCAGCACACCATTCTTGCCTTCAAAGAAAACCGTCTTCCTCGAACTTCATTCCAGTCGTGCGCAACCGCTATCAAAGCAGGCAAATGCAAGGCGTTAAAAATGATGGTTGAAGAGATTCGTAAAGGAGAATCTCTGTATTTCGAAGATATGACCGCGCTCATTAAGGAGGTTGAAGAACGGAATAAACAAGCCAGAACTTTAAAACGAAAACGTGACAGTGTAACGATTAATAGCATGGTTAAGAAGAGCACCACATCACAAACAGCGATCACTGACGTGTATGCGGCGTTGCTTGAAGAAACAACAAAAGAAACACATGAGCAAATCGATCAACATATGGAGGTAAAACAACAATGAAAAAGTTGATCGCACTTAAGCATAAGCTGGACGAAATGAAAGCTATGGGAACCAATGCAAAAAAAGAGGCATTGGCCAACATGGATGACTTCGAGCAAAGCATGGTTTCATTGATGCTCAACCCTTTCATCCGTTTTGGGGTAAAGAAATACAAAGTGGCAGAGCCGCTTAGTGAGTCCATCCCAAGTGACGAAAAAGCCATTGATGTACTGAATAAGCTGGCCTCTCGCGAGCTAACGGGGAACGCAGCAATAGCAGCTGTTGAGTCTATCGTGGCGTCAATGTGCGCCGATGGGCAGGACGTGTTCCGTCGTTTCCTCTTAAAAGACCCGAAAGCAGGTGTTGGGATTAGCCTATGCAACAAGGTTTTTGAAAATCCCATTCCGAAATTCGAGGTGCAGCTGGCGTCACCGTATAAAGAAAAAGGCGACAAATACCCCTTCAAGCCAAATCCTAAAGCAAAATGGCCGATGATTGGCAGTCTTAAGCTCGATGGTTTGCGAGTAATTTGCGAGGTTATTGTTGACGAGGAAGAGGTTAACTTCCTTTCTCGTACTGGTAATCCAATCACGTCTCTCGATCACCTAAAGCCAGCAATGCTCGAATTAGGCAAACTTTCAGGCCACAAACACATCTTCTTCGATGGTGAAGGAACTGCCGGTTCATTTAACCAGTCCGTATCTGCATTGCGCAAAAAGAACGTGCAGGCAATTGGCGCTATTTATCATGTTTTCGACTTCTTCCTACCGGAATGGCGAGCACAGGCTAAATCCAAAGAGTATGCAAAGACAGGTATGAAGCTGAAAGAGCGCCTGGCTATGCTGGTGGCGTTGTTCAAAAACGATCGCAGTGAAGGCTACACACAAGACATTCACCTGCATCCGTTCTATATCATCCATAGCCACGAAGACTTCATCGAACGCTTCATGAAACGCCTGGACGATAACGAAGAAGGGGAGATGGGCAAAGATCCGAACTCTGTTTACGAGTTTAAACGTACCCGCAGCTGGTGGAAGTTAAAAGACGAAGATTCCGAAGATGGTGAAATTATCGACTTTGAGCCGGGCGACCCGGACTCTGGTTTTGCCAACACACTTGGAAAAATTGTTATTCGTCTTGAAAACGGCGTCATCGTTCGTGCGAGCGGCATTAAGCATAAATATCTGGATGAGATCTGGAACAACAAAGAGAAGTACCGTGGTCGTATTGTCGAGGTTCATTGTCACGAGAAAACACCGGACGGCAGCTTACGCCACCCACGACTGAAATGGCCGCGTTGCTTACGCGATACAGAAGATCGAATCGGAGATAAAGAATGATGCTCGGCTGGATGATTGCATTTTTAGCAGTTGGTTTTTTCATAGGTATTGTGGTGATGTCCAGTTGCATCAATGACTACATTAAAAGCGGTGTTATAGAAAGACGCGGTCGTATTTATCGCATTGTAGAAATAACCAACACCCTGAAGGAGATTAAGGATGATCGTATTAAGTAAACGGGAGAAGGAAACGCTTCATGAAATCAGTAAGTGGCCGGAGTTCCCTGAGTACTGGAAGCCTAAAACGCGAGCTAAGTTAGAGCGTTTAGGGTTGGTTGCAAACGTTTCTGAAACGTGGTGTTCGGCCAACTACCAGTTAACTGATAAAGGGAAAGTATTGCTACAGCAATTAGTAGAATCAGGAGCGTTAAAATGATTCCATACATCTCATTAGCTTTTATGGGTGGCTTCCTTATCGGCTTCGGCATCTGTCGTGATTTAATTAAGCAGGAACTTAAAACCAAAACACTGTGCATCGGAAAGCGTGTGTATCGGGTAGTTCATGAAACAAAGGTGAAAAAATGAGCAATTTAACTTCTTGGGAATGGTGGTTGGCCACCTATTTCTTAGCGGCCGGAGTCGCATTCGCCTTTTACGTAGGTCAGTTAGTCGTAAAACTGTTGCTGATTAAATTTGCTAGTCATAAACGTATCGATGATGGTCTGTGGCGTCTTGGCACCCTGGTGGAAACTCGCTACGGGCAACTTAAGGAGAACGAAACCATTACTATCCAAGCGAAACGATTCACTGCCACCATTACAAGAACACCTAGTCGCAGCGTGGCCTTGATCAAAAAAGTCACAACCGAATAAAAACATATTGATAAGTATTTACTTACTTATCTTTTGTGTATAAGATGACTTTGTTTTCGTTGAGACGCGACTGTTTGAACTTAAATACAAGTGCAAACGAAGAAGTCTATCTGGCAGTAGCCTAATAAGCCAAACACCAGCGAGGTCAGTTTCCAGCCTCGTTACCGAAATGGGACACACTGAGCGAGTGTGATTGCAGAACGCAGGAGGGAACATGAATGTTCCCTCCGATGAAGTAACAGAATGGGCGGTTGGTATATTTTCAACTCCATATGACTCCCGGATTCTTAGCCACTGACCGCCCATCCTGTTACGTCATTTTGTTCAATTATGTCGTTTATACTGGGTTAAAAAGCGGCGACGTAGCCCGGCTGGTATGGTTAGCCAGCACACAACGTTGAGGCCATTACATTTTTATCAATTCTAAGGTTCTATTCACAGAGATACCGGCGAGCGTTGATATGTAACATGTTGGGCAAACATTCAATCGGAGTAGTGGCCTCAACGTTGTGAAGACAGGATTGTTGTGTAGGTTTAACCACTGTTGCCATTGGTGCCTGTTTTCACAACAAATGATTCCATACATCACATTGTATAAATTACAAAGTAGGTGCTGTCCTCAGAAACATCATCTACTTAAAGATTTTGCCTTCTACTATTGAGCGAAGTCGAAAGCGTCTGGCACTAACGAAAAGTGCAAGTAGCGGTGCGTTTCCTGGCAGAAACTAACACCGCCGCGATTGGCACTGTTGAGTAATAAATACTGTCAGTGCTGAATTGATGGTGTAGCTCAGCGGTAGAGCAGTTGGCTGTTAACCAACTGGTCGGTGGTTCGAATCCACCCACCATCGCCAATGCCGGTTTAGCTCAGTTGGTAGAGCGCCTGCCTTGTAAGCAGGATGTCAGCGGTTCGATCCCGTTAACCGGCACCAACACAACAGGTAAGAGCATTGGGCGAATCGGCGATACTGACCCACAAGCCCGTAAATCGATAGAGTCAGACCAGTGCTCTTACCGTTGTGAGGAAGTGCAGCTCTTTGAAGCAACCAGAAGATAAGCATCTGGCTTCACAACACAACGATAAGATCATTACGGTTAATCGTCGTTCATGTGCACAATGACTGGTCGAAAGGTAGTGATCTTACCGTTGTGGTGGATTCGCAGACTGATGCGATAGCTTTCTTGGATGTTAGGGAAATGCGGCCGCAAATCTTCCCTTTCGCGAGCGGTGATCGTCCGTAGTCCTAATTGGCTGCACCGTATGCCGGAGATTCAGTACCGGCCACCACAACGGCCGGAGAGTAGGGAGCATGGTGCTCAAGCGGTCTTGAAAACCGTCCCATTGCGCAAGCGATGATGGTTCGATTCCATTACTCTCCGCCAGACACAGCGTTGAGCGGTTTGGCCTTTTAATCAACTCGATTAAGACTCCGCTAACATAAACCAGACCGCTCAACGCTGTGATAGACAATTACGGCAGACGTTCTTAACCATAGCTTGCTAACATCCTAGCAACACTTTTTTCAGCGCAAAATTCAAAGGGGCTTCGGCCCCTTTTTTGTTGAACAGTGCAATTTACTTTACATAGTCGCCCAGTTTTAATATTTCGCGCTTATATTCTTTAACCATGTCACAAGATTCAATGTAAATTCGATGTAAAAGACTGCCGTTATCTTTATTTTCATTTATCTTAATTAGTGCTAATTTATATTCATAGTCATCAAATGCCACAATCAAATTGTGGCCTGGGATTATATCTTTGTCACTCTTAAAGTATATATTTTCAAGTCTGTAATCTAGTTGATTAGATCTCCTTTTCTCGATGTAATCTTCAGCCATAGCTATTACATCGTTCCTGTCATTTAACCTGTTTTTTTCGGAAGGTACATCTTCGTAACGTTGTACGATTGAACAACCAATAAGGCGTGGGATGTAAGCATCAAAATTAGTAACTCTATCATGCGCAGTTTTAAGTACTTTCTCAAAGTAGTCTCTTACATGTAAAGGCAACTTCTCAAAGTAATCATTAATTATAGGAGAACAAGGAGTTTTATAATTCATAAGAACCGACGGTACGAGCTTTGGGTCTCGAAACATCCAGTCCCTTTTAACGTCCGATGGAACATAATAACTTTTAATGATATTATCAAAATAATTTATCATTCGAGATTTGAATATTTTGTTGAATCTAAGGTTTATGAATGCATCCAGATAAGGCATATCTGAATAAGCATCATCAAAAAATATTTCATCATTGAAAAAATCATATTTATTTAATAAACAACACAGTTTTCCCGAATTAATATGTTCACAATAATCGATCTTTAATCCAAAGATAGCAATAATCAACTTCATCTGAGGTGGGATTTTGAAAATTAATTGTGACACATACGCTCTTTTTTCCTTTAGACATTCCCCATCAATATAAAATGAACTATCCACATACTCAAAAATATTAATAATATGCTTCACATACTGTATTACCTCATGCTGTTTTACCAATGGGTAATATAGTCTATGTAACTCATCGCTGTTTAAATTAATTTTGCGTTTATCGATAATTTGTTTTGCAAGAAGACATAGCTCATCATGTTGATTTAATAAGGAATCAAACCATTGTTTAAATGCACTCTTTCGCATTTCGAACAATGATTCTGTTGTTAATTGAAGGGCTGAAAAAGCTGCTTTTGCACTTTTTCTCGCTTCGTAGGCATTCCATGCTGTTGCTATAAAAGCAAATGCTGTAGCCAATGTTCCAACAATTTGACCATTTAAAACAACCCAATCCCAAAAAATCACGGTGAGCAGTAGTATAATAATGAAAATTAAAAAAGGCATGTATGTATTTCACTCTACTAACTATAAAATATTAGGGTAATGTTAACCAAACAATGCCTTAATTAATAGATTGATCGAGGCTTTAATAGCTTTATAATGCAGACTGCAAAGATAAGTATGCACATACCTATCTTCTTTGTGAGTAAAGTTGCATATCAATTCTATGAGGTAACAATGACGATCACTATCTACGGACGAGATAACTGCTCATACTGCAAACGTGCGGTCGAGCTAGCGAAGCAACTAAAGGGACATGGCTACGGTGATTATGAGTACATCGACATCACCACTGCCGGTATCGACAAGGAAAAACTAAGTGAAATTGTTGGTAAACCGGTAGAGACTATCCCCCAGGTGCTGATCGAAGGCCAGCCGATTGGCGGATACACAGAACTGGCTGCATACGTCAGCACCCTCTGATTTTAACGGCTCACAGGAGCCGTTTTTATTCCCACCAAACTCACTCCCATTTCCCTTAAAATTCAAAAAACAACGTCAAAATGATTCCATACCTACTATGTATGGAATCATTGCTGAAAATGAGTTACTTTTACTCTTGATCCTATAAGAATCTATGCCTAATATACTGTTTACTTATACAGTGCATCGGCGTAACTCGGTGATTGTCATATGAAAAATAGCTTTGACAGAGCACGCGCTGCGGAGAACACCTCAAAAGAGGCGATAGAGTATCTCGAAAGAGCATCTCAAATGCAGGCCGTTATGATCTCCCAGGTCAGCAATGACTTGAGATTCTCGGACGCATTCATGTTATTCACTCGCTTATCTCTGCTGATAACCAGACGTCGGCCAGAGATCGCTGTTCATTGTATTTTGATACATGTTTTGCCGCACATTGCCGATGTAAAAGTAAGTGACATTAATAGGTTCATGGTGAACCAACTGGTCAACCCACTAATACTGGATGGCAAAATTGTTATGGGCCGCCGCGTTTTCTCTCTAATGAAGCAGTTCCTTAGCTGGTGCGCCTTCCAGGGGATGATAGACGTGTCACCGTTAAACGATATGTCACTTAACAAAGTTGCCGGTGGCGCAAAGCCCACGCCCCGCGAGCGGAAGCTGACTGACGCAGAGGTATGGGTGTTCTGGAATATATGGGACTACTTCAATGTGTGCGCTGGTACAAAATGGGCGGCCAGGCTATGTCTTGTATCCGCAAGACGACCTGACGAAGTACTGCGGGCTAAAAAAAGTGAGTTCAATCTTAAGCGTGGGGTTTGGAATCAAGGCAAGAGGAACAAATCTGCCCGTGAGCATTCTCTGCCTTTAAGCACATTAATGCGCACATGCATTGAAGAGTTGTTCGAATACGGTAAAGACAGCCAGTGGCTCGTGCCTTCGAATAAAAAAATCGGGAAAGACCTTCCTATGTCTAAAGTGGCAATAGCCCAGGCATTACGTCGTATTCTGGAACGACCAGAACTGATGGAGCTTGAGCCATTTACACCCCGAGATTTGCGCCGTACTGCGCGTAGTTACTTCCCAGCATTAGGCATAAGCCAGGAGGTATCACGCAAAATCATGAACCACAGTCTTGAGGGGATAGATCGGGTCTACGACCGGCACGATTATATGGACGAGATGCGAGACGCCTTAGAAAGTTTCTCGACGTACATCGCATCAATCGTAGAGCAACCGGATTTAGACGAAATTGACCACAAATTTAAGGGAGATCGTCTATCAACAGAGCTTATTCGTGTAAATTTTTCATAGAGACTTTATGGCCTCAACAACCTTTTGTGATGCGCCTTTCTCTTTACCGAATCGCTCGTTATATGCAGCAAGAACCTGTTTTTCGTCCTCGTTAAGAGGAGCAGTGCCTTCTTTGTATAAAAATGCTGCAAGTTCGGGTTGGCGTTCTTCCAGCACCATCATCATAAGACGACTTGGCTCAATACCCAGTGCCAGCGCCAGCGGACGAACCTTATCGATAGGCAAAGGAATTTTGCCACTTTTAATTAAAGAAAGGTTGTTGGCATTTTTATAACCAATAAGTCTGGCTATTTGGGCCTGACTCATAGGTGAGGATTCAATCAGCCCTGCGATAAAAGCAGCATAGCGACTTTCTATAAATTCAATCTTGTTGTCAGACATTGTTACAACCTTTGCGCGTTTAATTCTCTCTGGTAAGTGCTTACCGATATTACATCAAAGGTTAGGGTTGTAAAGCTATTATCATTTTTTTTCGGCAGGCACTTGTAAGACCGAGCAAAGGTCCATGCATGGAGAAAAACCAGCCCAAAATAGGTAAGAAAATTAACTTGCATCTGATATAGATGTATTCAGTATTGATACAAATTTTAGTAGTATTCCTTACCATAGTATAAGTTAGAATGGATTGATTGAATGAAAACCACTATTTCCAGTCTAATCGCTCTTGAGATCGGACACGTACAGAAATTAGCTGATGAGTATGTGGCTGACATCCTCACCGATCTACCGAATGAGCAGATTCAGGTTGGTGTGAATGACACAACTGGCTTTATATTCGAACTTAACAACAAACGCTTCACGCTTCTCAATACCGGCTCCGGGTCTTTAGCCGTCAGAATCTGTTAACCCCTCTTCTCCCTGCGCGAATGGCTTAGTTCCCTGTTCGCGCAGTGCTACATTAAACACACTAGTAAATAATTTGTTTTCATAACAAAGGATTAGCCATGTCTAAAAAACATTCCATCAAAGAGGTTCAGGACTTCCGTGACAGTGTAAAACGAGTAGTCGCTCTCCTTTCAGGTAAAAACATCCCTGTTGCAGAACGAGGGGACGACGCTTATGTACGCTATAACGATGATGGAGAGCCAATTCTCGTAAACATCCCATCAATCCCGGATAACGCAACACCGGCATTGATGAATGCTGTGCGCGGATTTCTCGATCATGAGGTTGCTCACATTTTGTTTACCGATATTCGTGTGTCCAACAAAATGAGAGAAAAAGGACGCGTTCCTTCCTGGTCGCTATGGAATGCCTTAGAAGACGTGTTCATCGAGCGAAAAATGGGTCAGGTCTTTAACGGAACAAGACGTAATCTGATGGCAACTCAGCGCCTTATAATCGAAAAAGTCTTTAAACCAAAGGCTTCAGAGGCTATTGCTTATTGTGGTAAAGATCAGCGCGCGCTTTTTCTAAACTTCTTTCTCTGTCCGGTTGTAAGAGCCTGGGATGGCCAAGCACCGTTCGTAGATTTCATGGATGAATATTGGCCTGTCATTGAGAAACCAATTTCATTATTAAAAGAACATGGTATCGATGTGGCCGTGCGTAACATGTCTTGCACCGAGGATTGTGTAAAGGTGGCTGCGACCATAGCTAAGATCCTCAAAGACACTGAAAGTGAAAGCAAAGGTAAGGAGTCAGCTCCGGGAAAAACTTCCGATCCTTCAGACGCTGACCAGACGGATGCCTCTGGAGAAAACAATGAAGACAACGAAGATCATGAGACACCCCCAGCGTTAGATAATCACAAATCTATCAAATCAGAATCACACAGTAAGCACAAACATGATAATAACGACAGTGATGATTCAGATAATTCTGAATCATCAGAAACAATATTCGATGATACAGAAAATGATAAAGAGGTATCAGATTCTGGTGCTTCTGATAACGCGGCGTCAGAATCATTTACCACTGACCACGAAAAAAGAAAATCGACAGAAGACGGCTCTTCAGACATTCCAACTCCGTCAAAAATGAGTCTGGAAGAGGCTTTAGAGGAGTTGGATAGCATGGAAGATGAAGTCGGAGGCATGACAGAAGATGCGCTATCCGAAACGATTAAAAGCGAGTTAACAGAAAGCTCGAAAAGCGAATACAGGCCATACAATCGCTCATACGACTTCATCGGCTCGATTGATCAGGCAGAAGCCCATATCAAACGGCTTATTAAAACATTCTCCGATATTGATTTAGGTGGATATCCAATCAGCCGTTATCGCATCGTTCCTGAAGGCAACCAACTCTTCGACAAATATATTGAAAAGCACCTTTCGTCAGGTGTTTCGTCGACGCTGGCAAAAGACCTGGAACGTGCAATAGCAAGCAGAAACAGAGTTCAGTTTATACCTGGCCAGCGTCGGGGGCGCATTCATGGTTCAAGTATCTACAGATTAACAATGAATGATGATCGCGTGTTTCGTAAAAAAGAAGAATCTAAAGCCGTTAACGCCTGTGTTCAACAAGTGATTGATTTATCGGGTTCAATGAGTGGCGAAACGATAAAACTAGCTCTTGCAAGTGCATATACCATCGCCGATGCACTTGATCGAATAAATGTTCCCAACATTATCACCGGCTTCACTACATTTGGCAGTCATATGGCAGCAGGAGAACTTAAGGCTATCAAATATGAGTTCTCTCGCTTTGAATCTTTAATGCTACCTATCATCAAAAATTGGAATGAAAAAGCAAATTCTCGCGAAGTTCGCTCACGTATGGGGTGCGTAGGCTACACATTCCCACTTCTTAATAACGTGGATGGTGAAAGCATAGCCAGCCTTGCATCGTTATTTTCCGGTCGCTTGGAGGACAGGAAGATCATGCTTGTTCTGAGCGATGGCGCGCCGTGGGCTGTTGGGAGAGGTTTTGACGCTCATTTGCGTTCGGTTGCGAAGCAAATTGAAACGCAGACTGACATTGATTTGATGGCAATTGGCATCATGACTGACGCACCGGAGAGATTTTACTCAAATCATGCCCTGGTAACGAGCGTTGATAGTCTTGGTTCATCTGTAGTTACTGAACTATCTCGTATCATTTTGAAGTGAATAAAACAGCCTTAATGATAAGTAAGCACTTACGATAGTTAATGGTATATTTATATAAGAAGTTGAACGCTCATTAGAGAACAAAGGAAAAACGCATGACGACTACTGCACTGCAAAATGAAAAAAATCATTCTGATTACCTTGTTTGCAAGTGGTGCGGCAAATCATTTCACTATTTTAAGTCCCATGTAGCCAATGGTAATTGCGAGGGCATTCCTGAGTCAGTAAAAGATGCCGATCCTGACACCGTACTGAAAATGTACACAACGCAGTTTCCAGATGAGCCAACGCTATCGAAAAAGGCACTTGATGCAATTCAAGCTAAACGTGCCGAGCAAAAAAGCGAAATGGCCAAATCTTCTGGCTTGACCAGTAGCCCTGGTTACACAGGCACAGTTGAGTACAAGACAGATCTGGTCGCAGCTCACGAACTGCTAAACGTAACGGTGGAAGAACTCGGAACAAAACGTGGGACGCCGCTCATGGTTAGCGTCAACGTCAATACGCCGTATCCAGAGTTCGTTCCAGAAGTGAAGAAGGGCTACGTATATGGCGACTTCGAACTGATCAAAGATATTTTCATGATGCTTGAACTTGGCATACCTGGCTATTTGTGGGGTCATGCAGGAACAGGCAAATCGTCATTGCCTACACAGCTATGTGCTTTGCTCAATCGTCCGTTGATCCGTGCCCAACATACAGCATCAATGGAAGAGGCACATGTTACGGGGCAAATTCTGGCGCGTGATGGCTCTACGTATTTCGAGCCTGGCTTGCTTGCGCTCGCAATGAAGCATGGCTGGGTTTACCTCGCGGATGAATACGACTTTGCGTTTCCACAAATTCTTGGCGTGTATCAGCCAGTGCTGGAAGGTGAGGCGTTGGTCATCAAAGAGGCGACTCCAGAATGGCGTCGCATTACTCCGCATGAACGGTTTGCTTTCATTGGCACTGGCAACACGAACGGATCTGGTGATGAAACCGGCTTGTACCAGGGTACAAACATCCAGAACGCCGCGAACTTTTCGCGTTTTGGCATCGTTTCGAATGTGAAATACATGAGCAAAGACGCAGAGATCAACATGTTGATAAATGCAGGCATCGTGGATGAATACGCTGAAAAGATGGTTAAGTTTGCCGGTATCGTTCGCGATGGATACGAAGAACACCTTATTAGTCAGCCAATTGGCCCTCGTGAACTTTTGTTGTCGGCCAAGATTGGAATGATGCGAGGCGACTTTGTGACAGGTATTGAGCGTTCTTTCATTAACAAACTCCCTTCAGCTTCTGCACAAGCGGCTCGTGAAGTTGTTCAAAAAATATTTGGTTAATCGTGCGTAAAGGATGTTTCGGCTCTCTTATCGCTGCTTCTGAAACTGGTAAGGCTTGTCTGGTGTGTCCAGACAAGCCCGATTGTCACCAATCAGCAAAAGAAGTTGCGATTTCGATGCATGGGAAGTTCGTAGGCTTCCCCAATGACAAAATCAAAAAAACCAGAAAGGTAAAAACACATGAAGGCACTGATGGTTCGAACTGACTTCTCACTTGGGGAGTCGGCTCTAAAAGCAGAAAACGCGGTGAAGATTGCCAGAGAAGCTGGCTACACCGCTGTAATTTCAGCAGATAGCATGAATATTGCGAGCGTTATTCCACTACAACGTGCCGCTGGTGACGACATGGCGGTTATTTGTGGTGTGAAACTAAACATTGTTGATGATCCCACATACGAGCACCGGGCTAAACTTGCTAAAGAATCTATGAGATGTATGGAATCATTAGAGCGGGGACGTAACTACTCGTTTACCGCTCTAATTAAAAATGAGCAAGGATATCGCGACATCTGCGAACTAATGACGGCGGCCAACACACGAGAACAGTTCTACTTTGTACCGCGTCTCTCGCTCGAACAGTTGGTTTCTACATATGCCAAAGGCAACATCATCCTGCTTACTTCCGACATCGGTAGCGTGTTCCAACGCAACGATTTTGCAAAAATCATAAGCACACTGATTACAGCGGGTGGAAAAGACAACTTCTATAGTGTGGTTTATCCGCACCCTACCCCATTCTACGACCAGATTAACGTCCGGGCGATGAAAGTCGCCAGCGCATTGAAAATAGAGCCAGTGGCGTTCTATCCCGCTTATTACGAATCGATCGACGATGCAGACATTAAAGACATTGCGCACATGGTTACGAACAACATCAAAATCGACCAGCCGCATCGTCTGCGTATCCCCCACCAGCGAGATAACGCCGTCAATGGTCGCCGCCATCTCCTTGAGGCGCTTAAAGCCTTCTCCGTTCGCATGGATGTGCCGGTAACAGCTGCAATGGCCTCAACAACGCAGGATACCATTATCGATGCCTGCACATGGCGCTGGCATGAATTGCCGCCAGCACTGCCAAAGATGGCAGACGACGAGCCTGCAACGCTTATGAAACTGGCTGTTGCAGGGCTGCGTAAACGTCTTACCACAAAAGAGTTTGGATACACACCACCTGCTTCTGAGAACAGGGTTTATGTTGAGCGGCTAAAGTACGAAATGGACACGCTGACTCGCCTGGGATTCTGTGGTTACTTCCTGATGGTGCGCGATCTGATGAATCATAGTCGTGAAACTGGCATTCCCGTTGGGCCTGGTCGTGGTTCCTCTGCCGGTTCTCTGGTGGCGTGGTGCATAGGCATAACCAACGTCGACCCAATCCGTCACGGTCTTCTGTTTGAGCGTTTCATCAACCCTGAGCGTCTCGACTTGCCAGATGCGGATTTGGACTTCAGCCAGGCACGTCGCCATGAGGTGATCGAGTATCTGAATGAACGCTACGGCGAAGATTACGTTGCAGGCATTCCGAACTTCACCTACCTGGGCGCAGCCTCTGCACTACGTGACACCGCTCGTATTTATGGTGTGGAGTCCGCAGATATGGCGGTATCAAAAGAACTGAAGAACGCTGAGGATGATAGCCTTCCATTGGAAGAACTGCGCGAACAACTGGCAAGTCTCGACAAATACGCAACAAAATATCCTGATGCATTCAATGCAGCCTGCAAGTTACAAAGCCTTATGCGTGGCTTTGGTAGACATGCGGCAGGGATGATCGTAGCAGGTGTTCCTCTGACAGAACGTACACCGGTTGAGCGCCGTGGTGACGCGCGTTGTATCGCATTTGACAAGCGTTACTGCGAGGCTATGGGCCTAATTAAGCTGGACGTGCTTGGCCTGGCAACTCTCGATTTGCTCGATAGTGCAAAACGCTACATAAAAGAGAACACAGGTGAAGATATCAATCTTGATGCCATTTCTCTTGAAGATCGCAAGGTGCTGGATGGTTTTGCTGCTGGGTACACTCAAGGTGTTTTCCAGCTTGAATCAGGCCCAATGCGCAAGCTGCTTAAAGATTTAGGTGGTGGAATTGAGCCAATGAGCTTTAAAACGGTCGTCGCTACAACTGCGCTCTTCCGGCCGGGGCCAATTCAATCAGGCATGTTGGATGACTATGTTTCTGTCGCCAAAGGCTTTATGACGCCGGAATCATTACACCCCGTTCTTGATAAACTTACCGCGGAAACAAATGGCGTGATTCTCTATCAGGAACAGACGATGAACGCGACTCGATTGCTTGCCGGCTTCACAATGGCTGAAGCTGACGCTGTGCGTTCCGCAATCGGTAAGAAGAACATGGAAAAAATGAAGAGCATGGGCGAGAAGTTCATCGTTCAGGCTCAAGCTGGCTGGATAGACGTTGAGCTGGAAGATGGCACTACACAGCGCATTCACCGTGCGGAACATTTTAAATGCGAAGACGGAACTCTGAAAACTGTCGAAGAGGCACTTGAGCACGGCGCAAAACTACCTATAAACGCAGTACGCGTTACAGCGTCACATCCAGGGCTATCAGAGATGAAAGCGAAGGAGATCTGGACCGCATTTGAGAAAAACGGAGCCTATCAGTTCAATAAATCACACTCCGTTGCTTATTCTTTAATCAGTTATCAGTCTATGTGGCTAAAGACGCACTACCCTGCTGAGTTCTTCGCAGCTGCGCTCACCATTCTGGGCGAGGATAAGCATCAGGGGCTGGTGAAGGATGCGCTGACCTATGGCATTCGCGTATTGCCACCAGACGTTAATGTGTCATCTAACCGAATTGAGATCCGCACACTCGAAGACGGCAGTCAGGCACTGTATGCGCCATTCTCTGCTGTGAAAGGCTGTTCTGAAAATGGTTGTCAGGCAATTATGCGTGCGCGTGAGAAAGTTGGTGGCAAATTCGAGTCAGTGGCACAATTCGATGAAGCGGTCGAGAAGCGTGCATGTAACAGTCGTGTACGCGAGTCGCTTCATAAAGTAGGGGCTTTTGCGTCAATTGAGCCAGGCAGTCTGCCAGCAACTGATCCTGAACGACTGCGCGACCAGGCTGAGCTGATGGGCAATCTCATCATTGACGCTGTTAAAGCATCACGTCCGTTCGAAATGAATCCTAAGCGTTCTGCCGAAATCAACGTACTCATGACACGTATGGCGGCTGAAATGGGCTTGGGTGAGGAGTTGATACGCCCGACTATTGGTATTAAACCCAAAATCATGATCATTCTGGACAATGCGAACGGCAATGACGCTCGTACCGGCTACTTCATGGAGAACGGATACGACGACTTTAAGGCAAAACTACTGACAGTTGGAGATCTGCGCATGGGCGATCTTTATGTCACGGGTGTTTGTAAGAAGGTTAAGGACAAAGAGAAAGACTATACCAAAGACGAGATAGGCCAGTTCACAGACTTTATGCGGGAAGAAATTAATCTTGTACGACCAACCTACATTTTGACGTGTGGTAGTCGTTCAACCGCACTATTTAACAATAAGAGTAAACCATCAGATCTGATTGGTCGTAAGGAGTACTTCCCAGAGCTTGATGCAACCGTCTTCTACGGATTTAACCCGAATATCCTGTACTTCCGACCGGAAGAAGGAGAGCGACTGGAGGCCATTCTGGCTGATATCGCGGAGACAATAAATAAGTAATAAAGAAAACCCGCCTGTTGGCGGGTTTATAAAGAATTATGGCGCTTGTTGAGGAAGTCACTCCTCTTACGCACTTTGTTTTGCCATGCCGGCAGTTAGCTTCTGCCTTTGACTATTCATGCGGCAACCCCGCATTTCGCCACAATGGGCAATTCACTTTTATGGAATAAACTGGCCGTTGTGTCGATTTAATTAGCATGGCCTTACCATGCTAATTTATTCAACTTGTACAATCCTACAAATCTATCCACTCAGGCTTACACCGTCTTCGTTATTGTAGAAATGAGGATCATCAGCGTTGAATCAGCTTAGAGCAACGACATTTGCTGCTGCTGGGCCTTTAGCCCCATTCTCGATAGAGAATTCGACCTGCTGGCCTTCTTCCAAAGTGCGGAAATTATTACTCTGAATTGCCGAAAAATGTACAAAAACATCTTTACTGCCATCAGCAGGAGAAATAAAGCCAAAGCCTTTATCAGAGTTAAACCATTTTACTAAACCAGTCATTTTATTAGACATAGATATTACCTTCTTAATTTTGTGAGCCACATAGTGCGGCGAGAATTTGATCTGTATAGATTGGGACTTACTTAGGCACTTAAGGAGGAGACTCACGAAGAAGGGAAATCAGAAGATAACACTGAACTGAGACTGCTTTACTAAAACTGCTTACATAAGGTCTGTCTTGCAAACCAACGATGCTATTAACGCATACCCCTTCTTTTCATGCAACCTTTATTTTTCAAAGATAACTAATTTTTGTCACCATTGGTTTAGTAAACGTTAACGAACCAGACGATGCCAGACACCTTTACAGAGAACAGATGCCCGCCAATTGGCGGGCATCATTATGCGCATTTCGCAATATCTTTGCGGCGTTTAATCAGTTTCTCCGCAATTTGCTCTATTTCGTTGAAATCTTTCGAGACGCTGTTTCGAAGCGCCAGATTCCATTTACTCAAAGTTCGGGCATTTTGGACAATTTGATCGCCCTCTTTAAGTCGTCCGTTATTCATGAGCCATTCAGCCACATCAGCCCAATCCCAGAGAGGAGACTGGCCTTTTATGCGTTGTACAGGGCAAGGGAAGTCGCCGCTTCCGCGCTTACCGTCTTTGAGCAACGCCACTGCCTGGCGAGACAGGTCTGTCAGTTCCGCGATATCGCTTAAGCCCACAAGAGCCGAGTCGACGGATTCAACAATTGCACCGATACCGGCTGATTCAATATTGTCGACCGCAGATGCGATAGCTGCATCAAGTGATTGTGCTTCGCGGTCAAATTCTACATAGACGGAGTTTCCATATGCGCAAATTAGCGCATCGTCACAGCCGTTTTGGTACAGCGCGTCTTCCAGTCCTTCCGTCTCATACGATACGCCTGAGAGCGTCAGAGTGAAGTTATAAAGCGCCATAGTTTTCCTTTGAAGATAGTTGGACAGTTTCTGCAAAAGGCGGCTAATGCCGCCTTGAAATCATTTACAACGATCAACCATTCGTTTGATCTGTTTGGCATGGTTTTCGGGATTACCCGGAGTCGACCATACGCTCATTTGGTGAGTTTTGTGTTCACCTTCTGGATTACCGCATCGCAGTCTGCAAAAACAATGTGCAGCACCACCAGCTGCTACCCAGATCCAGCCTTTACTTAATGCATAGTCAATGGCTGCTTGAATATGCTTATTCGGATGTTGCTTCATTCGCCTCCGATAATAGTATTCTATTCACAGTGTTGACATCTGTCAACGGCGACTGAATTTCATCCGTTCATGCCACACCCCCATCCATCTCATGTATGTGACCTAAAGATGGTCAGCACAGCTTACCAAAATAAGACAACTAATTATCTTCGGTGATCTCAATATTTTCCCCTGAACAAAGTTGACATGACGCCATAAACCCGTTCTCTGTTTGATATAATTGATACAGATTTTATAAGTAGGAACCTATTAGAGTGAACACTGATATTTTTTCTAAAATCATGGCCGATCTGGAGTTCGACCGCGACAACCTTGAGGAAGTATGGCGTAAACAGCCACGGCTTTTAATGGAGTATGGGTCAAAACTAGCGCAGGCAGATCGAGATGTCGCAGAGGCAAAACTTAACCTTGAAGCTGTTGAAGCAAAGCTATACGACACAGAGCGTAAGAACTTGAGTATGAACGGCATTAAGTTCAACGAGTCTGTACTGGACGCTAAGGTTAAAACAAACCCACAGTATCTGTCTAAACGGCAGAAGTTGGATGAAGCACGGCACATCGCAGACATATACAAACATGCTGTCGCCGCCTTTTCGCATCGCCGAGACATGATCGTTCAGGCGTCAAAGATGGCCATCGTTGAATTAGAGCGATTAGGCTCTGAACGCTTTATTACTCCCCGTTGATTTTTGATAGATAATAAGTAAGTACTGATCTATCATTTAACAGCTCGAAAGAGCCACGAATGAACGAAAGCCCAACGCGCATAGCGCCATCGGCCAAATCACAACAAGGAGAAACACATGTCTAAGACATTACTTGATTTGCTTAACAAAACTCGTGAAGACATTGCCGCCAAACGTGGCAACAACGTTGATCTGACTCGCTTAAAAGACGGCGTCAACTATATCCGCATCTTCCCGAATAAAGACGACCCAAACGGTAAGTTCTTCCAGACTTTCGGTATGCACTACGTTAAGTATCAGAACGAGGAAGGTAAAGAAGCAACCAACGCTTATATTTGTGAGCAACATACTCACGGTCGCGCTTGTCAGCTATGCGAAATGGTTATGGAAGGTCGCGCTCGTCACAAGGGTAACAAAGCAATGGAAGAACGCATCGGTCAAATGCGTGCCACTCCTCGCTACCTGGTCAACGGCATTCTTTCTGCTCGTGAGGATTTCGCAGATGCTGAGAAATGCCAGTTAATCGAGCTGCCGTCTACTGTATTCGATGATATCTGCAAAGCAATCACCGAAGACATCGCTGATGATATCGGCAATCCACTGAGCAAAGAGGAAGGCTACGCATTCCTGATTAAACGTACTGGCTCTGGTCGCGATACCAAATATGACGTCTCGCCTAAGCGTAAAGTCTACAAAGGCGATATCGAAGATAAATTCTGGAACACCCAGCATGATCTGATCGCATACGCAAATCAGGCTGATGAAACTCGTCTTCTGTCGACAGTTCGCACTATGGGTCGTCTGATTGGCATCGCTGCACCAACTGCCGCAGCATCTGCACCAGCAATTTCCTCAACCGCGAAAACATCGGCTGCGGCACTACCTGGATTTGGCTCTGTCACTGGTCATACAGAAGGAGCGACGGCTGTAGCAACCGCGCACACACCGGCTTCTGAACCAACCAGTCTGGTTGATGAAGAAATCCTCCGTGCCGTTGAAACTGAATTTAAACCAGAGGCAAGTTCCGCTGCCGTTGCCGTATCAGTCAAAGAGTCTGAAGCAGTCGCAGCGACATCTGTAGCAACCGCATCTGCGACGGAAGATGAAGGTCTGGATGACCTACTGAGAGAGCTGGACTCTCTGTAATCCCATTACGTGACCAGTAAGGCGTCTACGGACGCCTTACTTTTTGGAAGGAATGTACCGGTGAATTATCTCTTCGTAGATGGCAATAGCCTGGGTTATTACCATCAACAATCTGACAAATTGCACAACGGCGAAATGGAAGTACAGGCTGCTTTCGGCTTTGTTAAGAACGTCCGTCGTTATGCCTCCATCCTCCATGCCCGACCTATGATTCTTTGGGATGGATTTAGTGACAAGCGTCGCGACTTTTACCCGGACTACAAAGCAAATCGCGACGGCGATCCTGATATGAAAAAGATGAAGGAAGGCTTTGCTATCCAGAAGCCATACATCCTCAAAATGATGACCGCGCTTGGAGTTACCCAACTCATTGCAAAAGATGCAGAAGCGGATGATCTGGCCGGGCTGCTGGTATCCCGCATGGCACCGCAGCCAACCGTTGAACACATCTATCTGTTAACAGGCGATAGCGACTGGCTTCAGTTAGTTCGTGAAAACGTAAGCTGGGTAAGCCTGCGTGAAGACGCCAAAAACAAGCAGGTTAATTTTGAGCAATTTGCGGAGCTGACAGGATTCGCCACGCCTCGCGCATTTTTGGAAGCAAAAGCATTACAAGGCGATAACTCGGACAACATTAGCGGTGTTGGTGGCATTGGTGCTGGCGGTGCGAAAGAGCTGCTGCATGAATGGGGAAGTGTCGCAACGATGGTACGCGGCATCAACGACGGCTCAATCGTGGTTAATAAAGGGCGTCATAAGACCGCCTTCAACAAACTAGCGAAGAATGCCTTCAACGAGAAAACAGGCTGTCGAATGCTCGAAGCGTTCAAGAGAAACATCACGCTAATGAACCTGATTGAGACGAAGTTTCCGCCTACCGAAATCGAAACAATCAAAGGCAATCGTGACGTGAAAGCATTCGAGCAACTGTGCTACGAGCTGAATTTCCGTTCGTTCCTTGAAGACCTTGAAGTGTTTGTTCTTCCATTCGAAAGGTATTGCTAATGCTTAAATCGATTATCAATGGCGCTACAACCACCCCTGCCCAACTGGCAAAAGAGATTGTCTTTTATCACGGTGAGTACGCTGTCATCGCACTGCCGTCAATTCTGGGCGCTGTCGGAATGAAAGCGACAGATCGCGAGTTTGGATTAGTCAGCGAGCAAGTCGTAAAAATCCTCGCTCGTGTATCCAGACTCCTTAACCACGATGCGATTGTATTCGATGAATCCGCCGCTTTAAAACGAATCAACGAAACAAAAGGAGCCTGATCATGGCAAAAGGAAAATCCGCACTGGCACTTGCTCTGAAAAAGAAAATCGGTAGCAACGACGAAATTCAGAAAGTAACTCATTGGATTGATACAGGCTTTCCACCGTTAAACAAAGCTATTTCTGGTCGTTACGATGGCGGCTTCCCATGTGGTCGTATCGTCGAAGTATTCGGTCCTCCAAGTGCGGGGAAATGTGTTACCGCAGACACCATGCTGCTGACGGAGCGTGGAATGGTAACAGTGAAAGAGTTGTTTGAGATTGAAGGGTACAAAGCGACATGCACTACTCGCGATGTAGAGCATAACGTTGGACTCATCAATGAAAATGGCGTGATAGAGAAGACCTCACACCTGACATGGAACAACCGTCGCAAATTCAAGCGTATTAAGCTGGCATCAGGCGGTTATATCGAGGCTACGTTCCGTCACCCAATCCGTGTGGTTGACGACTTAGGTAATGTCGTCTGGCGACATGCTGAAAAAATCAGTGTAGGCGACACGATTCCTTCAATGGTTGGCACACATCAATTCGGCGATCAGCACCTGGATGCCAATATCGCAAAACTGATGGGCTATTTAATTGCTGACGGATACGTGGCCTCTGAAAATTCAGTGAATTTTTCTAACACAGATCCTTTCATCAAGGATGAGTACTACCGCCTCATTTCGCTGGTATCAGACAAGATGCCAGTTACGAGAAAACATAACGGCTCGGAAGACCATGTGCTGTTTAGCAAAGAGGTGCGTTCGCTGCTTTTTAAAGAATATGGTCTGGAGTATGAGAAAGCTGCTGGCAAGCAGGTTCCGTTGAGTGTGCGTCGCGCCAATAGCGAGGCTCAAATTGCATTCCTTCGCGGCTACTTTGAGCTGGAATGCCACGTCAATGATGGTCGCTGCATTGAGGTTGTGAGCGCGAGTGGGCTGCTGCTACAGCAAATTCGCCTCATGCTCCTGAATCTGGGGATTACGTCAACTATCTCTGAAAAACACGTCGCGGGTTATGAAAATACATATTACCGGCTGTCATTCAGTGGCTCTAATTACGACCTTTTTCTGTCAACGATTGGTTTCGAATCTCCGGCACGTTTATCAGTGGCAACCAAACGGGACATTGGTTTTGACCGCACTTACTCAGGCTATGTTCCGCACATCAGCGGCTTAGTGAAATCACTCTACGAGTCGCTCACCAAGACCACCCGTGAAGACTACGCTCTGGTAGACCACGTTATTGGCCGCGGCGATCGTGTCGGAATAGACAAACTGCGAGAAATCTATGTCTCCTTCATTGGCAGAAAGAATCGTTTTAACGAGCATCTGTTTGCACAACTGGCAGCGGTAATTGGCTCTAACTTGTTCTACGACGAAGTCGTGGCTATTGAGGAAGGTGAAGCACCAACGTTCGACGTAGCGATGCCGGAAACACACTCTTTCTGGTCTAACGGGATTATCAGCCACAACACATTCCTTGCAACAGCAGCGATGATCTCCGCTCAAAAACAAGATGGTCTGGCGGTATTCCTCGATCATGAAAACAGTTTTGACGTTGGCCTGGCTGTAGCCAATGGTTTGAATGCAGATGAGGATGACGGTCAGTGGGTATACAAGCAGCCTGATACCTTCGAAGACTCTGTAGAGTTGATCGGCACAATTCTTAAATTGGTACGTGATGAAGAGCTTATTCCTGAATCAGCACCTATCTGTATCGTGGCTGACTCACTTGCGTCTATGGTTCCGAACTCCAAAGCCGAGAAGTTCGAAAAGATGGCTGAAGGCACTGCCAAAGACAAAGATCAGCTAAACATGAACGACAATACGGCGCTGGCTCGTGCGACGAGTGCGAACTTCCCCACTCTGGCTTTGTGGGCACGCAAATACAACGCCTGCATCATCTTCTTGAATCAGGTTCGCACAAAAATCGGTGTAATGTTTGGCGACCCTACTACGTCTCCAGGCGGCGATTCACCGAAGTTTTACGCTTCTGTGCGCATCCGTCTCGGTGCATCGGTGATGAAGGATGGGAAAGAGAAGATCGGTCAGGACGTAGGCGCAGAGTGCATCAAAAACAAAGTTGCACCACCGTATGGCAAATGCACCTGGAAATTCTACTTCGATCCTACTCGTGGCCTCGACGTTATCGAGTCGCTCGTCGAGTACATGCTGGAAGAAGGATACCTGCCAAAGAACGCCAGCGGTCGAGTAGAAATTGGTGACAAGAAATACACCAAATCACAGATCGTCGAGATGTATCGGGAGAAGCCACTAGCTGAAATCATTGCGGCTTTACAGGCAATCGACGACCGGAGATCAAAAGACAATCCCACCGAGTCAGTAGAAGAGTAAACACAAGGCGTCCACAGGACGCCTTTTTTATTTCTTGAAAATATATAAGTACTTACTTATCATTTTCACATAACAACCACATAGGAAAACACATGATCAAAATCTATCTATTGGCAGTAGCCACAGGCCTTTCAGTGGCTCTCATCTACGGATTACTGGTTCCGTCGCTGATTTCTACCAAGAGTGATTTAGCCGTCATGTTTGGAGTTATCGTTGGTTTTGGTGCTCCTGTAATCGGTCTTATTGCTGGTCGTAAGTTTATCAACTCATTAATCAAAGCAAAGGGGAAATAAGTAATGAAGAAAGGTTTACTTGCAGTTGCTCTGGCGGCTATTTGCACAATGGGTCTTACTGGCTGCGATCGCGTGGAGTCTGGATACGTTGGCATCAAAGTAAACAAATTAGGTGAAGACAAAGGGATTGGTGAAGTGGTTGGCGTTGGTCGCCAATGGACAGGTCTTAACACCGAACTTTACGTATTCCCGACCTTCAAACAAATGAAGACCTACGACGAGCCGTTCACATTCCAGATGAGTGACGGTACTGCTATTGGTCACAAAATTGGCGTTGCGTATCTGGTTAATCGTGACAAGGTAACGACGGTGTTCCAGACCTATCGCAAAGGCGTAGACGATATCACCGAATCAGATCTGCGTCAGAAAATTGCCGACTCTCTAAACCGTTTGGCCAGCCGTATGACCACTGACTCATTTATCGACGGTGGTAAGGCACAATTGCTGGACAACGCACTGAAAGATATTCAGAAAGAGATGTCTCCGGTTGGTATTGAGGTACTGAGCTTGTCATGGGTTGGAAAGCCTGATTACCCAAAAACCGTCATTGAATCTATTAACGCCAAAGTAACGGCTAACCAGCGTACTCTGCAACGTCAGCAGGAAGTTGAACAACGTAAAGCTGAGGCGAATATGCTGCGTGAACAGGCTAATGGTGAAGCTGATGCTATCCGTGCTCGTGCGCAAGCAGAAGCAGACGCCATTCGTCTGCGCGGTGAAGCTCTGCGTCAAAACCCGAACGTTATGGAGCTGGAAGCCATCAATAAATGGAATGGCCAGTTACCGCAGTACATGACTCAAGGGGCTAACACTCCTTTCATTACAGTGAAATAACTCCCCTTAAAAGTTCAGGCGTCCAGTTGGACGCCTTTTTTATCGCAATTATCCTATTAAGAAAACAACTTGTTTAAAGGGTTAAGAAAACATGACAGCTATTAAGAAACTCTACGATGCCGCAAACGTGGCTCTGGATGTTATTGATGATGAAGTAGCAAAAGGCTTTCCTGAACCTGATTGGGCGCATCAGCTGCGAAAAGCTATCGCCGAAATGAATCCACCAGATCCAACTCCCGACGAGACAGACTGGCAGCGATTCATCCGTATGTACGCTCAGGAAATAGGCCCAACGCCAACGGCAGAGCAGGCAATGCTGCTGAAATACTTCAAAGAGGCGGGAGAGGATTTACCAATTGATGACTCAGCATATTGGTTCCACTGCGCATGGCGTAAGTATGACGTGATATTCACACAAGGCATGGGAAGCAAAGATATGGTTGTGTGGCATCTACTCCATATAGACACAGCCGTTGACAGAGTTATTGAACAGTTTTTCCCTAAACAAGAAGATTGATCGCCTATTCATAACTAACAAAATAAGTAAACACTAACCACAAAAGGAAAAACACATGAGAGTTTTAGTTCGAATCGTTACCAGCACTGTCTATGACGTGTTTCCGGTTTTTATGGTCAAAGCCGATGGCCTTAACGACGAAGAAACTGACGCGCTGATCCAGCGTATTCTCGTTGAATATACAGGTCATGACGCTGATTCAGTGATGGTTGATGATGATGGTGTTTGTTGGCATAACGGCAACTGTTGGTACGTAGAAGAGACTCAACAAATCAGTGATGAAGATGCCGCACATCTTGAGCGTATTTTAAGCATCAGCACTTTTGAGTGAGTTTACAGTAAAATTTATATAAGTTAGTATCTACCTATCATGAAGATTTTTATTGAATACTTGTTACTCATCGTTTCAATAGCTTTTGTCATCGACTGCATTTTCACCGGTGTCATTCGTAAAGTCTTTTCCCCGGTGAACGACGTAGTCATAAACGCTTTGGCTATCGTGCTCGTATTTAATTCAGCATTTGATGTAATCAAAGAGGTGGCAGCATGAAGGCCATCCCATTCGCGCTGTTGTTCCTTTCTTCGATCGTTGTGGCCGACACCACTGTTTATCAGTGTGAAATGTCTGTAGCCGACGTTAAGAATGGCGCTCTTACCGACGTCATAAAAGCACCATATGGAGCGATGGTCGTAGACAGCGGCGACCAGTTCTATGTTGTGCGTGACGATCGAGTGTTGTCATCCCCATATCTCACAAACCGTAATGGCAAATTAACCGGCGTCGGAGAAGACCACTTCGTATACAACAAATACAAGGGCTTCTATGGCGTTCACGCTTCTCAGCAAAGCTACCTTTTCGATGACTGCAAGGAGGTTGAATAATGGCATTAACACTGGCAGGTCTGGAAATCGAGAAAACAAGCGGCTACTGGCGTGCTAAGGGTTTCAAGCAACCTGGCATTCTTGAGCGTCTGGAACGTGAAGATGGGTATATCGTCCACCAGCGGCGTGAATGGCGTATGTACGATCCAGAAACAGGAAAACTGACTACAAAAGCCGGAACACTTTGGGGTCTGTTAAAGAAAATACACTAAATGCAAACTGACTGCGGCACGTTCCGCAGTCATATTTCATAGTCGTCACCGCTGACAGCATACACAATCAACTACCGCTGATAGCATATCGAGAGTCTATCTCACCGCTCACAGCATACTTTACTCGATTTTTTACCGCTGACAGCATACTTAAGACATTGCATGAATAATGTGTACCGGTATGGGTATAACCAGAACAAAATTACCGCTGGCAGCATACGAAGGTCTGACATATACCATTAATTACCGCTGATAGCATATCCAAACAAAAATTCCTCAATAAAACACCGCTGACAGCATACGTTCTATCAGGGAGCAGCAGGCAATAAATGCCTTTCACTACAAGCAATCAGCGCAATAGCAATAGAATGTTAGTGAGCGCAAACCTATATGGAATGCACTCTTCGAGGTTAGTAACCACTGGGGAGGTATGACAGAGCATTGAGTGGTGATAGATGATTTACCGCTCACAGCATACGTTCATCTCACTATACCGCTGGTAGCATATCTTTAACCGTTCACAGCATACTTTTCAGAAAAATAGCCGCTGATAGCATACATTTCACCGCTGACAGCATATCAAAGCAGTTTGAGACTATTGGAAAGGATCTCAATCATCTTGATATTTTCAGGCGTCAAATTCTGCGAAAGCTCAGTTATCTTGTTGATAATGTTCTGTTTAGCATCAATTTCCCCGGCTTTCTCATCTGTTTTTTTGGGTTCGATGTCTTCAGGTTTTGGCGGTGCGACTTTAAGTTTTGGATTACGGCTGTGAATCTGGATATAGATCGACCGCCCTCGCTTAATCTCGCTGTATTCGAGATAGCCCAAATCTTGGAGAGCTTTTAAGCCGTTGCGTATAGTCTGATTCTGCGAGCTGACATTCCTGCTACTCAAATTGAGTCGCGCACGCAATCGAGCAAGCGACACCGGCGCAGGCTTGGTTGGAAGACTTTCGATGAAGGTGTACAGAGCCTGTGCTGTTTCTTTGCGTGGTAGCTTATTGATAACCTTTAACTGCAAAAGAACCTTATGGTCAAAGCGATATAGTTCGGCCAGCTTCGGTTCTGCATAGAACACCACCGTATCTTTCTGCTCGTTGTAGTCCACGCTATTGATGAGGTGCACCATCAGAAGCGAGATCTTGTTAGAGCCGTCGACGTTCTTTTCTTCATATGTTCTCTGGAAAGACAGAGTTGTACGCATGATCTTCAAAAGACTGTTTGTAAGCCGGTCGCGGAGTGTTTTGCGGATCTGTGACGATGGATAGCCACAAAACTTCGCAAATTTCGTGATGCTTAACTCGACACGACCGTTAGGTTCGCCGTATTCTGCCAGCGAACGCACAACGCCCACCCACGTTTTGAAATCATGATCCATGTCGAGACGAGGACCGGTTATCTTGATATCGGAATAGCCTTCAGAACGGGCTACTTCGAGCTGAACAAGCTCCTTTGAAGCATCGATCTCATTTGGCTTGTTACGCTTGCTGTATTTTGTCCCCTTGAGCGTGGGCACGAACAATCCCAGCCGCATCAACGCAATTGGTTGGACTGTATTGTTGCTATTAGGGACAAGTTCCCCTGTGTACAATTCAAGGGAACCTTCTTCAAAGTTGTCGAGATTATCTTCTACTTCTTTGTTATTTTTACCTTTTTTATTTTTTGTGGACATGTGGACACCTTTGTCATTCAACCGCTGACAGCATACTTGATTTGCCGCTGACAGAATACCAAAAACAGTTGGCAGCATACGGTGAACCGCTGACAGACTATCAATTACCGCTGACAGCATACATGAACATGGCTTCAGACCAGTCGTGGCGCGGCTTACAGCGATCGGGGATCTTATTTGATCTATACAAGGATCTATCTATGGATCTCTTTATTAGGATCTATCCTGTGGATATGTGAATAATTAAAACAGGCATTTACTACCTTCGGCGCACCTGGTGGGTTATCGTTGCCTCGGCTAACAATCACAGAAAAATGACATATGGATCTAAAACGCACGCGCTGGGTTCGTCGTCTTGAAGACGGCTCCTACACTATCGAATCAAATTCCAACCTGAATAAGCAGAAGTTGCTTTGTGACATCTGCGGTATAGCGGCGAAGTGCCCGATCTACGAAACCAGAATTAAACTTGATAAGGCTGGTGTGAATTTTCATTTAAACAGTTGCATCAGGTACGTTCCATTACTCGCATTTCGTAAACCGATCATCGGATTGGATGCCCCCTACTTCAACACACTCCGTTCAGGTGTGACGTGGCGAGATCGTTTATCACCAGACAAGCTGATTTGCCTCGTATCCGCAGACACAGGAAAAATCATCCGTTTTGGGAAAGTAGACAAGGTTTACTCAGGCCCAGTAGACGAAATGTTGCGGAAACACAGCCGGTTTAATCATCTCTGTATGGGTGGTGAGAAAATCGAGAAGGTAGAAGAAGTGATCCGCAAATCCTACGGACACTTTCTGACCAAAGATAGCCTGCTCACCGCAATCTACATCAGACATGTAAAACGTGAGTTCGACCTCGAATACCACAGTGAAGAAGAACTTAACCTTGTTGACCCACGTCCAAAAGCTGGCGTCATAAGCATAAACGCAGCGCGTAAAAAGACCACTGACGCGCTGTAACCCTCCAGATCGCATATTGGCGTAGATAGAATCTACGCCTCCTCAAAATCGCTCTCATTTCGTTCTACAGTGACGTTGTCTTATTTTTAGCCATATAGACAAGCAACTTCACGCCAAAATAAATAGGTATATACTTACTTATAAATTTTGTATATTAAGGCACTCGTTTCATTCCTAACATACCGTTATGCATAGTTGTTTACCTCCTCATTGCTCTTAGAATTTGTATCAAAATAACCACAAAGGAAAAATACATGACTTTGCCATACGGCGTCATTTCTGACTGCCACTACCACAAATGGGATGCGTTCTCCACGACGAACGCTGAGGGGCTTAACTCCAGACTTGAAATACAGTTGGAAGCAACGAAAGAAGCAGCCATCGCCATGAAGAAGGCCGGTTGTAAGTACATGTTGGTTGCCGGTGATACATTTCACGTCCGAGGAACTGTGTCCCCTTCTGTTTTGCATTACGTAACTGAAACGTACAAGTGGATTATCAACGAGCTTGATCTGACAGTAGTAATGCTGGCCGGTAATCACGATCTTGAAACCAACGATTCAGTATATAGCGCCAACGCAGCAGCATCGCTGAGTTCTATCGGCGTGGTAATCGTATGTGGCAAGCGCCCACACTCAATAAAAATTGGTGATGTGACTGTCCACCTGATTAGCTGGCGTAACAATCATGCGGAGCTTATCAGCGATCTGAAAGCATTACGTAAGAGCGTAGAAGGTGATAACCATGACGTTGTTATCCATACATCCATTAACAAAGCCATTCCAACAATGCCTGACGTCGGTATCGATGCGCAGGAGTTAAAGGATATCGGCTTTCGTCTCGTGCTTAGTGGGCATTACCACAACCACAAAGAGGTCATTCCTGGAGTTATCAGTGTCGGTGCACTGACTCATCAAAATTGGGGAGATGTTGGATCTCTGGCTGGCTACATGATCGTAAACCCGGACGGCAGTTTCAGTCACTACGAAACCAGTGCGCCTAAATTCATTAACCTGGAAGATGATGTTGCTGATGACCAAATTCGCGGCAACTACGTGCGTTTCCGCGCCGTAATTGAGAACGATGAAGAAGGCATTAAGTACCAGAACATCCTCAAAACAATGGGTGCAAAAGGTGTCGTGTGCAACTTCATCCGTAAGTCATCAATGATGGAAGGGACAGCCAGCACAACTGAAACCAGCAAAATCGATAGCCTGGGAGAGTCGGTATCTGCTTATTGCAAGATTGTCCACGATACTGACGGCGGATTTGATCTGAGCAAATTGGATATTTTGTGTCAGGAAATCCTCACCGAAGCGGAGAGTTCGGAGGCTGTGTGAAGCAAAGTCGTTATGGGAGCTTTCGAGACTTTGCCATCACGATGAAAAGACTTGAACGAGGCCAGACGGTGATGTTTCACAAGCCCTACCCCCCACAAGGAAATCCCGTAGCGTTTTATCTTGGAAGGTTAACAAGAAAAGGCGTATTGAGGCGCAGATCCTTCCCGGCGCATACGGAGTTCAGATTGAAAGAAGGCCAAAAGCTAACACACGGTATCAGAGGTGTTATATGAAGTTTTTAAAGCTCCAGGTTGAGAATTTTATGGCTATCGCCAGCGCGGAGGTCGAGTTAGATCAGCGTGGTTTAGTGCTCATTCAGGGTGTTAATAGTGATGATAGTTCCGCATCAAGTAATGGCTCTGGAAAGTCAACTCTAATGAATAGCCTGATGTGGTGTCTTTATGGCGAAACAGCTCATGGTGTGAAGGGTGACGATGTGTTGTCTACCGACCATGAAAAGAACTGTCGTGTTGCAGTAACCATCGAGGATGAAGGCAAGAGATACGCAATCATTCGTCACCGTAAACACAAAGAGTTCAAAAATCGTCTTATCGTTCGTGGTGAAGATGGCGATATGACGAAAGGCAAAGATGCGCTGACGCAGGAGTTCGTCGAGCGTCTGATCGGTGCATCTAAAGAGGTTTTCATGGCTTCCATCTATGCGAGCCAAGAAGCTATGCCAGATTTACCTGGAATGTCCGACAAAAACCTCAAAACCATCGTAGAAGAAGCCGCTGGCGTTGACAGACTGACACGCGCCTACGCTATTGCTCGTGAGCGAGCTAATGCAGCTGCCGCACGTATGGATGTGGTTAAAACCAAATTGGAGTCGACAATCTCGACCATTGAGGCAACACAGTCAGAAATTGAGTCAGCGAAAGCCTCCTCTGAATCATGGGAGCAAGAGCGTTCTAAACGTTATGACGATGCCCAGGCTGGGCTGGCCAGTGCCGAAGTTGAGTTAACGGAAGTTGAACTTGAGATCCGCACTCTTCCCGAACAGATACGTGATACCGAGAAGGCAATCGAAAGGGAGCGCAAAAAGTTAGCCTCAAAAGAAGAACATGACGCCAAGTTGCTCAAAGTTCGTGGTGCGATAACTGATATTCGGGCAAGCATCAAAGCTACAGAAAATAGTCAGGCTGATGCAATGAACCGCGCGCGTAATTTTAAGACCAAAGCAGAAGAGGTTGGTACTAAAGTGGGATCACCATGCCCTACTTGTGGCAAAGCCTACTGCGAAGAAGATCTATCAACGGTGAAGGAGAATTTCATTGAACAAGCACGTCAGGAAATTGGTCAGGCGAAGACACTTGCAGAGGCAATGGCTAAACACAAAACGAATCTTGAGAAAGCGTTAAGCATTGAGTCTGCCCTTGTTAAAACGACACCTGATGTAACTGCTATCATTGCCCGGATTGAAGAGCTTACGAAACAACTCTCATCTTTGCGTCATCGTGAGAAGGAGGTTGTTGCTATTGAGTCTCTTGTGACTCGTGCTCGCACTGAGGTCGATCGTATATCAAAAGAGATTAATCCGTTTATTGCTCTTATCGCCAGACACGAAGATAACCTGGTATCCAGTAAGTCTACCTTCAAGTCCTTAAAAGATGAGTTGAAGGCTATTCAGGAACAAACGTTGCTATTGGAAAAAGCTCGTCAGGTCTACTCTCCTGCCGGGGTGCGTTCTCATATTTTGACGTCTGTTACGCCTTTCCTGAATACACGCACAGCCGAATATCTCAATACGTTGTCTGACGGGAACATTACTGCTGAGTGGTCGACGATGGATGTCACTAAAAAAGGTGAGTATCGCGACAAATTCAACATTAGTGTGCAGAAGAAAGGTTCAAGTAAGTCGTTCCAAACCCTCTCTGGTGGTGAGAAGCGGAAGGTTCGCATTGCGTGTTCTTTGGCATTGCAGGATCTGGTTAGTAACCGGGCGAGTAAAAACATCGATTTGTTTATCGGCGACGAAATTGACGATGCACTCGATACAGCCGGTCTTGAACGCCTCATGGGTATTCTGGAGTCCAAAGCTCGCGAGCGAGGTACTGTGCTGATTATCTCCCATAAAGAGATGAAGTCATGGTTCCGGGAAACTATTACGCTGGAAGTTAAAGAGGGGCGCAGCTATGTCGTTTAAATTAAGCCGCTCGCAGTTTTTGCAGGTATTTGCAGTGATGCAGTCGATAAAACTGATCAATGGGCATACTTCCAATGGTGCGGCTCCACGTATTCTGTGGGGCAGCAACAATATTGACGGAGTACAATTCGCCGCGTTGCTTGGTCTAATATCCGAGACACCATTGATGCAAAGTTTGAAATCACTACCACCTGGATGTATTGCGCCGATCCTGATTAATCCTTTTGTTGAGGGGGGGTATCTTCCCAACGTCGGGCCTGGGTTTATTGCATCCCATGAAACTGAAGATCTTAACATTAATAGCGAAGGGTTCTTTGGGGGAATGGGTGCGCATCACTGTATGGCTTTCACGAACCTTATTCGACTTGCCAATAAGCGGGTGGATAGTTTGGCATCGCCAGGTGATGCTTTTACTGGTTTCCTTATCCAAAGGAGGGATAAAAAGTACAGTGCGGACAAACTACAGTTTGTTGGTAAGTATGGGGAAATGGTGGAAATCGAACTTCAGCTCCCTCATGTTTTAGCAAACGATAGTGCAGACAGTCGGAGGCTGTTGGGCATCATGCGTCATTTCATAGCAAGTGGCGTTAAACATGCCGTAGATAAACGTGTCACGCAGGAAAATGAGTATTCAGACTTTGCAAACTATCCCCAACCAACGTTGCAAACGGCAATAGTAACCAATTCGTTGGAGGCGAGATTATTGGAAAACCCTATATGGGGAACATGGTAAGGAGACTATATGAGTAAAAAAATCAGCGTAGTTGGTGTTGATCCCTCAATGAGCAACTTTGGGCTTGCTGTGGGCACTTTAGACCTTGAAACGGACGAACTTGAGATTCACGGCCTTACTCTTGTTGAGACTAAAGCGGGGAGTAACAAAAAGACCGTTCGTGTGAACAGTGACGATCTGCGCCGTGCCAGTGAAATATGGCGTGTTGCGAAGCCAATCATTGATAAGGCAAATATGGTTTTTTGTGAGCTACCGGTTGGGAGCCAAAACTCTCGTTCGCAGACGTCTTACGGTATTTGCATCGGTGTACTTGCGTGCGTAGATAAGCCATTGATCCAGGTTACTCCAAACGAAATTAAACATTTTATCGGCAATAAACTTACAACATCGAAAGAAGAGATTATCCAGTGGGCTACGAAAAAACACCCTAAAGCACCGTGGCTGCGTCGTAAGCAATCTGGACAGGATGTTCTCGTGAACAAAAACGAACATTTGGCTGATGCGGTGGCTGCCATCCATACCGGTATGCAAACAGATCAGTTTCGCCAGGTGCGCGATGTTCTCAAGTCTCTCATTTGATCTCATTGATAGGTAAGTGCTTATCTATTAATATGGGCCACTAAATATAGTGGCCCTCTTTATTTGGTGATACATGATAAGCATCGTAAAACGTAACGGCCAAACAGAGCCGTTATCCGAAGATAAATACAACCGCGTCGTAATGTATGGCGTAGAAGACATTCGTGGCGTAAGCGCATCCGCTGTAGCAATGGGAGCTGCGGCCAGCATTTTTGATGGGATTACCACCAGCCAGTTGCATGAGGCTTTGGTTAAATCTGCCGCTGATTTGATCTCACCAGAAGCACCAAATTACTCACAGGTGGCTGCCCGCCTGAACATTTTTAAAATCCGCAAAGATGCCTTCGGTCGTTACGACTATCCGAACTTCTACCAACACATTGTCAAGAACGTTAACAAGGGCGTTTATGACAAGGATTTGCTGACACATTATTCATTTGAAGAGATCGAAGAACTCGGCAATTACATTAAGCCTAAACGTGACGATCTTTTTGGCTATGCAGCTACGGTGCAATTGCAAAGCAAATACCTCGTTCAAAACCGCGTTACTGGTGAGATTCATGAGGGGCCGCAACATATCTATATGCTGGTAGGCATGTGTCTGTTCCAGAATTGGGAAGACGACTGCGCTGGCAAAACACGTATGGAGATGGTCAAAGGTTTCTATGACGTTACAAGTACGTTCAAACTGTCTCTGCCCACACCAATCATGGCCGGCGTCCGTACTCCAACCCGTCAGTTCTCCAGTTGTGTGCTGATTGAGTCTGGCGATAGTCTGAAAGGGATTAGTGCAGCTTCAGCCGCAATTATCGACTACGTTTCACGTCGTGCTGGAATTGGTATTGGTTTTGGCCGTATCCGTGCGCTGGGCAGCGAGATCCGCAATGGTGAAGCCACCCATACCGGAGTTATTCCATTCCTGAAGCATTTCCAGACGGCTGTTAAATCTTGTTCGCAAGGTGGTGTTCGTGGTGGCGCAGCAACAGCGTTTTACCCGATCTGGCATCTTGAAGTTGAAAGTCTGCTGGTGGTGAAAAATAACCGTGGTATTGATGAAAACCGCGTTCGCCATCTTGATTACGGCGTCATGAGTAACCGTCTAATGTACCGTCGACTCGTCAGAAGCGAGAACATCACTCTGTTCAGCCCGCGTGATGTGCCTGATATGTACGAAGCCTTCTTCACAGACCAGGATCTGTTTGAAAAGCTGTACCATAAATACGAAGCCGATGATTCAATTCGCAAGAAGTCAGTACCTGCCATTGAGCTGTTCTCATCTCTGATGCAGGAACGAGCGTCCACGGGCCGAATTTATATTGCGAACGTCGATCATATTAACGAGCATGGCGCTTTCATTCCTGCTCTTGCACCTGTTCGCCAGTCAAACCTGTGCATGGAGATCACTCTACCCACTCGTCCACTGGCATTTACCGACGACCCGAACGGTGAGATCGCGCTTTGCACTTTATCCGCTTTTAACCTCGGAGCCATCCGTTCACTGGAGTCTCTTAAAGAGGTGGCGTTCTATGCCGTTGCTGCACTGGATTCGTTACTGGATTATCAAGACTATCCGATGGAGGCAGCCGAAGTGCCAGCCAAAGCTCGCCGTAGCCTGGGAATCGGTGTAACCAACTTTGCTTATTACCTGGCAAAGAATGGCGTTCGTTATTCTGATACCGCTGGCAATAAACTGGTGCATGAAACGTTCGAAGCTATCCAGTATTACCTTCTTGATGCCAGCTGCCGACTTGCTGAAGCAAAAGGTGAGTGTGACTGGTTTGAGCAGACCAAGTACGCAATTGGTCAGTTGCCGATCGACCATTATCGTTCTTCATTAGACGAAAGTGGCGAAACCAACTTTGAGTTAAAGATGCCGTGGGAAGAACTGCGTGAACGTATTGCAAAATACGGTCTTCGCAACTCCACACTGACGGCACAAATGCCATGCGAGACTTCCAGCCAGATCACTAATTCCACCAACGGCATCGAACCGCCTCGTGGCCCGGTGTCGGTGAAATCTTCTAAGGACGGCATCGTTAAGATGGTCGTGCCTGAGTTTGAAAAACTGAAGGAACAGTATGAATACCTGTGGGATATGCCGGACAACCGCGGCTATCTGACAAAGGTGGCGATCATCCAGAAGTTCTTTGACCAGGCTATTTCAGCCAATACCAACTATGACCCTTCTCGCTTTGAAGGCGATAAAGTCCCAATGATGACGCTACTGTCAGATTTGCTTCTCGCCTACAAGATGGGAGTTAAAACGCTTTACTACCACAACACCAGAGATGGGGCAGGAAAGCGTGATGACGACGAACCGCAGAATCCAATGACGCAAGCTGTAGCCGTCGAGCCAGAAGATGAGTGCGACGGAGCCTGCAAAATCTGACATATGGTGGGGTGTATCCCACCTTCTCTTTGATTTGTAAGCCTTGTTTAAACAAATAAGATAACAACTTGTTTAAACACATCAAAAAGCAAAAGGAAAAACACATGTCATATTCAACGTTCCGTTTGGGTGCTAATGATGCAACCAAAGAGCCTATGTTCCTCGGACAATCTGTCAACGTGGCACGTTACGATCAGCAAAAATACCGTGATTTTGAAAAGTTGATTGAACGTCAATTGTCTTTCTTCTGGCGGCCGGAAGAAGTTGATATTTCGAGCGATCGTATCGACTTCAACACGAAGCTGCGGGACCACGAACGTCACATTTTTCTGAGCAATCTCCGTTATCAAACGTTACTCGACTCAGTTCAGGGACGTAGCCCAAATGCAACGCTGCTGCCGCTTATCTCTATTCCTGAACTGGAAACGTGGGTTGAAACATGGTCTTTCTCTGAGACTATCCATAGCCGCAGCTACACCCACATTATTCGTGGCATGGTGGACGATCCGAGCATTGTTTTTGACGGTATTGTTACGGATGAAGAAATCATCAACCGAGCGATCAGTATCTCTGCTGAATATGACAGGCTTTATGGGATGACCTGCGAGCGCCAGTCGTTAGGTGAGAAAGAGTTTGAACGTCTGTACGTAAATGAATATGGCTGGGAGCCATACCCTTTGCACCGTCAGCTTTTCCGCACGTTGGTGTCCATTAATGCGCTTGAGGCGATCCGTTTCTATGTAAGTTTTGCATGTACGTTTGCCTTTGGCGAACGGAAGTTGCTTGAGGGTAACACCAAAATTATGCGCTTTATTGCTCGTGATGAAGCTCTGCATTGCGAAGGAACTGAACGCATGATCCGCTTCATGCGTACCGGTCGCGAAGGTTTATTGTGGAAAGAGATTGCTGCTGATGAAGAAAGCGTCATTTACGACACCATGAAATCAGTCGCCGAACAAGAAATGAACTGGGCAGACTATCTCTTCAAAGACGGTTCGATGATTGGTTTAAACGCGGATATTCTGAAGACCTATGTAAAATACCGAACCAATCTGGCTATGAATCGTCTTGGCCTGAAGGCTTTATTTCCAGAAGTTACCACAGATCCGCTGGTCTGGATGAACAAGTGGTTGTTAACCGACACACTGCAAATTGCACCACAAGAGGCAGAGCAAAGCACATATCTGGTAGGTCAGATCGATTCTACCGTGGATAAGGCTTCTCTAAGCCAGTTTGCAGACCTGTAAACCGATACAAAGCATTATGTGGCCTGGCAACGCTGGGCCACAATGGATCACAAGAATTAAGAAGGAACAAAACTAGCATGAACTTTACCAAACTGACTGACCACCTGAAACTTGCCACCGAGCGACTCATTGGATTTAAGCCAGAACCATATGAGTTGCATGAAGGTCATGGTGTAGCTACTGAAAGTATTTACAAGATGGTCGATCAGTTTCATGAACTCTTCCAGCATCCGAGACGCGTTATGCCGACACCAGAGCTGCTTCGTCTCCGTGCAAGCCTGATTCATGAAGAAGCTGTAGTGGAAGGTATTCCAGCCGCAATGAATGGGGATATTGAGCAACTGCTGGATGCAATGGCCGACTTTTTATACGTTGGTGTTGGTACGATGGTCGCCATCAAAGGTGGTATTTCTACCGGCATGACCTATTACACGCAGGAACAGAGCATTGATCGCTTTATTCAGACAATTTTTGTGCCCGGTAACACTGTTTTCGATGATATGGCAATGCCATTTCAGGAAGCTCGTGAGGCGTCATGTATGCTCGAAGAGCTGGCAGATAAACTTGAGAACAAGACTGTTAAGGATTCTGAGCTGATTCAGGAACTGCGCCGTGTCATGAACAAAATCTATGTGGCGTGCATGATGACCTATCGACTGGCTGATTTCCTCGGCATCAATGTAGTCGAGCTGGTTGGCGAAATTCATCGGTCTAACATGACAAAATTATGGCCTGCTGATGTCGAGGAACGTCGCCAGGCTGTGGCCAACTGCAAATACGACTCTTCAGACCTGGGATTTCGCCATGCTGATGGTACCGATAAGATGATCGGTTTTCGAATTTCCGATGGAAAGATTCTGAAGTCTCCAACCTATAGTGATGTCGATTTATCCTCCTTTGTTGAGCAAGCTAAAGCCTCAGCAATGTACGGAATGATCAAAAAATAATTGTAGGTAGTTATCTATCTATGTATATTGTGTTGGCGCGTTAAATTCCTGAAGCAACTATTCGTTTTTGGTGGCCATAGGCCACCATTTTTTATCTATCTGGCCTTGTTCCCTCAATAAATGTAAACTCACTTAATGAATAAGTGATTACTTATCTTTGTGAGGTTTTTGTGTCACTCCTTTTGAATCGTGAGCATACGAACGGTCAGGTAACAAACGCATCGTATGCAAAAGTTATTGAGACGGTGCTTAAAAGCGGCGTGCAGGCTGATGATCGCACAGGCACTGGTACTTTAAGCACCTGCTACGTTCCCTCTTACTACATGCTTACTGGTGGGACTGTGCCGCTTATTTCTGGAAAGGCGGTAAATCTTAAGCCACTGCTTGTCGAACTTGAGTGGTATCTGAAAGGCACGGGCAACATCCAATTTCTCAAGGATAACGGCGTTAAGATTTGGGATGCATGGGCCGATGAGAATGGCGATTTGGGGCCGGTTTCCGGTAAGCAGTGGCGTCGATGGGAAGATACCCGCATCGTGAGCCATAGTGAATATCTGAGCAAGATCGCTACTTTCCGTGAACGCGGGTACAAAGTCGAGGGATACCTGGGTATCAGTGAAGATCGCGTAGTGCTGTCCCGTGAAATCGATCAGCTACAGCGTATTGTCGATACACTGCGCACGAACCCTACCGATCGTCGCATCATGCTTAACGCATGGAACGTAGGCGAGCTTGAGGATATGAAACTGCCACCTTGCCACTTTGTCTTCTCTTTGTGGAGTCGTGAGCTGGATTTTGAAACCCGTTTAACGATGGCAACTGACATTGGTCTTCAACACAGTCGCCTCGGTTACGAGTCTATCTACACCAAGATGCTATACGATCTGGAGATGGACGGCAGTGTTACTGAAGCTGAACTGGATGAACTTGGAATCCCCAAACGCATCCTCAACTCCTGCCTCGTACAGCGTAGCGTAGACACTTTTGTTGGTATGCCATTCAATATTGCTGGCTATGGCATTCTCACTCATTTTCTCGCGAAGATTACGGGTCACATGGCCGGTGCATTTGTGCATTTTGGCTTTGACGTGCATTTGTACAACAACCACATGGAAGGTGTGTGTGAGCTAATGAAACGACAGGCTCCAGAGCATTCAGATCCGGTCGTTATTTTCCCTCATGAATGGTCAGAGTTGGATGATTTCAAATGGGACGAGGTTTTAATTCTTGGCTATGACCCTCTACCGTGGATCAAGGTTCCAGTGGCGGTGTGATATGGCAAGAGGTATGTATGTCTTATGCGAAATTGAAGGTGTGCTGGCAAATGCCAGCCATCGTAAATCAGTATCTGACGCGGATGCAGGCCAGCTCATTGCCGGTGATGAACTCATTTTCCCCACCAGCCGTATGTTGCGTGGTTTTGCTCGCTCAGGGGCTGAAGTGGTGCTTATCAGTAGCCGCTCTGAAACTCTTGAAGCGCCAACTAAACGATGGCTGAAAGATTTTGGCGTTGATTATGACTGGCTTCATCTCGTACCGAATGGCACCAGTTATGAGAAGCATATTAAGCGCACATTAGCGGAGCATAAAGGCGATCTGCTTATCGCTGCGCTGGTGCACGATCCTCGACTCCGTGCCGCCTTAGCTGACTCTCATCATAGACCGGTCATCTATGAGGTGAGCAAATGAAGATGATAGCTGCTGTTGGCCGTAACTATGAGATCGGCATAGCGAACGAACTGCCCTGGCGTTGTTCTACCGATCTGAAGCTATTTAAGAGACTCACCAAAAACGCCACTGTCGTTATGGGGCGTAAAACGATGGAAAGTCTCAAACGCCCTCTTCCAGAGCGTCATAACCTCGTTTTGACGCGCTCTCATGGCTTTGTACCAAATGGATTCTACCCTGCTGGTGTGGATGATGTGTTGCGATTACCAGAGCCTGTGTGGGTGATTGGCGGGGAACAAATTTACTCGCTATTCATGCCGCATGTTGAAGAGATTTGGCTCTCCCACATCGGCGTTGATGTGCCAAACGCCGATGCATTCTTCCCGGCAAGCATGATGCGTAATTTAGGCTTTGTGCCTGTTGAAACAGCTTATACCCAACGAGCCAGCGAGGAAGAGCCTGGCTTTTCGCAGATCGTATACAGAAGGTCGTAATGGATTACCGGATTGGGATCACTGGTGCTCAGGGCAGTGGGAAAACAACCCTGGCAAAATATATCGACAAACATTACGGAATCCCTTACGTGGATGCTGGTGTCGGAAGTTTGATGAGCCGACTCGGTGTTCGAGTAGGTGAGTCTATGTCTCTATATGAGCGGCTTCAGATTCAAATGGAAATAGCAAAGCATATAGAGCTACTTACGCGTGGTGTTGAAGGCTTTGTTATCGATCGCACACCTGCTGATGTTATGGCCTACACGTTGGATTTGGTCGGCCATACCAATGAAGATCGATGTATTGAGTTAGCCCTCGATATCGAAAAGTTTTGCCACAAAACTGCTATTTCAAACTTTAACGCCATTGCTGGCCTACGCCCGGGAGTCGCTCTCTCAGAGCGAGATTACTTGCGATCACAACGAGCATCATTAGACCGTCTGTATGTCGCTCGTATTGATGCGTTGATGTGCGGGGAACTGACAAAAATTCACCTGCATCCGCAAAGGGGGGATCTGCAAACCTTCGTCGTTTCCAACCGATATCGCACGGTTGAAGCAAGAGCCAGATCAGTGATGAGAATGCTAGATAACGCTGTAGAAAAGATAGAAAACCGGTTCTGTGGCCGAGTGACCGTTCATTAGAAATTGTTCGCCTCTTCGACATTGCGACAATAAAACTCTCAAAATGGGTTAAGGATAAAAAATGTTTAGTGAAATGTTGCTTGAAGATGAACTGGATCGGAAAACAACAGAGGCTTTGATTCGTGTAGCGGACGAACATTCCCGGTCGCTTATGAGCGATCGAGAGGCTCGTCTGGCTATTCGTGCCATATTCGAAACTGCGCAGGGGCTTGTTGGTACACAAGTGGGTGAAGCCATTAACATCGCCATGTCTCAGTTCAGTGAAGACAGTAAAAAGCCTCTGTTTCCTATGCATTTGATGCTGGCTGGTGGCACGGTGCTTTATATCTCTGTTTGTCTGGATAGCAACCAAATCAATATTCTCAATACTGCGTCAGGTAAGTGGAAAGATCCGATTGTCTGTGAAACCAGTGAAGAAACTTTGAAAAAAGCGGCTCAATTTGTACGTAGTGCACTACTCAAGGGCGCTAAGAAGTTGTAAGGAGTAGTAATGGGACAACCGGTAGATATAACAGGTAAACGTTTTGGAAAGTTGGTTGCACTTAAATATTCCGGTATTTCAAACAAACAAGGGCGACTTTGGGATTGCATCTGCGATTGCGGCAACACCTGTCTGGTTAGTTACGGGAAGCTAAATCACGGGGCGACAATATCGTGTGGCTGTGTCTACAACGCACATCGCCGTAGCGTAAAGCCTCATGGTATGAGTAAAACGCCAATTTATCGTATATGGCTGGGTATGCGGGAACGATGTGAAAAACCAACCCATCACGCCTATAAGTGGTATGGCGGCCGAGGTATCAAAGTCTGCGAGCGGTGGCAAATATTTGAAAACTTTTATGCTGACATGGGAGAGCGACCAGAGGGGATGTCTCTTGATCGCAAAGATGTGAATGGTGACTACGAACCTGAAAATTGCAGATGGGCGACTTTTGAAGAACAGGCCAATAACACGCGTTCAAACTTAATTTTGGAGCATAAGGGGGAAAAGCTGACTCTCTCACAATGGGCTAAAAGAGCCGGGATTCAGACATCAACTCTTCACTATCGAATCAAGAAAGGGTGGCCATTAGATCGCGCGCTTAACGCCAGCGTCGACACGTATGCCAACCGAGATAGTAAGCGTCTGATCGAGTGTCGCGGCAGAACTCAGCGAATTACCGAATGGGCTAGAGAGGTTGGCTTGACTGCGACCATTATCTCGCAGCGAATTTTGAGGGGGTGGGATGTTGAAGCTGCCATCTTCACACCGTCCAAACGACCAGTAAAAGGAGATAAAAAGTGATTGCTACAGGGGTGGACATCGAATCAACAGGTCTTGATTTCCTCTCAGGCCATAAAATCATTGAAATCGCAATGGTGAAGTACGAAATTGAGACACAGACAATGGTTGATAGTTTTGTAATGCGGTTCAACCCGCGTCGCAGTATCGATCCGAAAGCGCAAGCGGTACACGGCATCAGTCTTGAAGATTTAGCCGCCGAGCCGTTACTAGCCGATCACGCTTCATCTGTCGCTTCGTATCTCTCTTCTTCCGATATTTGGATAGCCCACAACGGCGAAGCGTTCGATATTCCGTTTATTAGGCATGAGCTGAAAAGTTACGGTTTTTCGCTTCCAGACATCCCATTGATTGACACTCTATTTTCCCTGTGGGCCACAGAAGACGGTAAACGTCCCCGCCTTGAAGAGTTGGCCTTCTCTCTTGGCTTTATATACGATCATGCCAAAGCACATAGTGCCTTATATGACACAAACTTAATGATGCAATGCTTCTTTAAGGCACGTAATAAGTACGGATTTTTTAAATTACCCTCTGAAATTGTGTAAAACAAAAGCCTACTTTAAAAAGTTTAAAGTAGGCTTTCTTTTAAAGAACAGTCGCCTTTCAATCATTTCCTGCCTGTATTTAATACTTTTCCGCCTGATAGGTTTAGTCAAAATGTAGCCATCGAAACGCAAATGTAACCAAACAGAAGGAGACTTACATGAGTTCGGTTGAAAATGTAATGACAAATGATGATCTGGACGAACTGACAGCTATGTTGCAATCACTTGATGAACCGGTAAAAAAAGCTGCACAGGTCGAAAATACTGATGATATTGACGATCTGCTTCTAGGCCTCGATGCTGGCGTAGCCATGAGTTCTGATGATGTTGCCGAAGAACTGTTCAATGAAGAAAAAGCAGGTGATTTCAGCTCAGCTTTAAATGAGTTGGAGTTAGCGCATGAGCCTATAAACGTAATTAACGCTGAAAGTGGTGAAGCTGCCGAAAACGAACCAGAACAGTTGGGGATCATCGAGGTTGAAGGGTGTGTTGAGATTAATGATGAATTAAAAGTTCAACAGTCAAATGATAGCAACACAAATAAAAAAGCGCGTACTGCAAGAGGTCCTCGTTTTACTCTAAGTGATAAAGATGATGCGTTTTTCAATAAAGCGGGTTTAGATAAAGATATTTTTTTAGATGCTTATGAGAACGCGCCTGTCAAAGCAAAGGATAAGATATTAAACCTTCTTAATTGGTTTAGCGGAGGTCCAGATATTAGTGTTTACACGGTAATTTCCATGAGACACCTTCTCACAGAAAAGAAGGCTACAAGTAATAGTATTAAGATTGCTTTAATGAGCAATCCAGAAAAACCGTATCCGCTTAACACTGCGTCAACTCAGGCTGGGCAAATGATGGCTGTATTTCCAGCGACAGGAATTGCCGTTAGAGACGGTGGAAATCTAACATTGAACGAAGAATCACCGATCGTTAAGAAGTTTGTCGCGGAGTACACTATTGGATGACGTTCCCCTACTGAAAATAAAGCCCATAGAGAGCTTTATAGTGCTGGGTAAGCCAATTACATACCCAGCACCACAAAAACGCGCCAGAGAGCTTCTCGTTTGCATTTCTGGCGCGTTTTATTTGATTGCCAGACATAAAATCAAATGCAAAAATAGGTATTTACTTACCTATCGAGAGAGAAGATGATTGCAGCCGAAAAAATCAAACAGCGAAAGCGCGACAACTCTCTTCGTGACCTCTGGAGAACACCTGACTGGCTGTTTTCTGCCATTCAACGTTATCTTGGAGTGACATTTGATGTTGACGTTGCCTGCAACAAGGACAATGCAAAGCTGCCTAATTTCATAGGCGTTGAGCGTGATGCTTTGAAATCTGAATGGGGACAGCCAGGTACAATTGCCTTCCTCAATCCCTAGATACAAAGTGGTATGAGCGTGCAACAGAGTGTGCGAATGAGACGATTATTCTGTCTGGTGGCCGCGTAGCGTTTGTCGAGCCTGACGTCAATCTGGGTCAGGTAGAAGTAAACATCAACCCCGGTGGCAGTATGCTCGTTGTTTTTCGAGGATTCTGTCAGGACGCTGGGCACTCTATAAGCAAGATCCCTTTGGACGTCATGAAAAGTCTGGGAGGGTATGATCCTGCGAATGTGGTCAGAAAAAAAAAGACCATCAAAGAAGGCTGCTTAGTTTGTTCTGGCGTCTGTAATTAGCCTGCTTCTGTATATATAAATAACTACATATTAATTATTAATATACGGAAACAGGCTGTTTTGTATCAGAGACTCCAGACCTGAACATCACTACAGAATCCACTAGAACCCCTTCCCAGACGCTTTAAAATCGATTTTATGAACCACTTTAAGGAAAACTAACATGCCATACCCGACCAATGTTGTTGCGCTCGTAGAGAGCGATTTTCTGGCTAAGGCTCGTGAAATGATGAAAGACCGCGAGCAGGCTTTCAACTTGTACGAATGGGCAATTAAGTGCTTGCATCTTGGGGAGCATCGCGAACTTGTTGAACAGCTTTTAGGTGAGTTGATCAACGAGGTGTTTGCCTTGAATGTTCAACTACATGGTCGAGAAAATAATCAATCGAAATGATAGATAAGTACAAACTATTCATAAAATGAATTGTAAGTGCTAAGATCTGATAGTTTCCAGTCGTAGACTGGAGACTCGACCTGATGGGTGGGGGTAAGCGTCACTGGCGTCAGGTTTAAAAAAGCTCACTACCAGCGTAGAACCGGTGCCGTTTAGGTGTCGGGGAAGGGGGAACCAAAGTGAGCGGAGACAAGGGTCACTTTATGATTGTCGAGTCTGGGGTGTTTCGAGAGGTTGAATCCAGTACTCCCCTTCATAAAGTGTGGGAAGATCTCGGTTCTGGGGTGCTGTCATCCATAACTTCCCAAGTCTAAGCTGGCAGTAGACTTAGGCCATAACTTTTCAGGTTATGAAACGACCAGGTTGGTGAGGGATTTTTATACTCACCTCCCTGGGAGAGTATTACCTGAAAAGACAACCTCTCACTTCGTTCGAGGTGAACTTCACTCACTTCGTTCGTTCAGTTCAGGTTTATAAAAACCTGTTCTGGGAAGTAATTTGTTTATTTTAATAATTATTAACACGCACGCGTGTGCGCACGCGCGAGGAAAAAAATCGGCGCGGCGCTTGATTCAGGAGTTTATATGACGACGAAGACACCAGCCCGATCGCAAGAAAAAACTCGCAAAAAAGCCAAAAACAAAAATTCTCCCCGCACCAATCCCACAACGCCTGTCGTAGAGTTCAATCCCCAGCTTAAAACCGTGAAAATCTTCAGTGATGGCTCTTGCCTTAAAAATCCGGGTGGCCCAGGCGGTTACGGTATCGTTCTCCAGTATCGTGGAGAGGAACGCGAGTTCTCAGATGGTTTTCATAGCACCACCAATAACCGCATGGAGATGATGGGGGCACTTATCGGGCTGGAGCGTTTGAAATATCCATGCAACGTTATTTTGCACTCTGATAGCCAGTATCTGAAAAACGGCATGACACAGTGGATGAAATGGTGGAAACGTAATGGATGGATGACTTCTGATAAAAAACCAGTAAAGAATGTTGATCTGTGGAAGCGTCTGGATGAGGCTGCCAGTCGACATAATGTTCGCTGGAAGTGGGTTAAAGGCCACGCCGGGCATCGTGAAAATGAAATCTGTGATCGACTGGCGAAGATCGCAGCTTTTTCCGCAGCAGATACGCCTCACAAGAAAGATATTGGTTTTGTTTACAATAATCAGTAAGTAAGTGTTTACCTATTATGTTAAATCATGTATCTTATCGGCGTCAGGATGACAATGTGTCGGTAAGACACAGTTCCAGGATGGAACGAGAAAGGCGGCTGGCAATCGCCAGCCGCAACTCTTTCTGACACTGGATGGAGTCCACATGGCACGTCAATTTTTTTTAACTCCTGCAACTAAACGCCCTCGTTCTTTACGTCAAATTTTGGCCGAATTATTTAGCGGTCGCCTTCTGTCACGTCTTGATGAATTGGAAACTACCGTTCTGGTGCTGAAGGCACGTTTAGATAAGCAAGCGTCAGTTGTTGCGAACGTGGGGGCGATTGTAACCTCCAGTTCTTCATGTGAAGCGAAAAATGCACGGCCTTTAGTGAAGGAGAAAAACAACAAGGACCGTTCGGATGGAAAATTTTCAAAGAAAGAGGCTGAAACCAATGGCCTACGTTCTCATTATAGTTTCACTGGCGACGGTAGCCGTTCCAGCCGGTCAGAGCCTTTTGATGCCGGATTCATCCATCACCACACCTTCGTCGACGACAATTACCACCACTCCAGTGGAGCGTCCTGTCACTCTGGATGGGATGGCGGTGGATGCGATACCTCAAGTTCATCCAGTTACTCAGGATCATGCTGTGACTAAGGCGGTTGTATGAACTGGTTTTCAAATCACTTTGGAAAAATTTGGCTGGCAATTCTGGCCCTCATGGCCGCCGGTTGGGTATCGAACATTATAAAACTTGTTTGCTCTGGCGATCTCCAGTTTCAGGCTGGCATGACCTTGGCTCGTGTAGTTGGGATTTTTATTTTTCCAGTCGGTTCGGTACTTGGTTATTTCTGACGGTTGTTAGTGCATATGCATTGACCATCTTTGCGCAAGCAATATATGAAACTAGAAAACAACTTGTTTTGACAAATAATAAAAGGAAAACACATGTTAGGTTTCTTCAAAAAGAAAACTCGTAAAGCTGTTATTGAAGTCAAAAAAATGGAGAACCGTGATGCGGTTGAGGCCACCGTGTGGGGCGCGTACATGATCTCCTATGCCGACGGCACATGTGACGCAAAAGAAATTGCCATTCTTGAGAAAACAATTGCAGCTCTGCCTGCGTTTTCTCCGTTTGCTGGTGAAATTGCCCAAATGAGCGCCAATATCCGTGCTCGTTACGAAGCGTCCCCTCGTTCCGCTAATGCACAGGCTATGCGTGAGCTGGCTGATATTGCGGGCACTCCAGAGGCGGTCGATGTTCTGTGTCTGTGCCTTGATATTGCCGACCAGGACGGCATTGGTGAACAAGAAGAGCAGGCGCTGAAAAAGATCGCCCAGGCGCTTCAGTTGTCACTGGATGCTTATCTCTAATGCTTGAGAGATTCCGGCTTGTGACCGTCATTGCTCTTCTGGTGATGGCGGTGTTGGTTGATTTCACGGGAAAGATGATGTCTGTCATTTCTGATGGCGTCCTCATTGGTTTGGCGATCTACTTCGCCTATCCGCTAGTCCGTAAAGCAACGTGTTAATGACAAGGGCCAAATGGCCCTTGTGTTTCGTTGACCAAAATAGAGAGTTTGCACCTTTACGTTTAGCTTGCTCCCCTTATATGCCACATCACAATAAAGCACATAAGAAAACAACTTGTTTAAGCATTAAGGAAAACACATGTGCGAGAAATGCAAAGCAATAGCTGATGAACAAAACGCCCTATTCGAAGAAATGGATGCTAATGAACTTGTCAAAATGTTAGGCATTGTTCGGGGAACAGAAGACGTTTCCATATTTGAGAGACTGTTTACAGTACTTAATTTTAATTCCACCTTTGAAGAACCAACTCAGGTTGTAGCTTTAGCACATCATTTCGGCGTTCATTACCTTGCTGAAAAAGAGAGAGCTGATAAGTTGCAAGCGACTTTGGATATGGTGAGCGAGACTCAAGGAACTCATGACGGTAACAAAAGTGAGACGATTATTGCCAGCAAAGATCGTGAAATTGCCGGACTTAAGTTTTCTCTAACAATGTTGATGTCTGCATTCAATCTGATGTCTTCTAAGGCGGGTTATAAAATGCCGTCACTAAACAGTGACGATCCAATGGCCGTTCGTCAGCTTTTGGGAGCAATGGCCGACCAGCTCGACGACACAAAGAGTCGCCTTGAAGACATGATGCGTGAGTTAAGCCATCGACATAACCTCGCAACACAGCCACACAAAGCCTTTCAAAGCTCTAATTGATCTGATATGGCCGCATGATCGGCCATATTATGTTGATAAAAACAAGGATGAAAAATGGCATACGGTACAGGGATTTACAACAATAAAGGAATTAACGTTACTGGCTTCCTTACACCTATTTTTTTTCTTGATCGGTTTACGGCATCATCAGGCTCTAAGACGTACTCTAATCCGCCACCGGGTAAATCACTACATGCCGTGTGGTCATTAATGCCTCTTAACAACGACAACTACATCAATTTACCTGTTCCAAATGTTACTATTAATGGAAATACGGTTAGTTGGTCAAATTTATATACGGGGCTTGGTTCTTACATATACACATACTGGGGATAATTATGTTCGGGATGTCAATTACTCAATCAGATGGAAGTTTGTGGATGAGTCCTGAATTTACTCCGCAAAATCTGATTAATAAAGGGACAATGTCTGCATCTAAAGGTTCTGTTTTTAAAACATCAATCCCATCAAACAAATCATGCTTTTTCTTCATAAAAAGCAGTAATAAGGCGAACATGATGTTTATTCATGAACATAGTAACGGATACAATGCTCTCAGATTGCATCAGGTAAATGGTAGCCCCGGAACAATAACAGTTTATGCTTTTTCTGATATGGTGTTACCACATTCTGGCTATGGCATTGCCATGTATAACAGCGCAGGCGCAATGGTGTATCACGGTGAGATGATGCCCCTTGATGCGAAACTTATCACTATTTCTGACCCTCAATTTACAATAGATATGGGGTATCCGTGTGCGGTAATGCCTGCTATGGTTGGGGTTTATAACTTTAGACGAACCGATTACGACAGACCTGTCTATGTAACTATGACCGGTGCAACTGGAAACCAAGTATATAACGGTCAATGGTATTCCGGTAACGTCACATGGGATATTAAGAAGATTTATACAAACAAAATCCTGGTTATAAATACCTCAAAGTATGATTAGCAAATACCTTTATTTAAAGGATTGCCTGTTAATTTCTATTTAGTACCTTTTCATTTTTTGAAATAATTGCACTATTAAACAAATCTTTTCTTAATGGTGCAATTATGAATACAGCCCTTTCCATCATCGACGATGCCAGCTCAAACACGGCTATCGACTATCGTCAGGAAATGAATGTCATCCACGAAATCGTGGCCGAGTGCGAGAAAGAGATCGACTTCATGTATCAGGTACACGACTTCGTTTATGGCGACGAACGCCACAACATGATTAATCGCCTGCTGAGACTAAACCATCGACCAGATGAAGATCGCTCGCGTTTAAATCGAGGTTGGTTGGATAAAGTCGATCTGGAATGGGTGAAACAGAATATTTGGGCCGAGTACTGGAGGAAGGTCACGGATATGACTAACGTTTTGCTGATCATGCCAGCTTCCCGTCGCGACGAGTGGCGTGAGCAATTTATCGAGGGCAAGCAGGAAGTCATCAAAACTGACAGAACCGGCTATCAGATGAAGGTTAAAGAGTTCGTTGGTGTACCGGAGTTCAAAGCAGAAACGGTCATACCAACGATGCTTAATTTGCTGAATGACAGGCACAAATATCTCTCCGAGCGCGTGTATGGCTTGTTTAAGGCGCTGAGTCCTGCGCACAAGACAAATAAGACGAACGGTTTCAGCGAGCGTCTGATAATCGCTGACTGCATTTCTGATTTCTGGCGGGACAGCGTTAGTGTGAACTATCGCAAAGAGGACTATATCGACGATCTGCGTGTTTTGCTTCATTTCTTCGCGCACAAAGAATTTATTACCATCAACCGCACTGCTGAGGTGCTATCAGCTGCGTATCGGGCAAACGACTGCCAGACCGGTGACTGGATGAACGTCGATGGAAATCTGATGCGCGTGAAGATGTTCAAGAACGGCAACGTTCACTTTGAAATACATCCTGACGTGGCCTGGAAGTTGAATGAGGTGCTGGCTTACAGTATGCCTGCAGCAATCCCCGCGCCATGCCGCAGAGCGCCAAAAAACACGGGCACCAAAGCAGTTCGGGCTAATCCAGAAGACGATCTCCGTCCCGGTTCGCACTGCGCTTCGTGACGGGCGATTGAGCAAAGACAAAGGAGTATGGTACTTCTCTGATTCAGCTCTCCAGAAGTCGCAGGTGGAAGAGCTTGAGCGCACACTGAGCTTCATTGGCGGCGTGCAGGAGAAAAAGCACTGGCAGTTCCCGTATGACATCGGCCATACGCTAAATACGATTGTGGCTACCGGTTTAATACCGGATACAAAATCACACCAGTTCTACCCTACCCCACGCTTGATTGCTGAGTACGTTGCAAGAGCCACTGAATTGAAGCCTGGTGAGAAGCTGTTGGAGCCTCAAGCCGGACGTGGGGATCTTCTGGCCTATATTAACGCCGATCTGGAAGATGTTACCTGCATAGAAATCGCACCTCTCTTTGCTGATATCCTGCGTGGAAAAGGGTATACGAACACGATTTGCTGCGACTTCATAAAGTGGTCTGAGGACAACGCAGGTTATCAGTTCGACAAAATCGTTATGAACCCGCCGTACTCGCTTGGTCGTCATAGAGAGCACACGCTGGCTGCGCTGGGGCATCTGAAAGTCGGCGGGCGTCTTGTAGCAGTATTGCCGGGCACTGCGCCAATACTGGACTGGATGACGATGGATAATTACGTTTATGCCAGAGGGAAGTCGTTTACCAACGAGTTTGAAGACACAGGGATCACAGTCAGCGTATACGTTTTCAAACGCGTTAAATGATAGGTAAACACTTACTTGGTTTGTGTAAGAATGTAGTAACTAAACGATAAGAGAAAAACACATGAACAACCTCCAGTTAGAGCATTTTAACGTCAAAGGCCATTCCGCTTTTCCTTAGTTCATTCGTGATGGCATTGGGTGTTAAGAAATGTATTGACCATAGTGTTAAGGCTATAAAATAAATTTATTTTCCTAATCATTTCATAAAAAATATAGGAAGTCTACATTTTGCAAAACAGCCACATGTAAATTTAGTTTATAACTAAAAGATAAAAATATTAGTGAATATTTTCTTGCATTAGTATTAATTACATGAGTTAGTGTTAAACTCAATTTTTAGGTAGTTAATCTGTAGCATACGTTTGTTTGGAGGGGAAATGGTTAGAGACAAGAAGGCCGAAGATCTTGAGCAAAGAGGACTATGGCGCAGGGCTGCTGTTCGCTGGCAGGAAGTACTGATGGATTATCGACAGGAAGGACAGGTAGACCAACGAATATATGTTAGAGAACAAATACGCCGCTGCATGAAGCAGGCGGTGCCAAAAAACATTGCAGCCAAAGATGTTAGCACATCAAAAGAGTTACGTAAAGCTACGATACGAATAGAAAAAGAAATGGGAATACACCGAGACAGAAAGAAAGCGCATGGAGAACTATATGTTTATAGGAAAAAATAAAATTTATAAACGAAAGGTTTTACTGCTATGTGTTTTGCATTATCTGTAGAAAATTCAGGTGGCGCAAGGAATCTTGAACTGCTATACTTTATTTTACCAGTTTCATTGGGACATAGATATCACACACAGGCTACATGGTTTTTATGAGATGATTATTCAATACCGGATACAACAATGAAAAACGTGCTTTTTCTAGAAAAAATACTTGATTATCAAAAAAATAAAGAGACAGATTATCCTGTTCAGGAGCATTTGCTAATGCAATTATGTATCCGGATTAGCAATAAAATGCAGGACGTCATATCAGATGCGCTAGAGAAGCATAAAATAAACAATACCATGTTTATGGCATTATCATTATTATATTTTACTGATGGTCATTGTTTATCCCCATCTGAAATTAGTAACCTGTTGCAGGTTTCTAAAACAAATATAACGCGAATTACAGATATCTTAGAAAAGCAAAACCTTATCAAACGTGTTGATAATGAACTCGATCGCCGAGGTAAAAATTTATGTTTAACATCAGATGGAGTTTTATTTATACAAAGAATGATACGTGTGCAAAATATAATCATGAAGAAAGTTTGGGAGGGATTATCTGACGATGAACTAAAAATGTTCGAGATGATAAATAAAAAAGCACTGAATAATTTTGATTAGAAATCATGAGTATCGTTAAATGAACATTTAAAAACACTTGCAAACTATAATGCATTTATATAAATAACTACCAACTTCTAAGTTATATAAGTAGAAGGTTGTTATTAATTGATGTGGTATGTGATATAGTGTTCATTATCTCAAAGTTATTTTTTGGATATAGAGCTGACTTTATTTCTTAAAAGGCTTTATTCACGACTTAGGTCATTTATTTCTAATTTATGGATCATGTAATAATAAAAATGTTTTACTTCCCATGTTGTTAGAATAATCATCCTCTCATGTACTGAAATAGCTCCTCCTGTTATTTGGGATACATTATCAAGTAACATTGATTTTAAGTTGTTGCAACATTTTGGTTATAGATGCCTAACAATCATTAAATCTCAGTTAATTCATGTGTTGTTGCACTTTTTCGTTTGTGATAGCATTCGCGGCCCTGTTGGGGGCATAGACACTCCAATCTAAATATTTCTGGAAGCAAATGCTTTTACTCGCAGTTGCAAATGTTCGTTAACTCGTTCATTAAGAAATTATGTCAATGTTACGTTTAAATAAAACCTATAAACAACAACGTTTCCGCTATTCCGCCTTGGCTAGATGTGTGGCATGGGCAAACATCTCTGTTCAGGTTCTTTTCCCATTAGCTGTCACTTTTACACCGTCAATGACAGCTCAAGCGCATAATGCGGCTTTGCCACGTCTAAGTACGGAAAATACTGCGGTTGCTACTGACAATAATACAGAAAAAAATATCGCGTCGGTTGCCGCGAATGCCGGTAAATTTTTAAGCAGTCAGCCGGATAGCGATACGACTCGCAACTTTGTTACCGGAATGGCTACGGCTAAGGCCACCCAGGAAATCCAGGAGTGGCTCGGGAAATATGGCACCGCGCGCGTCAAACTGAATGCCGATAAAGATTTCTCGCTGAAGGATTCTTCGCTGGAAATGCTTTATCCGATATATGACACGCCGACAAATATGCTGTTCACTCAGGGGGCAATACATCGCACTGACGATCGCACTCAGTCAAATATTGGTTTTGGCTGGCGTCATTTTTCAGGTAATGACTGGATGGCGGGGGTGAATACCTTTATTGACCATGATTTATCTCGTAGTCATACCCGCATTGGTATTGGTACGGAATACTGGCGTGATTATCTTAAGCTGAGCGCCAATGGTTATATCCGGGCTTCTGGCTGGAAAAAATCACCGGATGTTGAGGATTATCAGGAACGCCCGGCGAATGGCTGGGATATTCGTGCTGAGGGTTATTTACCTGCCTGGCCGCAGCTTGGCGCAAGCCTGATGTATGAACAGTATTATGGCGATGAAGTTGGGCTGTTTGGTAAAGATAAACGCCAGAAAGATCCACATGCGATTACCGCTGAAGTGAATTACACGCCAGTGCCTCTTCTGACACTGAGTGCAGAGCACAAACAGGGCAAGAGCGGTCAGAATGACACTCGCTTTGGCCTGGAAGTTAACTACCGGATTGGCGAGCCTCTGGAGAAACAACTCGATACAGACAGCATTCGCGAGCGTCGGGTACTGGCAGGCAGCCGATATGATCTGGTTGAACGTAATAACAATATAGTTCTTGAGTATCGCAAAGCTGAGGTGATCCGTATTGCCTTGCCAGACCGTATTGAAGGTAAGGGCGGGCAGACGGTGTCTCTTGGCCTCGTGGTCAGCAAAGCAACTCACGGCCTGAAAAATGTGCAATGGGAAGCACCGTCTTTGCTGGCCGCAGGCGGTAAAATTACCGGTCAGGGTAACCAGTGGCAAGTAACGCTCCCGGCTTATCGTGCAGGCAAAGACAATTATTACGCGATCTCTGCGGTTGCATACGATAACAAAGGCAATGCCTCGAAACGTGTGCAGACTGCGGTGGTCATTACCGGAGCAGGTATGAGCGCCGATCGTACTACGTTAACGCTTGATGGCCAGAGCCGTATCCAAATGCTTGCTAACGGGAGTGCGCAAAAGCCGCTGGTTCTGTCTCTGCGAGACGCCGAGGGACAGCCAATCACGGGAATGAAAGATCAGATCAAAACTGAACTGACGTTTAAACCTGCCGGAAACATCGTAACGCGGGCCTTTAAGTCCGCTAAATCACAGGCACAGCCAACACTGGGTGAGATCACCGAAACAGAAGCCGGAGTGTACAAGTCTGTCTTCACCACCGGTACGCAATCAGGTGAAGCAACCATTACTGTGAGCGTTGATGGCATGAGCAAAACCGTCACGGCTGAACTGCGTACCACTATGATGGATGTGACAAAATCGACTCTGAGTGTGAATGAGACGTCAGGTGATGTGATTGCCGATGGTCAGAAATCTTACACGTTGACGCTTACTGCGGTGGATACCGATGGCAACCCGGTGGAGGGAGAAGCCAGCCGTTTGCGCTTTGTTCCACAGGACAACAGCGGTGTTACCATTGGCAGCATTTCGGAGATAAAGCCGGGGGTCTATAGCGCCACGGTTTCTTCGACCCGTGCCGGAAACATTGTTGTGCGTGCCTTTAGTGATCAGTATCAGTTGGGCACATTGCAACAAACGCTGAAGTTTGTTGCCGGGCCGCTTGATGCAGCACATTCGTCCATCACTCTGAATCCTGATAAACCGGTGGTTGGTGGTACGCTTACGGCAATCTGGTCAGCAAAAGATGCTTATAACAACCCAGTAACAGGCATCACCCCAGAAGCGCCGTCATTATCAGGTGCAGCCGCTGCGGGTTCTTCAGTCTCAGGCTGGACGGATAATGGTGATGGAACATGGACCGCGCAGATTTCTCTGGGTACTACGGTGGGCGAATTAGTTGTTATGCCGAAACTCAATGGACAGGATGCGGCGGCTAATGCAGCTAAAGTTATCGTTGTGGCTGACGCTTTATCTTCAGGTCAGTCGAAGGTTTCTGTTGCTTCAGATAAAGTGAAAGCAGGAGACAGCACGATAGTGACGCTGGTAGCAAAAGATGCACATGGTAATGCAATCAGCGGTCTTTCTCTATCGGCAACTCTGACGGGGGCCGCAGCTGAAGGGGCGAACATTTCAAATTGGGCTGAGGAAAACGGCGGCACCTATATTGCTACGCTTACCGCTGGTGTAAAAACGGGTGAGATTAGCATTATGCCGCTTATAAATGGTCAGCCCGCCGCCTCAGAAGCAGCGATTTTGACCGTTATCGCCCGGGATATATCATTAACTAATTCCACGCTTGTTGCGGATAATGGAACGCCAATAGTCAAAACAACGACCAAACTGACATATACGGCGAAGGATGCGAAGGGTAATCCTATTAGTGGCCTGAAACCTGAGACACCAGAATTTAGTGGTGTAGCCAATGCTGGAACAGAAAAACCTTCGGTAGGCGAATGGAAAGAGCAGAGCGATGGCACCTATGTTACTACATTAACTTTAGGTTCTGCTGCGGGGCAGTTAGTCATCTGGCCAAGGGTAGACGGCAGAGATGCTGCTTCAAAACCTTTACTGCTGGAGGTTGTGGGTAATACCACCGAAGCAAATATCAACGACATTTCAGTCGAGGTGGATAACCAACTGGCGAATGGACAGTCAGCTAACAAGGTAACACTGACCGTTGTGGACTCCTATGGCAACCCGTTACAGGGGCAAAATGTTACGCTGACTTTGCCTGAAGGTGTAACCAGCAAGACGGGCAATACTGTAACAACCAATGCGGCGGGTAAAGCTGATATAGAGCTGATGTCAACTGTTGCCGGAGAGCGCAATATTACGTTTTCTGTAAATGGCAATCAGAAGTCAGTGACAGTGAAATTCAATGCGGATGCAGGGACCGGACATGCAAGTCTACAGGTTGATACCAACAATCCTAAAGCGGCAAATGGAGCAGATGCCTTTACGTTGACGGCGATTGTTAAGGATCAAAACGGCAACTTGGTTCCTGGAACATTGGTTACCTTTAATTTACCCAGAGGGGTTAAACCGATTACTGGTGATAATGTCTGGATTAAAACCAATGATCGTGGGGAAGCTGAACTGCAGGTGGTTTCCGTGATTGCCGGAACGTACGAAATCACAGCTACAGCAAGAGATAATCAGCCTTCGACGACGCAGAGTATCGAGTTTGTGGCTGATAAAGCTACAGCAACCATTGCCGACATTGCGGTAGCAAATAACTATGCTTTAGCAGACGGGAAGGCTAAACAAACCTACAGAATCAAGGTTGTTGACGCCAATAACAACCTCCTGAGAGGGAGTGAGGTAACCTTGAGTGCAAGTCCAGAGGGGTTAAACCTGTCTCCGAATGGGGAGGTAACAACCGATGAGCAGGGGATTGCTGTTTTCACTGCTACCACAACGAAAGCCAATACATATGTATTAACAGCAACAGTTAATCGGACCAACAGTCAGGTATCGACGAAAACTGCCGAAGCTAAATTCGTTGCAGATGAAAAAAATGCGGTTCTTACAGTATCTCCTGATGTAACTGAACTGGTGGCTGATGGGAACACAACTGCAACGATCAACCTTACTTTAATGGAAGGAGACAATACCGTTGGTGGGACTGTTTGGGTTGACGTTGAGGCGCCGGAAGGGGTGAGTGATGATATGTACAAAATTCTTCCTGCTAAAATAACCCATTTCATTAGTGGCAAAAGTTCTCGTACATTCAGTACCACTGTTGAGGGGGTTTATAAACTGAAATTCACTGCCCTTACATATGGAGGGTACGAAACTGAGTCAAAAACAGTGACTATTCATGCCAAAAAGGCTGATGTAGAGAAAGGAACAAAGTAGTTAAATAAATTAGTAACGGCCACCTCCTCTGGAGGTGGTCAATCATGTGTACTACATTTCTCATTAACGAATTCGATCTCCCTATCTTGGATTTCGGAAAGAAGGTCTTTTTTTACCCGCCAGACATTGCGCTGTTGCATACATTGAGCTTGTTCTGTATGCATAAGGTAAAATGCTATGGGCTTCCCTTCTTCTGTGGCGGATAGCCATCATCGTGAGGGAATATTGCTGGGTGCATTGCTGGTGGTCGATTCCTCACTCACTCCTGTTGATGGATCTCTTCTTGTATGTGCTCGGGATGAGGAATATCGCGTAAAAAGATACCGGAAGTATCCACGTCAGCATCTGGAGGATTTAAGAACCGGTAAGAAGGAAGCATTGCCAAAGGATGACGATGGATGCACGGGCAGCAATGCCGTGTTTGGTGTGATCACTCACATTATCAACGACGTAAGAAGTGGCGAGTTTGATGATTGTCCCGTGATGTAGGAGAACTGATTAGGCGGTGCATTGCACCGCCTTTTTATCACACTGCGCGGAATGCGATTTCGCCAGGTATTACTTCACCTTGCCAATACATTTGGGCAGCAACGCGATCTGCGAGGTCACGATAAATAGCCGTAAATTCGCTATCTGGACGACTAATAACGGTTGGTGTTCCGTTATCCAGATCTTCACGAAGAGAGATATGAAGTGGCATTTGGCCTAACAACTGCGTGTTGTATTTCTCGGCCAGTTTCTGTGCGCCACCGGTGCCAAAAATTGGTTCGTGATGACCGCAGTTACTGCAAATATGCACACTCATGTTTTCGACGATACCCAGTACCGGCACTTCGACTTTTTCGAACATCACAATGCCTTTCTTCGCATCGATCAGCGCGATGTCTTGCGGCGTAGTTACCACAACCGCACCAGTTACAGGAATGTTCTGCGCCAGCGTCAATTGAATATCACCAGTGCCCGGTGGCATATCGAGAACGAGATAGTCCAGATCAGGCCACAGTGTTTCCTGCAACATCTGCATCAGCGCCTTGCTGGCCATCGGTCCACGCCACACCATTGCATTGTCGTCGGTGACCAGATAACCAATAGAGTTGGTTGCCAGGCCATGAGACATGATAGGTGACATGTGAGTACCGTCCGGTGAGGTTGGACGTTGGTTTTCCGCGCCCAGCATGGTTGGAATTGATGGACCATAGATATCGGCATCCAAAATACCAACTTTCGCACCTTCAGCAGCCAAAGCCAGTGCCAGGTTTACCGCTGTGGAGGATTTACCCACGCCGCCCTTGCCTGAGCTGACGGCGATAATGTTCTTAACGCCATTAATGCCTGGTTGGTTTTTGACGCGCTTAAGCGTGGCAATATTGTACGACAGCTTCCAGTCGATAGCCTTTGCGCCAGTGATACGGAGCAGATCACCACTACATTGCTCTTTCAGGTCTTCAAAAGGCTTATTCCACACGAAAGGCATGATTAGTTCGACATGCAGTGTGTCATCCATCAACGCAACATGGTGTAACGCTTTAAGCGTAGTCAGGTTGTGTTTCAGGGTTGGGTGCTGAAAATTAGCCAACGTACCGGCTACCATTGCTCTTAGGGCATCCGGCGATTTGGACTCGCTCATCCCGTCTCCTTTATTTTAATTTGCGCAATTGTCGCCTTGTAGTGTACTCCAGCTACGACATTTAATCATTTATGAGAAATGCTGTTATCACATGGCAGACATAAGGCCATTTTGTTACTATCAAGCCCCTTTTCACTACAAAGAAGTAATGCCTACTATGACCCAAGTCGCGAAGAAAATTCTGGTGACGTGCGCGCTGCCGTACGCTAACGGCTCAATCCACCTCGGCCATATGCTGGAGCACATCCAGGCTGATGTCTGGGTTCGTTACCAGCGAATGCGCGGCCACGAGGTTAATTTCATCTGTGCCGACGATGCCCACGGTACGCCAATCATGCTGAAAGCACAGCAGCTTGGTATCACACCGGAGCAGATGATTGGCGAAATGAGTCAGGAACACCAGACTGATTTCGCAGGCTTTAACATCAGCTATGACAACTATCACTCGACGCACAGCGAAGAGAACCGCCAGTTGTCAGAACTTATCTATACTCGCCTGAAAGAGAACGGTTTTATTAAAAACCGCACTATCTCTCAGTTGTACGACCCGGAAAAAGGCATGTTCCTGCCGGATCGTTTTGTGAAAGGCACCTGCCCGAAATGTAAAGCGCCAGATCAATACGGCGATAACTGTGAAGTCTGCGGCGCAACATATAGCCCGACTGAATTGATCGAGCCGAAATCGGTGGTTTCTGGCGCTACCCCGGTAATGCGTGATTCCGAACACTTCTTCTTTGATCTGCCCTCTTTCAGCGAAATGTTGCAGGCATGGACCCGCAGCGGCGCGTTGCAGGAGCAGGTGGCGAACAAAATGCAGGAATGGTTTGAATCCGGCCTGCAACAGTGGGATATCTCCCGCGATGCGCCTTACTTCGGTTTTGAAATTCCGAACGCGCCGGGCAAATATTTCTACGTCTGGCTGGACGCGCCGATTGGCTACATGGGTTCCTTCAAGAATCTGTGCGACAAACGCGGCGACACTACCAGCTTCGACGAATACTGGAAGAAAGACTCCACCGCCGAGCTGTACCACTTCATCGGTAAAGATATCGTTTACTTCCACAGCCTGTTCTGGCCTGCCATGCTGGAAGGCAGCAACTTCCGCAAGCCGACCAACCTGTTTGTTCATGGCTATGTGACGGTGAACGGTGCGAAGATGTCCAAGTCTCGCGGCACCTTTATTAAAGCCAGCACCTGGCTGAATCATTTTGACGCTGACAGCCTGCGTTACTACTACACTGCGAAACTCTCTTCGCGCATTGATGATATCGATCTCAACCTGGAGGATTTCGTTCAGCGCGTGAATGCCGATATCGTGAACAAAGTGGTGAATCTGGCGTCCCGTAACGCGGGCTTTATCAATAAGCGTTTTGACGGTGTGCTGGCAGGCGAACTGGCTGACCCGCAACTGTACAAAACCTTTACTGATGCCGCTGAAGTGATTGGTGAAGCATGGGAAAGCCGCGAATTTGGTAAAGCGATTCGTGAAATCATGGCATTGGCTGACCTGGCTAACCGCTATGTCGATGAACAGGCTCCGTGGGTGGTGGCGAAGCAGGAAGGCCGCGATGCCGATCTGCAAGCGATTTGCTCTATGGGCATTAACCTGTTCCGCGTGCTGATGACGTACCTGAAACCGGTACTGCCGAAACTGACTGAACGTGCGGAAGCATTCCTCAATACGGAACTGACCTGGGATGGTATCCAGCAACCGCTGCTGGGCCATAAAGTGAATCCGTTCAAGGCACTGTATAACCGCATCGATATGAAGCAGGTTGAAGCACTGGTGGAAGCATCCAAAGAAGAAGTGAAAGCCACAGCCGTACCGGTAACTGGCCCACTGGCTGACGACCCGATTCAGGAAACTATCACCTTTGACGACTTCGCCAAAGTTGACCTGCGCGTGGCGCTGATTGAAAATGCAGAGTTTGTAGAAGGTTCTGACAAACTGCTGCGTCTGACACTGGATCTCGGTGGTGAAAAGCGTAATGTCTTCTCAGGCATCCGTTCTGCTTATCCAGACCCACAGGCACTGATTGGTCGTCACACCATTATGGTGGCTAACCTGGCTCCGCGTAAAATGCGCTTTGGCATCTCCGAAGGCATGGTGATGGCTGCCGGTCCTGGCGGGAAAGATATTTTCCTGCTAAGCCCGGATGCCGGTGCTAAACCAGGCCACCAAGTTAAGTAACTAAACAACCATTCTTCACAATGCCCGGCAACACGCTGGGCATTTTCATATAGACACAATCCCTCCTAATTTACACAAGCCCTAAAACAATTTGTTTTCTACCTTTTGTTGATTGAGATAATAAGCCACATAAGAAAACAAATTATTTAGGAGATGAAGATGTTTGGAACAGCAAAAGAAATCATCGAGAAACTGAAAAACTATCCAGAAGACGAACCCTTACTCATGGTTATGTGGCACAAAGAAGATATTGCTGAAGTAAGGACAGATCTCACTGATGAACAATGCGTACAGGTGATGCAAAAAATCAGACAATGCCATAACGCTGATGTCGGCGTTAATTGGGAGGTTATATCAACTACGGCGAATGAGTTGTTTCCGAACGGGGTGGTAAAATGCTGAAACTCACCAAATTGTATAAGACGACAGTTAGTAGCCCTACCCTCGTTACACAGCATGACTCTGAGTGTCTACCAAATATCTGTTTCGAGCACCATACGATCTCGGACTCAATTGGGTACAGAAACGGAGTATGGGGGAGTCAGGGGAGGGAAGAAAAGCTGCGTGATTACGGTGTCACATAGCAAACCATCAAGAACATTCGAAAGGTGCTCGATGTAGGATTTGATGCGGTACAATTCCACCCTGACGCTGAAATAGAAGATGGTCTGGAAAATTGGAAATTGTGAGGGATAAATGAAATATGCACCATTGGCACTAATATTTTTTGTGCTTTCTGCTAATGCCACGCCAGTTGAAGAGCCTAACACTATCGTGTACCCACGATGCATGAAAATAGATCCGGAAACACACAAGCAATTACCTGGTTACAATATTGTTATGGATATAGGGAATAAATTTAAAATCGTTTCCCCAAATGGGAATTCGGTGATATCCATCTCGCTTGCCCAAAGTGAAAAAGATAGGAACATGTTCGACGCCTCAGTCGGCGATGTTTACTTCTCTCGTTACCATGTTCAACCTGATGGGAACTTTCTATACTCAGCCTGGAGTGAAAAGGCGAAAGTTACAGTGCTGTGTAATGGTAAAAGCGGTGAGCGGCATTACGTTGACCCTATTCATTTCGAGAACTGACTACACAAGTAAACAAATCAATCAGTTGATAATGGCGGTCACAATTTGATTCTTTTCTATAAGAATCCGTTGATCGCCACTACTCCCCTTCCATACCCGCAATCATATCCTTAAATATCAATAAGTTATGGTTGTTTATACAATCAAGAAAACAACTGAATAACAGATCAACGAAACATCAACGCTTTCACCCGATTTGGTCTAAAAAATTGACGTTTTCACACATCACTGCTTATACCCGTAATTCTACGCAGCAGACAGCGCCACAGCGTCCAATTTTCACCGCAGACGACCAAACACACTACCAACAAAAACACACGCTCAAAATCGCTCCCGTTGCGTTACACAACCATATAAACAACTTATTTTCAGGTATAACAAAACAACTAAATAACACATATGCCATTACCAAAAACAACCAACCTCTTTATGGCAGGCTACCGAAAAGACCCACCTCTTCTTCCCAGGCTACCGGACAACCAACCTAACTTTCACAGGCAATCCGAAAACATTCATACGCGCGATACCCACGACACGCCATTCCCCAAACAGCGAAGAAACACCAGAATCACTGAAACCCCAACGAAGCCTGTAACCGCAAGGTTTCTCTCAATCCCAAAAGACACGAAACAGAACAATCACGGGAAACGCCATTACCCAATACACGAATAACTACAAAAGCCTTTCACACACTCCAGACAAACAACTCAAACACAACAACGAAAGGAATCGCCCACCTGCCATTACTCCATACACGGAGAAGAACAATCACCAAAACGACGAGAACACCCCATAGAAGAACCACCGCAAAACGAACGAAACCACATACACCGACAGAGAAAACAACACACCCAATTCACCAACAGAAATAGTCGCCGTATAGAACATTCTGGAAGGAGTGAGCATTAACGCCTATAGAGAGGTTGAGACAGATAAAACACAACATGTATAGCGAAGAAGCCAGGTATGTATAAGTGGGGAGGGAAGGAGGGGTGTCGCCTCCTTTTTCGTATTTATTCAACTCCTGATTTTATCCCCCGTAACACCCCTACGGTCAGCCTTCGGTCCATACAGGGAAAAGGCTGCATCCCGCTACAAAAACGGCTGGGTTGCCTTCGGGGAACGGCTGGGGATTTTCAGGGAAACGGTTGAGTTGCCTGTGTGGATTTCGGGAAAAGGCTCGATGCCGGTTCAGGAACGGCGGCGTACCGGTATAGCGAGAGGGAGAGTTGCGGCTACCCACCTGTAATGTGCGGGAAGAAGAGAGGCGCTCACGTAGGCGGACTTGCTTACCGCTGGATTCCCTCTGAATGCCCAGCTACAGCGTAATTGTGCCAGACAGTCAGCGGGTCACAATCGATTTCAGTAGGTTTTCGGGGAGAAGAAAATTCTGCCCACCAGCCCTGCGGCGCGCGTAGAGCAGAATATCGTAAATACTGGTTCCCGTGTCGTTCCCGGATACTCACTACCCGCCTGGCTTTCCCGACATAAAATCCTTTTCCGCCTTTGTCTTATTGCGATAATAACACCAACAAGTAAACAACATGTTTAGACGTTATATAAACGAAGTGAGGATGAAGAGATGATTAAGATGCCTGTGACGGTTGAGGTGTGGGGCGTGGATTCCCTGGCTGAGTGTCTGGATGCAGTGGGGCCGGAGTTGTACCGCAAGTTGTGGTCGTTCGTCCCGGCAGAAGGGGAACCGCCCAAGGGGAAGGATATCTGGCACCTGCTGAGTGAAGATGAAAAGCGGGAGCTGGTGGACGCGGTACACAGCGAGTTCCCGGGCGACGAAGATTAAGAGTGAGGCCACCAGCACGGTGGCTTTTGTCGCTATTAACCTCCGGGCAGCGCAACACCGTAACGATATACTTTGTGGCCGTTTTCTTACTGGTATTGTTTACGCAATTCAGAAAACAACATGTTTAAGGATTGCTTTATGTTTACAAATATCGACATCAACCAAATCAAGAAATTAACTCAAAAAGAGTTTGATCAGTTTTATGAGTTAGAAGGTTGGTCTTCCACTCTGATCAATTCAAGATGGGTGCTGGAGCTGATGACTCGTGATGACGCACCTGCTTTGATGATTTGCGACATGGGTGAAGATGCTGACTTTATGGATATGAGCGAATTTTGTGTGGACACATACAACCGCAGCCAGAAGTACTACTTCACATGCGATAGCGAAAATGACGTGATTTCTAAGGTCTATCTTCACCTCGTCCAGCATTGGGACGTTCAGGAGTTTCTTGAAGTATTCGAGTAACCCCAACCAAAGCCAGCATTGCTGGCTTAATTTCTCTATAGCCGCAGGGAAGAACCTGCATATCGCTCATGCGCCTGATCAATATGCTTTGTAGCCGTTTTCTTACTGGTATTATTTACGCCATTGAGAAAACAAGTTGTTTACGGAGTTGTGATGAAAAAATCATTGGTTCTTGGTCTGGACAAAGACCAGAAGAGAAAAGAGAAGCCTGCACTGGTTGCTCAATTAACTTTGCTGGACATCGTTGCCAATGGGACCTCTATTCGTCTGTTCCGTGAAACAGCGGTGTCTTTCGATAAAAACACCTTTACTCGTTATGTAATGAATGTTCGTCGCCAGCGTGGAAAAGGCTGGGTGGCATTTCAAAGAATGTGGCCGGAACATCAGCTCGAACTGGCTTTGATGGAAGTTAACCGCGTGGCCCAGCAAGAAATTCAGAGAGCATCAGTGATGGCAATAGCCTGATAATGTGCAAGTGGTAATTAGTCGACAGTACGACAGCCCCGCCATCCTTACGGGGCTTTTTTGTATTGTAAGTACATACTTACGGCTATAAAATAGAAAAATAATCAAGACACTACGGAGAGTGAAATGACCGTTAAACGCGAAAAACTGACAGTTGATGTTTACTATGCCTCTGAAACCGCCGAAGGTAAGAATGTGGCAAAAATCACCGTTGTTACGTACAACACCGAAACTGGTGCCGAAGTACAGGCCAGTACGATCGTGCGTAAAGGTGATGCCTCCGGCGGCGAGTACGCGACTCAATACCAGTCCATTCTCGATGCAACTGACCCGCTGCTGCTGAAAATCGAGAACTACTTCCGCCAGGTTGATGAAGAGGTGTTTGAAACCATGATGAATATGGTTAATTCCGTATTCACCTCCAGCCTGAACACCAGCACCACCTGGATTGGTCAGTATGGTCTGCGCATTACATCCGGCATTCCTGCTGACACCTTAATCCCTGAAAGCGTATTCGCTTAATCCTCTTTGAATGGCGCGTAAACCGCGCCATTTTCTTATACCCGATAACAATTTGTTTTCTGCCTTATCTACACCGCGATAATTACAACAACAAGAAAACAACGTGTTTATTAGGTGGTGAAATAATATGGAATACATTGTTACTGTCGCTTCGTCAGATCGGGAGTCGTTACTTGAGGCTATCAGAAGCATGGAAAACATCATCATGTCAGAGCAGGAGCTTAATGGCTATCTTGAGATGGATGATTTTCTATCAAAATGGAGGTGAAGAATGACTGACTTCACCATTACCACTAAAGCACAAAATGTATTCCTTGAATCATGGCTGGATTTGCCGGAAAAAGAACAGCAAGAAATGGATCATGTGGATTATGACGAGCAGGTAAGCACGCGATTCTTCCACTTTGAGGGATGCGTTTATGACATTGCCGACTTCATGCGAGATGACCGCTTCCCTGAATGGCACGCAAGCTATCCACTAAACGCCTTTGCCATGCTGATGATCCGTGTGGATGATTCAGGGGATACCATCGACATCGGTCTGCTCCACTGAAGAATAAGGTCACCAATGCTGGTGGCCTTAAATGACCACCCTTTGCCTTACTTCCAGATAGTTGCCTTACAAATCTTCTTTTTAGCCTATTTCATTCAGCGATAATTATCACATCGAAAACAAACGAGGAATTAAAAATGAAACCAGTATTTTTGGGACAAATTGACATTAGTGAATTGTTTTCAGTTAAAGATGGGTCCCAATATGACAGTGATTGCCTTGAACTTAATGGTCTTGAATATGAATACAGATTGGCTATTGTGAATGATGGTAAGAAGACATTTTCTGTCGAATGTTTTGAAAATACTTACTTTAAGCAGGTGTTGAGAATAAGACAGCGTGTGGAGATGTCAATTCGGGAAAACATCAAAAATAAATGTGAGTTTCTTGCGATTAAAAATGAAATAGATGCAATAAACTTTGTTACGTTCACTGATAGTGGTCGATTGGCTATGCTGGAGCTATTTCATCTGATCGTTTCTAATAACAGTATAACAGAAGCCTTGATCAGTCTTTCAACTATAGTATCAAAAGAAAGAGAAAACACTGGCGCTTTAATTGTAGAGGAGCTAGGTGGAATACTCGAGAAGATCAAAAATAAAGAGTTGATTATAGAATATGGCAAGGAAAGTAGAAAAAATAATTTACATTCAGCTTTTCGTTCCCCATATGTTGAGCGTTTAAATGGTTCGGCATCTTTTGTTAATTTAGAGTTTAATAGATTCTTTAGTTCTCTTTTTACAGAGTATGGAATTGTTATTGTGGAGGTAAATAATGAGAATGATGTGCCAAAAATCATAGTGCATTCGATGCCGGATATCCCTTTCAATGAGATTGAGAACAAACTGGAGAATTTAGACGATATAAATATAAAAAGCATGGAAGAACTCATAGAGTATCTGGCCGTAGATGCGGTAGCTATGGCTGATAATGATGTGTTTGGGGTTGGTGCACTGCATGAAGGCTATCTTGACGCCCTTGAACTTTACGGGACTGCTCGCTGGTTTCTGTCAGGATTAGTGGATGATGCGCCTTTACTCATCAATACAGATTATTCTTATTCCAGTTGAAAACAAGGCCACCAGCAGTGGTGGCCTTAAATGACCATCCTGTTCCCCGCAGGCTAAAAACACCAACCTCTTACCTCCAGGCAACCGACAAACCCACCTGTTCCCGTCCGGCTACCGCAACTTTCCACTTTGACGCCTTATTCGTACAACGATAATTAACACCAACAAGAAAACAATTTGTTATTTACGATAAGGAATTAATCATGAATTTTATCGCTACTGTAAACGCACCCGCACATGGCAATATCGCTGTAACGTTCTCTGACATTGAAAAACGAGTACTTGGTGCATGGCGCGACAATGAGACGGTAGAACTGTCAGCACAAGAAAAATGCATTATTGCACGCGACATCATTGGCAATCGTCGTTACTCGCGGGTATTTGAGAAAGCGTATGTGGTAAATTCTGGATTCGGAACGTTCGTCTTTCCGGTGCGCTCCGGGCGATTCTGCCAGTCCAAGCTGATTGAGTTCGCTACGCAGATTTCTGTCTGGATTAAAACTCAATCGTCGTTCAAATTTTCCGACGATAAAGCAGTATCGCAGGGGATGCGGATCGCCAACAATGCAATAAAATGCAAAAACATTACGTATGCCGCTGGCGTTGATACATGGAAACTGTTTTGCGCTAACTTTATGTTGAATGTATACGCAAGCAACCGCATCCACATCCTTGATGGCGTGTAACTGAGAAGAGGGCCAGAAACGGCCCTTTCTCTATAGCCACCAGCTGCCGCAGGGAAATTTTCAGAAACGGCGAGGAACGTATTCATGAGCCGACGGGAAACGGCCAGGATTTTTTCGGGAAACGGCTGCATTCGCCTTTATGTAGAAAAAACATCGGGAAGCTGGTGGAATCCAACCAGCGGTTGTCGGACAGGTGAGCGGGGAAATCATGATGACTTTCGTCGCCTGAGACATCCAGATTTCTTTCGTAGCGTAATCACATACGTGATTAAGTGGTGTGATTATGTGAAAAATCACGCGCACATAATACGCGAGCGGATACGGAACAAAACAAAATGCCGATCCGCGCCGACAAATAAACGCGGATCATAAAGCAAGACTAAAAGCCAATGATTAACCATACACCATAACGCAATATAACGCGTTTTAAGCGCGTTAATGCGCTAAGTAATGGGTATATGCTGGTAAGGATATAAAAGCTCGTCTATGGCGTTATTTTTGCGCTTATTTTTATGTTGTTGGAGTGAGTCAAAGACAATAAAAAAAAGCGCCATCATTGGCGCGTTATGGTGGAAGTATTGGAAACGAAAAAAGCGCCCATAGTGGGCGCTCGATTTTATTTATGTAAACTGATTTCAAATCCCATTTCTACAAACGCTTTTAACATTAAAAATATATCAGCGTCATTCACGTCTGCTTTTTTTCGCTCCTGGTCGCTCAATAAGTCAATTTTGCGCGTCGTTTCATCTATAAGCTCGACTGCGCGCCCAGCGTAACCAGCGATCCCAGCGATGCGATTAACAAAATATTCATTGCGCACGTTAACGCCAGCGATAATCATAAACATGATTAAGCTCCTTAAAAGCGCCCATAGTGGGCGCCAGATTCCATTAATTACGCTTTGAAAGCATCAGCCAGATAGTTATAGAAATCATTTTTAATAAAGCGATATTGCTGCGTACCAGCTTTTGCGCTTCCCATTCCTTTGACTTTCTCAACAAGTCCAAGACGTTCGCAAAGATTGATCAACTGGTTGGCTTGAGTATAGCCAGCGTCCAATTTAATTTCGCACGCTTTTTTAGCTTCATTCATTAAATCGAAAACAGCGCCATTAGTGAACGTGTCGATCTCGTCGTTAATCATATCGATTAAAGCGAATACACGAGATCCTGACATATCAGCGACGGAATAAACGCATTTACCAGCTTTAATGGATTTAACCAGATAAACCAGTTTTTCCAGTGAATAACTATTAGTCATTGCATCACGGAAAAATACTTCTGGCGCTTGTTTGCTTGCTTTAATCGCATAGTAGAAAACAGAGCATAATTTTTCGTCTTCAACAGCGTTTACAACGTTGTTGATGAAGTAAGCAAGTTTAGTGGTAGCAGCTTGCATATTTGCTTTATCTGCTTTGGTGTGCGTACCATTTTTATAATATTCGTTATATGTTTGAGTTGCCAGATCTGCTTTTTCTTTTAATTCATTTGTTACAACACGCGCAGCTTCAACGATGGATTTTTTAGATAAGATAATATTGGTCATGGTTTTATTCCTTACAAAAATTAAAATGAATTTATTTTTTACTGTCGTTAGCCAGTTCGCTTTCGACGAGTTCAATTATCGATACGCAAAAAAAGATTGCAAGTGTTTTTTTTAGTTTTTTGCAGGGACGAAAGTCCTAGAAATAAAAGCGAGATCGTCGAAGGTGTTCCCTAAATAAATAATTAATTCCGGCTTATAACCTTATATGTTTATACGGAGTAGAATTGGAGGTGTATTTAATAAATGGCATTTAAAAAAATAACCGGACTTAGCCGGTTATTACCCTTATACATTTATCGGACTGACTCTACAGCCTTACGATTGGTGTCAAATAACGCATCAACGAACTGCACAGAAGAGTTGTTCGATTCACATGGTTCATAATTTTCCACTTGTTCACATAGTTGAGCGGTCTTACCAATGTTTATCCCTAATTTTACAGCTGCTGAAAGTTTAAACATGCAAACTGGTACATTCTGAGACGTTGAGCATACGTCATTCATCAGCGACTGAATAATTGCGATATCATCCTTTGCATTGGCCGAAATTGAGTAAACTAAAAATAAAGATGTCAATAGTATCGATTTCATAACTCAAAACGGTAAAATTCGTTCAACCCAATCGAAGAATACAAGTGTTTTTCTGCCGTCTTCTAACTTAAGAGTGACCTGGCAAGCATCAACGCCTCTTGATATCCCTTCTATTTCACGACCGTCTGCCATGTAGACCCTTATAGATTTGCCGTTTTGGTAAGCCTGACGACATATCTTAAAAAAGTCACGACGTGATGGCTGATTGTCAACATAGTCTGGATGTATTGTTAGCCTACCTTTGAACTCGCGAGCAATGCCATCGATTACACCTGATTCAATTGTGCTAATGCGCTCAAGTGGGAGTCTTATACGATTTTCTTTATCATATGGAAGCGGGCATAAATCTAGCTTATTGCGGGAAGGCATTGTCCCCTGAACGTACATGCAAAACACCTGACCGTCTTCAAGCGTGACTCTTACAGGAATGTTGTTTTTCCGCCAGAACATAAGTATGTTTTCAGCATGTTCGTAGTCTCGTGGCCAGACTTCTGCTGGAATGCCGTAGGTGATGTCTTTAACCATAGTCTACCTTTTTAAGTCTTTTTTGGTCATTATATACATCTCTATGATGCGTAGACAGACTAACCGTACATTCCAACAAAAATTGATTATGGAACAAGTTTCATGAAGAATGGGGTGAATAAAAAATACTCATTAGCATTGTTAATAGCGGCTTTACTATTAACAGGTTGTGATTCTGATGAAGAGCGAGCCATAAATCTGGTCGAGAAGGATATTCGCTCTACACTGCTAGATCCTGATGCTGGTCGGTTCACGAATATGCGAGCTATTCAGTTAGGTGAAAATAGCTATTCATATATGGTATGTGGAGAGGTGAATGGCAAAAACGTCTTGAACGCCTATACAGGTGCGACCGCATTCAATGCACACATCTTTGATGTTCGTGAACGTAACCCGATTGTATTCGTTGCAATGGATAAAAATACCAACTCGGCAAGAGAACGATTACGTTTTGAACGCCAAAATCTAGCATGTAAAGAAAATGGTGTGAAACTTTATCTGGAAAACGAATCTAATATCAGGAAGGAAAAAGAGAAAATAGATGATTTAAAAAAAACTCCATTAGGTCAGGCTGTGTTTGATGCTGCAAGTGATTCGACATATGTGAGTAGAGAGTTGGGCGAATCGAGAGGTGTTAGTGAAGTGTATGCAAGAGAAAATGATAAATATGCTCTTGTTAGCGTCACCAATTATGACACTCCTGACTTTTACAAATTTAGGAAAAAAGATAACGGTGAACTAGAACCTGTTAGAGGACTGTCTTACACCGGCTATCCATTCGCGGTTACACTGTGCCATTCTGAACAAACAGATTATGACAAATGCATAACAGAAGAAGAAATCAAGTTGCTTCGAGACGAAAAGAATAAGCTCGATGATTTTGTCGTGCCACCAGAAGAATAACATATACAAAATATTTAATTGCTGTTAACATTTAATCGTTCAGACATAGGGAAAGTCCTATGCCCTCGACAAATCTTTCTGGTATTGTCGAGGGCATGTTTCACATTTATAGGTAGATAGCGTTAATTGGCGTTTTCGTTCTTCTCTTTTTTGCTAATTTCATCACATGCAAGGTTCATTATGTCTATGTTTTCTTGTTTTTGAAGGTTGCCGACAATTTTTTGGCGCAATTCATAAAATCGCTCGCGTGGTATAGCTTCCTTGTTGCCGCTGATGTGAAGTATTGCGTGACAGCTAGGGCAGACGGCAATCAGATCTGTTTTTGGGTTCACGCTTCGTGCACCTTCGCCTTGTGAAAGTGGGATGATGTGGTGAGCGTGTAGCAGCGTTTTCGTTTCTTTACCGTCAATTTCCTTGCCGTATATTTCCGACATCGTTCTGCAACATAGTTGACACCTGTAGTCTGCGTTTGCCAGAACGTCATTCCTTAACCCGGATACGCGGCTACGATGTTGCGACTGGATTAATCTTGTTTCGCCCTCTATATATTCCTCAACTTCTTCTTTCTGGAGGTCGTAGCTGATTTCTTCTTGAGTTACGTTGTCTTCTGCTTTGGCTGAGACTGCATGAATCTCTTTCTTATTCAACGAGAAAGGTGATTTGAGAGCATCAGCACTGTTTTGCCCTCTTGAATGTTGTGATTTTAGAGCAAGATTGTAAATCTCTTTTAATTTGACATTTTTTTTGTTTGTTCTAAAGAACTTTCTGCTCTCTACTTGTGAGATAATCCCTGATTCTATATATTGAATTAACACACGAAGAAAATGTTCTATAGATTTTTTACTTTTGAATGAAAAGGAATAGCCGACTTTCTTTCTCAACTCGTTTTCGCTAAAGAACTCTTTCAGATTTTCGTCGTCAGTCAGGTTAATGGTTGCACCTGCCCAGGTTGAAGCTTCTACAATTTCAGGAATAACCTCTTGGTCGCCAAGCTGATTGTTTATTTCATCCAGCATTTTAAAGACTGTCAATATTGGATACGGATTCGTCACCAGACCGTTAGAGGATTTCGTTCTAGGCCCATTCTTTTTTATAATGATGGGGTGCTGTTGAGAAGTTTTCTTTAATTGTAAATAATAAAGGTTTATATTATTATTCGTTGATATACCTGCCGGTTTTATCAAGGATAATTTTTCATCACATGCAATATCATCTATTATATTTCTTAGGTCACACGTTTTTATAAATTGACGCATATATCCTCCGAATTTCTTCGGAGGCGGAGCCTACAAATATCGTTCAGCCAATCAAGAAATTTTTTCAGCCGGAGGTGTACATTTCAAAAAATGTGACGAATGTCACATGCAGGTGCTCTCATACACCTGCATGTAGACTATTAATCATTCAATAATCTATATTTTCTTTTGATTAAATCTTCACCTTTTTTGGTGAACACAAAACCAAATTGCGATTTTTTGTTTAGACGAAGGACTCTGTTATCCAACGCATCGGTTGATGGAATCAATGTTTGATCATCTATCCAATTAAGTAGCGTAAGAAAGTTCAGCAGCCTCAACGTTGTTGTGCGAAGCTCTTTCGATATATTTTCAATGCTGGCAATTCGTCTTTCTTTTTTCTCAGGTGGTACAGATAATTGTTCTTGAGGTTTCGTGGATAGATAATCAATTTCGTTTGCTGCATCGAATGATATGTGTGGCGTAATTTTGCTAAAAAAGCCTTTCGCTGACTCACTTGATAATAAACCAGACCTATTCATATCGTTTGTTATTCTGTACAGGAGTGGACTGTGTTTCATTTCAGGATAACGTTGATAAAAGTTAAGCAATTCAAAAGCAGCATTAGCGCCAACAAGAAAATCAGAAGGATCGCTGACTTTCCAGAAAGAATGATTTTTCTTAGCGCCAGTGGTGTCAACAAATGATAATTCTTTTAACCAACTCATGATGTGCTCCTTTCTAACAAGTGAGCACATCATAGAATTAGTAGATAGGGGGTAAATATGAAATGTTACGGCAACCTGCTCAGTATTTCCTCTAAATCTTTTTTTGTCATATTGGAGTTTTCATAGATGCGCATGATTTTCTCACGCGTCTTAGCGGAAACCCCAACGGCAGATGTGACTTTGTCAAATTCAGCCATAGTCATCGTCTCCAGAATGGCATTGATAACTTCAGCCTTAGACATCTTGATTTTTTTCTCTTTGAGTTTTATTTGAAATTTTCCAAGTTTTTCATTGGCCTTATCAGACAATGCCACTTGGCAATAAGTTGTTTTTTTTTCGCTCATAACTAATCTCGTTTCAGAATTCCAAAATCGAATGCGCCATCAACAGGCAATACACCTTCCGCAAAGCCAGGTGTGGTGTCGATGATGTGTTTTCGCTCATAAGAGTGAGACAACAGGTATTTGTTGCTAGTGTCAATGAAATCAGTGATAAAACACACGTTTGCCTGATTCTTCTTGGCTCGTAAGCCACGACCGACACGCTGCCTCATTTCAACTTCTGCTTTCCCACCACCAGCCAGAATGACCGCACCAACGCTTGGCACATCAACACCGACATCCAGAATAGTCGAGCCTATTAAAACATCTATGTCGCCAGACGCTAAACTGTTCAGCTTTGCTTGCCTTGTCGACTGGTTCGATTCCCCATAAATGAAGTCAACTCTAAGGCCGGACTCTTTCATCATTTCCATCAGGATTTGCCCGTGGCGTTTAAGACGAACCAGAGTCATACAATTGAGAGAATGTTGCTTATAGAGCAATGCTTCGCGAACAATGGCCTCATTACGTCCCAAATTATACACGATCCCCAACTGATAAGCCTTTTGGTAGGCAGTGCTCATACCTACTCTAAAATTGAGGTATTTGTTGGCAAGTTCTGCCTTGATTCTGGCCTCGTCCGGCTTGTAGGCAACTTTATGATAAAGGAAGTATGGTTTTGCCAGAATGCCTCTATCAATCAGGTACTTTTCTGTGACTTTAATTTCAATTCGCCCGGCCACCGCCATCAGGCGCATGTTGGCTTCCGTCGAATCCTTCATGAACGGCGTGGCTGTAAGCGCCAGACGATAGTCTGCGTTCACACATAATCTGGCGATGTCATAGAAATTTGAGCCTGAAGACTCATGCGCCTCTTCCAGAATAAGAAGAGAGACACTTGAAAGGAAGCGTTTCACCAACTCCCGACGTTTGAGGTGGTAGCTTTTCTTATCTGGTGTTGCATCGCGTGGTGGTTCTTCGAGGAAACTTGCAAGAGTTTGAACTGTAGCGACGTTGATATGTCGTGATACCTGGAACTCACCCGAGCCAATGACTCCAACCTTTTGGTCCTTTAACCACGGTTCGCCATTTTCGGCGCGGTAGTCGATGGATCTCTGGAAGTTTTCGGCCATTTGAAACATCAGAACAGAGCGGGTTGTTAAAAATAATGTCATTCGACCGATACGTGCAGCTGCTTTGCAGGCAACGTTAGATTTCCCACCACCAGTAGCGATCTGGGCAATCATCATTCCCTCGCGAACTAGTGTTTCCACAGCCTGATCCTGATATGCATAATCAGGATTGTATGGGAATGGGTTAACCGCCGGATTTGGCTTTCCAAGCGCCGGGGCTTTGTCTTTGCGGATATGAACACATTTGATGCCCGCCTTGTTCAAGTTCGCCGCTACAGGCTTGGCAAAGCCAGCAGGGAACGAGTTTTTACTCCAGTTGAACATCGTGCTTGTGCCCTTCCAGTCGCCAGTCTCGACTTCGTAGCTCAACATTTGCTGCACCAGTTGCTTTACCTTGTCATCTGCGCCAGAAATAAGCGCATTTACTGCGTTAGATACAATCCGAACAGTCATAAACCTCTTTCCTTAGTGCCTTTTGTATGTTATTTGGCTATTATAATAAGTAAGTGATTACTTAGTGGATTGTAGCAATAAAATGGATGTAAAAATCACGATTTTGCAGGTTGATGTTGCCAACCTTCGCCCGAATACCTGGAACACCAATTCGGTTGGTGCGCAGAATTTTGAAAAACTGAAAGGTTCTATCGAAAAATTGGGCTTTTTTAAGCCAATTTTGGCTCGTGAACTTGAAGATGGATTTTTTGAAATCCTCGGCGGCGAACATCGCTGGCGTGCTGCTATTGAGCAAGGAATTTCAACGGTTCCGGTGCTTTCTGTGGGCAAAATTAGCGATGTCGTAGCTAAACAGATGTCACTGGTGGACAACGAGCGATACGGTGAAGACGACCAAATCGCATTGCAACGCTTCATTGAAGAAATTCAGTCAGAACTTGACTATCAACTGTCTGAAATCGCCCCGTATGACGACGAAATCTCGATGGTTTTAGCAAAAGAGGCGGCAATCGACCTTGAAGCACTGGAGGCGTTGTCTCGTGGTAGTGATGAGCCTGTCGATACCGACAAACGAGAGAAAACCGAACGTGTGGGTGCGGAACATCAGACCATGCGCTTCAAAGTAACTTTCGATGCGTCAGATCGTGTTGCAGAAACCATAAAAAACATCATCAAAGAGCAGGCTATTAACACCGGTAATGAAATGGAGAACGCTGGTGAGGCTCTGGTGTGGCTGGTCGACTACTACAAGGAGCGTATGTAATGACCAAAAAGTTTGAAATCGTATATCGCGACCCGGCAGATCTTATTCCCTATGAGATGAATGCCAAAAAGCATGATGAACAGCAGATCCGAGATCTGGCCGCAGCCATTAAAAAGCGCGGATTTGACCAGCCAATTACGGTCGATAAGAACGACGTAATTATTACTGGCCACGGCCGCCGTGAGGCTGCAATTTTTGCTGGACTTGAGCGCGTACCGGTTATTGTTCGCGATGATCTCAGTGATGACGAGGTTCGTGCGAAGCGCCTTGAAGATAACCGACTTGCCAGCATTGATTACGATGCAATTAAGCTACAGAAAGAGCTTGAGTCGCTTGTTCTGGACGATATCGAGGTTTTCGGCTTTGAAGAGCGTGAGTTGAATGTTCTCGTTGGCAGTATGACAGAAGAAATGGACACCGATTCGCTAGTTATCGATCTTGGCGAAGAAACTAAACGACAGAAGGATGAACACACCGAGATCAGTCGTGAAGTTGCAGCGGAAGAAGTACGTGTTGTCGACGTATTGGGCTTTAAAACGCTCCCTGCTGGCTCTGCCATTGTTGTTGGTGATTTGCTTGCCCACATGGAAGAAATGACGGGAGAAAGCGGGGTAGACGCATTTGTGGCATATGCGGAGAAGATCTCTTCCGGGGAGATGGCTGCATGAGCAAATACATCATCAACGTATCGTTTCAGACACGCGTAAATAAAACCACGCGCACGTTGGAAATCGCTGAGTCGTTCGGGCTTGGCCTGGACGAAAAAGAGTGGACGCTTTACGACAATCTGGAGCTGGAAGTGAAGCAGGGCGATGTGGTGTACATCACCGGCCAATCCGGTTCTGGCAAATCCGTTGTGCTGCGCGAGTTGCAACGCCAGATGAAGGATGAAGGGCTTTCTGTAGCCTCCATCGATGATTTTACCTTCGATAATGAGGTTAACGTCATCGATCAGTTGGGCAAAACGACCAGTGATGCGCTTGGGTTGTTATCTATGGCTGGTCTGAACGATGCATATCTGTTTGTTCGCAAGCCTTCTGAAATGTCAGACGGCCAGAAATATCGTCTCAAGATTGCCAAACTGATTGAGTCAGGCGCTAAAGTGTGGGCTGCTGACGAGTTCGGTGCTGTTCTAGACCGTGTAACCGCTCAGGTTGTGGCATCTAACCTCCAGCGTGCCGCTCGAAAGGTTGGTGCGACGGTAATGGTGGCGACGACTCACGAAGACCTGAAGAACGCGCTGCGCCCGGATATGCAGATCACCAAGCACTACAAAGAACGCGTGAAGGTGGAATATCACAATGGTAGTCATGATGAGGTTCATTTATGACGGACATCATCATTAAACGCTACCGCCCTGAAGAGTTTCCGCGTCATCTGGACTTTCTGGAGCGAATGACTGTTACAAAGGGAACTGTAGAGGACTGGCACGCTCTTAAGTCGCTTCACTACAAAACAGACGGCAAACCTTTCGCGCCAACTTACTATCGCTGCGAACTTGATGACCGTCTGGTGGGCGTCGTGGTTATGGCTTACCCGAAACTACTGTTGGCACCTCGCCACCGCATGTTTCCTAAGTTGAAACCAACCACTAATACCACCGTGGCTAACCAGTACTGGGGTCGGTACGTGAATAACAACTTTGCGGTGATCAGTCGCTCAGTTGTGGATACTCAGTATCGTGGCGTAGGCGTCTCTTATCGAATGATTAACCTGGTTAGCAGGATGCATGACCGGCCAATCATTGAGATCCAGTCCTCGATGAGCAAATACAATCCCTTCGCCATGAAAGCAGGGTTTAAGTTCATCCGCCCTGAGCGACCGAAGAGCTATGAAAGTGCACTGCGTGTATTCCAGCGCCATTTCCGTTCTGACCCGGGTGATAACGAGGCGATCGTCAAAGAGTTGTTCGCAATGAGCGAGTCTCGTCGTCGCCGTGCACTGCGTGATCTGGTGGCGGACTACCACAAGAACAGTTCCCTGGCAAAAGCTGGGCGGAATCGTGGCACGACGATTCAGGACATTGCCGACAGTCTGGTGGACGAGGCCAGCATTGTGAAGCTGCTCAAGGACATTCACAACCTGAGCTTTACGTCTCCGTTGTATGGTGTGTACCGAAACCCTGACTTTGGCCGTCGACTGCCTGACACGCTGCCACTGCTGGCATTCGACAAACAACCTTTGGATAAACCGTTAGAAATTGCTTTACCGGCATAAGGATTTGCCATGACGTTAACCGACAAACAAAAGGACATCATCAAAACGCTCAATCTCGGTTATGAGCGAGGTCATCTACTTGATCTGGACGAATTGCTTGAAGTTTTGCCGTACAAGACAACAAAGCAAAGTATCCAGTTCTCAATTCGCGCTCTGATAAAAAAGGGGCTGGTGGAGAAAGGGCATACGCGCCAACGCAGTGACAATCGCTATCACCGCCGGACTCTTGGGTTAACCACTTTAGGTCGAGCCAAAGCGAAGTTACTGGTGATGTAATCGGTCTGGGAGCTTATTTAAAGACCTGCTTCTGTATATATAAATAATAAGTAACTTATTAAATATATACGGAAGCAGGCTTAGTAAGACATGCCCAGACCTAATTAAACACCCCAGAAAACAAGTTGGTTAGCATACGCAGTAAACAAGTTGTTTTAGAGCGCATGGACGCGCTCTGTGTGTTTTAGAGGGATCTATGACGGTCGAAAAAGACGAGGTAAAAACTCGCCTGACACCAGCGGAGTGGGCCGAAGCTGAAGCCAAATGGACGTCAGGCGAATATACACTCTCAAAGCTGGAGGAAGAGTACGGCATTCGTCGTGAAACACTCTCCAGACATTTCAAAAAGCGAGGATTAGAGAAAGGCGCGGACTCTGTTGGGAAGATGGTTCGTGAGTCTCTTAAATCTGACGCAGAGCTTCGCGCTAAAGCTCGTGCGGAAAAGATAGAAGAACGTCGTACACGTTATGACGGCTGGGCGTATGCGTTGGGGCAGATGGTGATGGTCGAAGTCACTACGGCCAAACGTGAGGGTAAGCCTTTAGGGGCGATTGAGGATTCTCTCAAGAGCTTACAGAGAGCCAGTAATACCCTTGCAAAATGCTTTGAAGTTTCGTCCAAAGCATTGGGCATGGATCATGCGGAAAATGACGAGGAAGAAATTCCGAACCTGGTATTTGGTGAGCTTACGCCTTCCCAGGTGGCGAAATTACGTCAGGAAGACGACGAGCCTGAAATCATCGATGACGAATTGCTTGAGACGTTGGAAGAAGAAGCTCTAAGCGAATTTGATGCGACAGATGATGGAAGTGAAGGGGAGGACGAATAATGGCAATCCCGTCCTCGCTCAGTCTTGTGCAACTGCATTCTGGACAGATGAAAGTCTTCCAGTCTCCGCATCGATTTAAAGTTGTTTGTGCTGGTCGACGCTGGGGAAAATCCCGGTTGTCGATCTCCACTATTATTCGTGCGGCGGCAAAGGAAAAAAAGCAAAGGGTCTGGTATGTCGCTCCTACTTACCAGATGGCTCGCCAGATTTTGTGGGACGATCTACAGGAAGTTCTGCCTCGTAAGTGGGTTAGGAAAAAGAACGACACCACGATGACAATCGTGTTGAAGAACGGTTCGGAGATCGCCCTCAAAGGTGCTGATAAGCCTGACACTCTGCGCGGCGTAGCGTTGCATTTTGTAGTGCTTGATGAATTTCAGGATATGAAGGCTGACACCTGGTACAAGGTGTTACGACCTACTCTTTCATCGACACGCGGCGGTGCACTGATCATTGGTACGCCAAAAGGCTTCTCGGAATTTCACAAACTGTGGACTATAGGCCAGAACGTAGAGCTGCAAAGAAAGGGACAGTGGAAGAGCTGGCAGTTTGTAACTGCCGATTCTCCGTTTGTGCCTACGGCGGAAATTGAAGCTGCTAAGAACGATATGGACCCGAAATCGTTCGCTCAGGAGTACCTGGCGAGCTTTGAGAACATGTCCGGGCGCGTTTACTACCCGTTCGATCGTAACGTGCATGTAAAACCGCTTCAGTTCAACCCTCGGTTGCCTATATGGGTAGGGCAGGACTTCAACATTGACCCGATGTCTTCAGTAATTTTGCAACCTCAGCCAAATGGTGAGCTATGGGCAATTGATGAATTGGTGCTCTTTTCCTCTAACACGGCAGAGGTTTGTGATGAGCTTGAGAGACGCTTCTGGCGCTGGAAATCACAGATAACGGTATTTCCAGATCCGGCAGGTGCTTATCGCCAACATGCTCGCGGGGAGTCTGACGTCGACATTTTCAAAGAGAAGGGATTCTTACGTGTCGATTATTCGAAAAAGCACCCGCCAATTGCGGATCGTGTTAATGCTGTTAACCGAATGCTGATGACCGCATCTGGAGATATCCGGTTGTATATCGATCCGAAGTGCAAGCATTTGATTGATTCACTGGAAAAAGTCATCTACAAGCCTGGAACACGAGATATGGATAAGACAGGTGGCATTGAGCATAGTGCAGACGCATTGGGCTATCCAGTACATCGTAGGTATCCAGTCAAAAACCGTGTTATTCTTGGTGGTTCTCGATAGGTAGGTAATTATCTAAGGTTATTCAAATGGAATTGAACGATAAACAAATTAAGGATCTGGTGGCGCGACGCCACCCGGAATACGAAAAGAAAAAAGAACATTGGGACTTCCTCGCCAGCACTTACGCTGGCGGGCGTGGTTGGTTTACAGACAATATCTTTCGTTACTTTAAAGAGGGAGATCAGGAGTTTAAGGAGCGAGTTGAGCGTGCTTATCGCTTCAACCACACTCGTGAGGTGGTAAACCTCATCAACAAATATCTCTTTAAAGAAGACATTCATAGAAATATCGAAGAGGCACCAGAGCAGATCCGCAATTTCTGGAAACGTGCGACTCGCCAGAATGCCTCTATTGACTCATTTATGGCCGCTATTGATTTGCAGTCGTCTATTTACGGTCGCATATGGGTTGTTGTCGATAGCACGATGAGTGGTGATGTTGAGTCAGTAGCTGACGAGAAAAAGAAAGATGCTCGCGCCTACGCCTACTGGATTTCACCTCAGCAAATGCTGGATGTGGCATGGGACGACGACGGGAATATGTTGTGGGCGTTAATTGTGGAGGTCGCTCGTGATGACGCAGATCCTTTTACTTCTACAGGTCAGGAATACCAACGTTATCGTCTGTGGACACAAAACGAGTGGTATCTGTTCCGTGAGGAAGTGAAGAAGGGCGCTGGTGGAGCAGGTCGCCGTCAGGCAAAAGTTATTTTAGAGGATAGCGGTGAGCATAATCTCGGCGTAGTTCCTGTGTTTCCTGTTGATTGTATTGGAGAAAGTGAATCACCGTATTTCAGCCCATCGTTGATCGATGATATCGCTTATCTTGATCGTGCGGTTGCAAACTATCTGTCAAACCTTGATGCCATTATTCAGGATCAGACATTTAGCCAGTTGGCTATACCGGTACAGTCGCTTTTACCTGGTGATGAAAACCACACTAAAGTGCTTGAAATGGGCACAAAGCGAGTCTTCACCTACGATTCTGAAGGTGGAAACCAGCCGTTTTATCTGTCACCAGACCCGAAACAAGCTCAGATGATCATCACTACGATTAAGACGGTGATTAACGAAATCTACCATTCAGTTGGTGTAGCTGGTGAGCGAACGAAGCAGGACAACGCACAGGGAATCGATAACTCATCTGGTGCCGCAAAAATGTATGACTTCCAGCGTGTAAATAGCTTGCTTGTCACAAAAGCAGAGCGTCTGGAAAGGGCTGAACGCCAAATCATGCTACTGGTTGCGAAATGGATGGGGGTAGATCTGGACGAAGACCACTCTTTAATTGCGTATCCAGAAAGTTTCGATATTCGTGGCCTTACAGATGAATTTTCTGTTGCCGAGAAACTGTCATTACTTCAGGCACCGGGCTCTGTACGTCGTCACCAGATGGAAATGCTTATTGAGAAGATTTTCCCGAACATTACTGAGGCGATGAAAAAGGAATTTGATAAAGATCTCTTGAATTTTCCGCCAAAAAATGATCTAAATACCCTTGAAAATAAGTCAGTACTTACTTATGATCGTGGTGCAGCCCAAGAAAGCGGGCAAGATCAACCCCGAGGGAATGGGGACTCATCTACTCAAGAGAACGAGTGATAAGTAACAAAGGGAATTTTTATGAAACTGTGGCAAATGCTTTTGGCCCGTCGTGGTCTGATGGATGTTGCTGAAGCGCATGAGCGTGGAGGCGCTGGCGGTGTAGCTGCTGATAATGAGCAGAGTACACAAGATCCTGACAAACAGGGTGAACAAAAAGAGCAGCCGAAGGGTGATGACGAATACGCTGGCATGACTCATGAAGAGTTACTGGCCGAACTTCGCAAAACCAAGAAAGCTGGTGCTGAACTGCTGAAAGAGAACATGAAGCGCAAAGAGAAAGAGCGCACATTGGCCGATCAGCTTGCTCAGTACGGTGATATCGACCCGGCGCGTGCTCGCCAGCTTTTAGAAGCTGAACAGGCCGCAGAAAACGCACGTCGTGAGGCGGAGCAAGCTGAACTGGAGCGTCGTGGTGAGTTCGATGCTGTTAAAAAACAGATGATCGAAGCACACCAGGCAGAGCTGGCACAGCGTGACGAACGTTATGCAGCACTGGAAAGTGAAAACGCATCACTGAAATCTCAATTAGTCGAGATGACCGTGGGCGCTTCCTTCAGTAACTCTCTCTTCCTACGTGACAAAGTTCTGATGACTCCGGCAAAAGCCCGCGTGATCTACGGTTCTCATTTTGAAGTGGGTGAAGACGGTAGCGTAGTGGGTTATGACAAACCGGCAGGTCATAAAGAACGAGCTGTTCTGGTTGACGGTGAAGGTAAGCCGTTGCCGTTTGAATCCGCGATTGAACGCATTGTGCGGGCAGATCCGGAAGCTGACGCATTGATGCGTAGCGAAGCCAAGCAGGGTGTAGGCTCACATTCCAAATCAACCTACACAATATCCCAACCGAAGAACAAGTCGACTATGGATAAGTTGGCCTCCGGTCTGGGGAAAATTGGACTTAAGTAACATCTAAATCAAAGGGAATTGATAGATGCCATTACTGCGTGAAGAAGCTGAAAAGCTGTCTAACAACGAACTTGAACAGGGTGTGATCGAAACTATCATCGATCGCGATGACCTGTTTGCCATCCTGCCTTTTATGAAAATTAATTCAAAGGCATATCTGTACAACCGTGAAAAAACGCTGAGTGAAGCTACCTTCATCGACGTTAACGACACCATCCCTGAAGGTGCAGCAACCTTCGAAGAATGCGTTGCGAAACTGCGTATTCTGGCTGGTGACGTAGACGTTGATAAATTCCTGGCAACCACTATGGCCGACACCAATAACCAGTTGGCTATTCAGGTTCGTCAGAAAGTTAAAGGTCTGGCTCGTGCGTTCCGCCGCAACCTGATTTTGGGTGACTCCAGCTCCAACAACAAAGCGTTCGACGGTATTCCACGCCTGATGCACGCAGATCAGAAGATCGATATCGCCGGTGCATCTATGACTTTCTCTATGTTCGACGAACTGGTCGATGCGGTGAAAGATCTTGGTGCTGACTGCATCATGATGCGTTCAGAGCACCTTCGTGCTTACCGTGCGCTGCTGCGTACAGTAAATGTAGGTCCGTCTGAAATCATGATGGAGAACTTCGGTCGTCCGATGCTGTGTCATAACGGCGTTCCGTTCATCATCAACGACTTCATCCCGACCGATGCTGGCAAAGCAAGCATCTACTGCTTGCATCTGTCAGAAGAGAACGGCGTTACTGGTCTGTATGGCGGCGATAACGCAGGTATCGTTGTTGAAAACATTGGTACTGTACAGAACAAAGACGCAGTACGTACCCGTGTGAAGTGGTACTGCTCTCTGGCGAATAAGCACGATAAGGCTATCGCTGCACTGACCAATGTAAAAATTTAATCAGTGCGGTAGATAAGTAATTATCTATGTTTAAGGGTGGGCTATACGCCCACCCTTTTTGTAGGAGCAAGAAATGCCAGAACAAAAGATGAAGATTACGGAAGAGGCATTTTCGGATTTTACGGGGCATATGTGCCGCGCCGGATTTACCAATTCTATCTCCGATGAACCTTTAACCGAGCGGCAACAAAGTCAGCTATCTGCTTGTTTGCAGGCGGTTTCCCTCTCCCAATCCGTAAACATAACCCCGGCTTCACCGTCAGTTTTGGTTGGGAAAACTGTTCAACTTAGTGCAGGTATTAGTATGGGTAAGAGTGCCAGTTCATTCACCTGGAAGTCAGCCAATGATCAAATTGCAACCGTTAACGGCACTGGATTAGTAACTGGCGTAGCACCAGGCAAAGTAAAAATTACTGCAACTGATCAGGAAACCCAGCTTTCCGCTTCAGTGGAAGTCACCGTAAATCCGGTAGCCGTTCAATCCGTAACGGTAACGCCAGACTCAACCTCTGTTGAGAAAGGGAAATCAGTCAGTCTGAAAGCGAATGTTCAGCCGTCAAATGCGACGAATAAGGCTGTTACCTGGTCTTCTAAAAATGAAGACAAGGCAACGGTAGACCAGAGCGGGAACGTTACTGGTGTAGAAGTTGGCACTGCGACGATTGAGATCGTTTCCCAAGATGGCAGCAAAAAGGCAACTGCAACGGTGGAAGTAACTGCGCCTGTTGTGGCTGTTACTGGTGTCGAAATCGACCCAAATAGCACAACCGTTGAGGCAAACAAAACTGTTCAGCTGACCGCAAATGTCGAGCCTGCAGGAGCCACAAATAAAACCGTTACTTGGGAATCCAAAAATACCGAGTTTGCAACGGTGGACAGCGAAACCGGTGTTGTAACTGGTGTTGCGGCTGGTACTGCCACAATCGAGGTTACTACCCAAGATGGTAGCCACAAATCGACAGCGACCGTAGAGGTCACTGCCGTACAGGAATAACCGATATTGGGCGGTGAAAGCCGCCCAAGTGGAGAGAAAGCGTTATGAAACCAGCAAAAATTGTTTTATTAGAACCGCAATTTTCCGGTTATTCGGGAATGCTGTGCGGCGTTCAGTTCGAGAACGGGGTATCTGTAGCGGAGTTGCCTTTTATCGATCAGCAGAGGATTTGTGCTTCAATGCGAGCGTCAACAGTAGAGGGCAAAAATGTCTCTCCGTCTGCCGCATACAGTGCTCGTGGTGAATTGACAGCAGACCTGATTACCGAGCCAGCAGCGCCTGACATTGTGCCAATGAAACGTGGAACACCAGATGAACCGGCCAAACAGATCCAGGCTTTCACACGAGAAGAGCTGGAGTCCATTGCAGACAACGAAGGTATTGCCGGTCTACGAGTTATTGGTAATCAGGTTGGTGTTAAAGCGAAAGGAATTGTCGAGATGATTGAAGGCATCCTGAAAGCACAAGGCGGTGAGTAATGGCGCAGATCGACTCGTATCGTAGCGGTGAAGCTGTTTCTCTTTCATTTGCCTTCAACGTGCTGGATATCGAATCTGCCACCTACACAGTAAAGGACAGCACCGGGGCTATTCTCGTTGATGGCGAGCCGCTAGAAATTACCAGCGGGCAAATGTCGATTCCGGTTGTCGTGTCGGCTGAATATAACCAGCTCTCTGAGAAAGAACGCGATCTGCGGTACGTCATTGTGAAGGCTGTTGCATCGGGTCTGACGCATGAAGAGCGGCAAATGTATGTTCTGCTGAATAGTTTTGAACTGTCGATACCAGAACAGTCGTTTGCAACTGTCGCTGATGCTCAAATGCAGGCGATCGATATGCTGAATGGGGACACTTTGCTATCGGATGGTGAAGGCTTAATGCGCAAGCGTCTCATTGAGGCTACCAGACGAATTAAAACTTTACCGTTCTCAATCCGCAAAATTCTACGTATCGACTTTGACCGATACGATCGCCCTCAAAATATGCTGAATGTGTATGACATTCCGTGGGGAGCAGATGGAGCGTATCGGCATGATTTAGTCGATTGGGAAAAGATGACGCAGGAGAAGTTTGAAGAGTTCCCTGACTACTTCAAAGAAGCGTTGATGCTTGCCGTTGTCAACGAAGCGTGTGAGATCGCAAATGGCAATGATGTTGCCGCAGCACGAGAAGATGGCATTTTGTCAGAGTCCATCGGTGAAACAACCAACATGTACCGTACCGGCAAAGCTGCAAACGTGCATGTGGCTCGCAGTACCTGGCGCTTGCTGGTCAGTTACATCAACAACCGTATGATTGTTCGCCGTGCGTAACGCCAGTCGCATTATTTACTTTTGGTCTAAAGGGTTTTTGGCCAGTAATGAGAGCGACCGACAACAACAGGGAGAGAGCATGAATATTTCATGGCAAACAGAAATTGCGATCTACCGCTTTGGCGCAAAGAACGTTTACGGTGAGGCGCAATTACAATTCGTCAGGAAGACGAATGTCGGCGTGGTTAAGTTCGAACAGAGTAATGAGAAATCGTCAGTTCGTGCTGATAGCTCTGGTAGTCGTGGTAAGGCGAGTCTGGAGCTGTTTGATGCTGTGTTAGTTGTCCCTTTGGAAGCGGCTGTACAACTTGATGATGTACTGATCCTTGAAGGTCAAAAATTAAAGGTGTCCAGTGTTCATCGCCGCTGGGGGCTACGAGGAAGACCTGGGCATCTTGAAGTGGGGGCGAATATATGGGTCTGAAATACGATGTGCATCAGTTCAAACGTGCGGGGAATAGACTCAACAACAGCCAGAAAGCATTTAAGCGATATCTAATTCGGGACATGGAAAAGCTGGCGCGTTTGGTTGAGCGTCTCAGCCGTGCAATGGCTCCGCTGGAAACCGGATCTCTGGAGACAGCTATCTTTGCCAGGGTGATTAAAGAAGGTTATTCAGGGCTGCGCATTGAGCTTTCTGTGTCTGGAGCAAAACCACGTCAGGGGCATCCGGGCGTAGAAGTAGGTGACTATGCTAAGTACATGGAGCTGGGTAAATATCGACTCGGTTATCTTTCTCGAATGAAGAACGTGACAAACCCACCAATTGTCGGTGTTAAACCTCGTGTTGGGCCACACTTTCTGGAAAGAGCGGTGGAAATTAGCGAGAAGCAGTTCTCAGAAGCGATTCTTGAGGCTGCCAGAAAAGCCGGTTTTACGAGAGGTTAATGTGTTTATCGAAGCGTTTGCAAGTTTGATGCAGAAGGCAAAGATTGGCACGGTCGGGACTGACATTTTCTGTCACTACTTGCCTGCCAATGTGAAATCTGGCGTCCTGCTTATTAACCCAAATACCGGTATCAGCATCGATCATGAGCTACAGGGCTTTTATCACGAATCATTCACAATCATTGTGCGTGGTTCGTCAATTACTACGACGGTTGAGAAAGCCAATAAAATCATTGAGATGTTTCCAGTAGAGGAAACGGAATCTGGTGGTGTTTATTTTCGACTTGTACGACCGATGGCGATGCCAATCATTTATCCCAAAAATGATGGGGCATTAATAGAAGCAGGCATTCCTGTTGAATTTGCTGGCTATTTATTGAATTAACTCAATTAGTAAGTATATACTTACTATTAGCGCAATGAATGCGTAGAATTAACGGAAAAAGGAGTTTTCCATCAATGTCTAATACCCATGTAAAAAACATCAAACTTGGTGCCTGTAAGGTGTCGTTTGGTGGTGTGGATTTGGGTTACACCAAAGGTGGTGTTCAGGTTGAAGTAGCCACTGAAACGCTGAAAGTCACCGTCGATCAGTTGGGGCAGACCGTAATTTCCGAATTAGTTCAGGGGCGCAACATTACCATCACCGCGCCTCTGGCTGAGTCTGTACTCCAAAACATGGTTGACCTGATGCCTGGTTCTACTCTGAGCGAAGATGACAACTCTGTCACGATCACATCTGCACAGGGCGTTAACCTGATTGATGTGGCGAAGGAGCTGGTTCTGACTCCGCAGGACACCACCGACTATGTGTTGACCATCCCGAAAGCGGCAACCGCGGGCAACTTCACTATGACCTACCAGTCTGATGATGTTCGTGTGTTCTCTGTTCAGTTCAGCGCATACCCGGATGATGAAGGCGTTCTGGGCAAAATGAGCGGTCCTAAACCGGTAAAAACTGTGTCGATCTCACCGGAATCTCCAACCGTAAAAGCTGGAGAAACTGTGCAACTGACAGCCGAAATCACTCCAGCTGATGCCGCAGACAAAACCGGTGTTTGGGAATCCGAAGACCAGGAAAAGGCCACGGTAGATCAAACGGGTCTGGTACGTGGTGTGGCGCAGGGTTCTACAAATATCTCCTTCACCAGCAATAGCGGTGGTAAGAAGGCAACTAAGTCAGTAACGATTAACCCCGCAGATTAATCAGTAATTAAGCAGAGGCTCAGGATGAGCCTCTCTTTTAAAAGGATTTTAACCAATGACCAAATTACTCGATCTAGATTCCATTCTGCCTCCGAAGAAAAGCATCAAATTTGGCGGTCAGGAATATCCCATCGTTGAAATGACGGTAGGTCTGTTCGTTTCCATCAAGCAGATGGAAGGAAAAGATCTCATGAACATGTCTCCTGTTGAGCAAGTGACAGCTTATGCAGATCTGGTTCGTAAGGTTATCCCTTCAGTACCTGACGAAGTTCTTGAAAAACTGACTGTTCCGCAACTCCAGCAGATCTTCACCTTCGCTATGGAAGTGATTGATGAAGAAAACGAAAAAGCGGCTGGCGAAGGGGCAAAGTAATTTCCCGCGATGAATCCGGGACAAGGACCGTTTCAATAGATCTCGGATTCTATTTCAGTCGTGTAGTTGCTCACTACGCTGTGTCGCCATTAGAGCTATTGAACATCCCTCTCACGATGTTCTGGATGCTCAGTCGCAATATAGACCGTCTGCGTGCGGAAGAGGATGTCCGCAACTTACAAGTCGCTCGTGCGTCCCAGGCGGATGGCGAGGCTGTGAAGGCGTTCATGGAGGGTTTGCAACTCAGGATTGGAAGACCAGTCGTAACAGATAAAGTCTACGATCCAAGCCAGGATAAGGCAGACCCTGACGCCAAAGAGCAACTGATGCAAATATTTGGCAGAGGATGACAAGGGAATGTCACAAAACGTAGAGTTTATCCTGTCGCTGGAAGACAAACAGTTTACAGCGTCAATCGATCGTGCGGGGAAACTGCTTACTCGATTTGGTGAGCAGGTAACAAAGCCTGCTCAAAAAATCCAAACCTTTGAACGCTCTTTGGGTTCGGTCGCCCGTATCATTGGCGTTCTGGAAAGCAAGCTCGATTCTACGGCAGATAAACTACAGGATGTAGCTGCCGGTTTTGAGCTTGCTTCAGATGCTACGCGTAAAATGCGTGGCAACATCACCAGCCTCAATTCTGGTCTTAAAGCCCTAATTGAGCGCGTCGATACGACAACTTCTTCAGTAGATAAACTCACCGCGTCATTACGTAAAGTGCAATCAGAGCTAAATGATTTCTCTGATTGGGCGACCTATGCAAGCAAAAGCGCAAGCCGCTTTGATACGGAGGTCAAAGAAGCCTCTGCGTCCGTGAGTGGCATGAATACGCGCCTTAATACCACGACGAAGCGACTCAGTAATTGGGGTGTCACAACGACTCAGGCTGCCGAGGGACTGAAAAAGGTTCGTGAGCAGATGGACGAAGTTATCGGGCGTCAGCAACTGATTAGCAAGCCGGTACGTGTTCGTACATCTGGAAGTGGTGATGGTGGTAGCGGTAGCAGGCAGCGTAGCGGCGCTTCTGGCCACAGCGGTAAAAATAACGAAGGAGGTATATTCTCTGGCCTTCGTGGCAACATTTTCCTGCTTGGCGAGATCGGAGATGCAGCCAGAACGGTTACTGACATCATGTTTGGGTGGCAGAAGCCTATTGTTGAAGCTGCGGCCGAAATGGAACGTATGCGGGTGATGCTTCGAGGGTTGAATAAGGAGAAGTCCAACCCTGGCCAGGCTGCCGCTGATGATATGAAGTACATCGTAGACATGGCTCAAAATGCGCCGTTCGCGATGCAGGCGTTAACAGACTCCTTCGTGAAGTTTCGTTCTGCTGGCTTAGATCCAACCGATGGTTCTCTGAAGGCGCTGGTGGACTCCGTTGCTCGTTTTGGTGGTGATAGTGAGCTGTTGAAACGTGCGGCTGTGGCCGTTCAGCAGATGTCCGGTAAGGGCGTTGTGTCAATGGAAGAGCTACGTCAGCAATTAGGTGAAGCCGTTCCTAACGCGATGCAGGCAATGGCAGACGCCGCAGGCATCACTATGGGGGAACTGACTAAAGCCGTTGCCAGCGGTACGGTTGAGGCAAAGCAGGCGTTGTCTCTGATGTTTGTTGGTCTGCGTGCGGAGAACGAGAACGCAGCGAAAGACATGATGCAAACCTACACAGGTGCGCTGGCGCAACTTCAGACGTCATTCACGTTATTTGCTGATCGAGTTGGTCAGGCCGGATATCTGGATTCTCTATCAAAGGGGATGAAAGAACTGGCTTCAATCATGAATAGCGCCGAAGGGATCTCGTTTGCCAATTCTTTAGGTTCGGGGTTAACGACGGCAATCGATGGGTTGCGTCAGCTTGCTCAATGGTTAGCAAAGAACCAAGAGCTGGTAATTAATCTCGGTAAGGTCGTGGCCGCGATGGTTGCGTTCAAACTGATGCGAGCAGGGATCATGGGGGTAGTTGGTGCTGGCAGCCAGATGGTTAGCACCTTTGCCACGATGGCGACCGCCATACAGACTCCATTTAACCTCGGCGCTACAGCAGTAACTCGATTCAATCGTGCGGCACGTATGGGGCTGGCTCCGATCCCCTCTCTTATTTTCGCCATCCGTGGGGCGATTACGGGGCTTAAAGGCGCTTTTGCTGGCCTGACTGCGTTTATTGCGGCGAATCCGATAGGTTTTGTTTTCACTGCTGCAATGACCGCTGTTGCTGGCTTAATCACGTATATGACCATGCTTCGTAGCGAAACTTCAAAGGTCGTTGACGAGATTAGGAAAATACCAGAAGCGATGACGGCGGCTAAACGTGCACAGATGGCCGAGTATAAAGCGCGTCTTGAGCAACAAATCACGCAAAAGGAACAAGAGTTAAAATCTGGCGAAAAGGTGGTTTATGGGCCGGGTATGACCGGAACTACAGTAAAGATTAATCATGATGAACGTAAGCGAATAGAAAATGAGCTAAATGAACTTCGTAAGAAACGCGATGAAACCAATGAAACTATTGCCAGAGGGGATTTGGCTGTAGCCAAACGTCTGGCAAAAGAGACGGCAGAATCCCAGATAGAGAAAATACTCGAAGAGAATAGAGACTTTGCGGCAACGTTCGTGAAAGCTCGTCAGGAGGCTCTGGAGAAAATCCAGAAAATCAAGGATGACGGTTCACTTTCGGATGACGAAAAGAACAAGCTATTGGCACCGTTACGTGAAACGGTAAACAAAAGCTATCTGGAGCCTGCGCAAAAACTGGTTGATTCACTTTCTTCTCGTAAGAATGCGACCGAGAAGCAAATCGCGACTCTTAATGATCAGCTTGAAAAAGCGAAAAAGGAAGGAAATACCGAGCAGATTCAGAAACTGCAAGGAAGTATTCGTGGCTATCAGGAGCATTTGGAAGTCGTTGCTCAGGAACTGACTCAGGCAGAGTTTAAGAGGGATAACGCGGCCAAAAGTGGTAATGGCTTAGTGTCAATCAATGGAGATGTTCTGGGGTTAGGTACAACTGATAAAGCAGCTCAGAAGGCGCTGGCGCAATATATGCGAAACCAGATGGATTCTGCGACTTATCAGCGTACTCTGCCTGACGGCACTCCGATGATGGACTTCGAAGGTAAGCCGATTATTGGGCCTAAACAACTCAAGACGCAGCTTAATTTGCAGAAAGCATCCAGCGCCAGCTCTCTGGAGAAAATGAGCGATGAAGAGCGTGCCGCAGCCATTGCTGCACTGACTAAAGCTCGTGAACAGGATGCAGCAGCTGCCGAGAAAGCAGCCCAACGATCAGCTAACGCCTCGCAGCGTGCGGCCAAGAAAGAACAGGCAGCGCAACAGAAACTGGCGGCCGGATATCAGAAGTCTCTGGATAAAGCCGATCAGCTTATGGGGCAAATGGGTGAAAGCTCTAAGGCTACGGTATCGTTTGATCAGTCTCTTCGCGATACAACGAAATCGCTGACAGATTTGGCTAATGCGGTTCCTAACGAGTTCATCACTCAAGAGATGATCGACAAGGCGAAAAAACGTCTTGAAGACCTCAAAAATGCGACACCTGAATATCGCGAGATGTTTAATCGCCGCAATGTTGAGCAGATGATCTCCACTTGGGCACCGGAGGCGGATTCCATTATTAGTGCTGGCTATACGCCGTCTCGTGAAGAGAAAGTTGCTGATTTCGAAGACACTTACAACCGCAATCTCAAAGCGTTGATAGAACTTCGTGATGAGGCGTCTGATCCTAAAGTTGTGGCGCTTTATACAAAGAAAATCAATCAACTGATTGCTGCTGGCAATACCGCGCTTATTAAAGAGACGGGGACTGCGACGCAGAAGTTGGCACTGGAATACGAAAACTTGGCAGAGCAGATCGAAAGCACCTGGACTGATTTGTTTAGTGGCTTAACTGATGTCCTGACTGATTTCGTTATTAACGGGAAGATGAGCTTCTCCAGCCTATCTCAGTCCATTTTGAAAGATATCACCAATATGGTCGTGAAGTCGCAGATCACGCTGCCTCTAATGAACATGTTGGGGATGGGAACCACCGCAGCTGGTAGTTCACAGAGTGGTAATTTGCTGACCGGGGTTGCTTCCGCCGTTGCCAATCAAGGGGTACGAATGGGCAACACTGTTAACGGCGACAAGTCGGTAGGAGAAGCCACGAAGGAGACGTCCAGTTCGGTAACTGGATTGGGGCAAACAACACAGCAGACCACCAGCGCAATTGGCACTGCAACAAATGCGATTGGTAGCTGGGTATCAGGGCTATTTGATAGCACTGAAGCCAAAGATGCCGAGACAAAAGCCGTGAAGGACTCCATCTTTTCGATGCAGAACCTCAGCTCTGTTACCGGCGCGCTGTCTGCCGCGTTTGCAATGCTTGGAGCTAATGCTTCCGGCTCTGGTAATAAGTGGTTGAGTTTTGGAGCAACGGTTGCATCTGGTCTTGTTTCAGCTTGGGCTGGCGGTGGTTTCGACAGCGTGACATCAAGCTCTGCTAAAACCGCAACTAGCAGTGTGGCTGACGGAACTAAAGGCATTCCTGCAATCCCGAAGTTTGCAAATGGAGGAATATTCGGAAAAGACGGCGTGATCCCGCTCCGGGCATACCAGAAAGGCGGTATTGCTAACTCGCCTCAATTAGCGTTGTTTGGGGAAGGTTCTATGAATGAGGCGTATGTTCCATTGCCTGATGGCCGAACAATCCCTGTAACGCTCAGTACCGATGGTATGAGTGGAGGCGGAAATGTTCTTTCTCCTGTATCAATTGAGATCAACGTCCATAGTGACGGTAGCACGACAGAATCCGGCGATACAGAAAGCATATGGAACAATGCTGCTAAACGGGTGAAAGCCGTCGTACTTGAGACTATCGCTCAAGAAAAACGCCCTGGCGGATCACTCAACCCAAACACTCAACGTAACTAACTATCGACTGCCCCGGTCGGGGCTGTCTCACAAGGATGTGAGATGGAAAGACAAACGTTTAATTGGTATCCAGATTACGAATCTGAAAAAAGCGTAAAACCGAATGTAACGGTACTTAATTTTGGTGATGACTACGAGCAGCGACAGGCTCAAGGTCTTAATCGTATTAAAGAAGAATGGTCGTTAACCTTTACCAGATCATACAACGAAATTAATGCAATCGATGACTTCCTGACTGAGCGAGCAGGTGTTGAGTCGTTCTATTGGGTTAATCCAAGAGGAAAACGGATTGTAGTTGTATGCGACAGTCATACGGTCAAGCGATATCAAGGGTACGCAGTATTAACCGCTCCATTCAGACAAGTATTTGAGGCTTAAGCACCTTGATAAGTAAGTACTAATTTACTATTATTGTGGCGCTGACAGGATGTTAGCGCCTACTTATTTCAAGGATGAAACAATGGGAATTAAAGCTGATATTCAGAGCTTATCTCCCTCTGCACTCATTGAGTTGTTCGTACTGGATATGTCGAACACAACTTCAGGGGGGAAGCTATTCTTCCACGCCGGAACAAACGAACTGATGCAACCGGTCGTCTGGCAAGGAGTGACATATGAGCCGTGGCCAATCAAAGCATCAGGTTTTGACAAAACGGGCCAGGGAACGTTGCCACGTCCAAAAATTCAGGTGTCGAACTTTGCCGGAACCGTCTCTGCGGAAGTTCAGGCAAACGACGATCTTGTTGGCTGCCGCATTATTCGCAAGATGACGCTGGCTCGCTTCCTCGATGCCGTTAATTTTAAAGACGGCAACCCAACAGCAGATCCAAACCAACATTTCCCGGATGAAATGTGGTTTATCGAACAGAAAACTCTCGAAACTCATCAGGTTGTCGAGTTTGAATTGTCCAGTGTGTTCGATTTGATGGGGGTGCAACTGCCGTATCGTCAGATCATTAAAAACACCTGCCCGTGGAAATACCGAGGGCCAGAATGCGGCTATACCGGTCCATATTTCGACAAAAATAACCAGCAGACGTCTATGTCTGGTGCTGATTACTGCACAAAACGTTATGACGCCTGTAATGCGCGTCGGAATTATTTTGCCAACGGAGTGATCCATTTTGGCGGGTTTATTGGAGCTACGCGATATGGGTAATAAAGCAATCCCTGAGCTTGGCTCTGACGTTATGCAGCAAATCTATCTCTGCGCCATAAATCGCTACCCTAATGAAGCGTGTGGCTTTCTGGTTAGAACTAATGGCGACAAATATCGCTTTATGGAAGCGCGGAATGTATCGGAGAACCCGCAGAACACTTTTGTAATGCACGTTGACGACATTATGGCGGCAGAGGATGCGGGTGATGTTATCGCAATCTGGCATTCACATACTGATGAATCAGCAGAAGCATCTGATGCCGATCGTGCAGGCTGTGAAGCGACGGAAGTTCCGTGGATGATTCTGGCTATTCGCAAGAATGTTGAGGGAGATGCCCCTTTCCATTTTAGCGAGATGAATGTGATCACACCTGATGGTTTCGAAATGCCATACCTGGGTAGACCGTATGTATTTGGCGTATTCGATTGCTGGATGTTGTGTCGGGACTATTTGAAGCGTGAGTTTAACGTCGAGCTTAACCCGAACGCACACCTGCATATTCCATCGTGGTACACCGGCGATAACGACATTCTCGACCAGAACTACCGAAACGAAGGGTTGGTACGGCTTGCGCCTGGAACAGAGCCTCAACGTGGGGACGTCTTCTTTATTCAATACGGGAAAATGCCAGATCACTGCGCGGTTTATATCGGCGATGGAATGATTCTTCATCACCAGATCGACCGTCTTAGTTGTCGTGCTTATTACGGCGGAATGTATCAGAAACATACGACGCATCACTTGCGTCACAGAGACTTGCTCAAGGGAGATGAGACGTGTCTGAGTTAGTTCATGTGCAGCTTGGCGGACCTATGGCTAAACATTTTGGTCGCCACTGGCATCTAAAGGTGCGCAATACAAAACAGGCTCTGGATTTAATTGAAGCCAACAAGCCTGGGTTTAAAGCATGGATGAAGCGCAATATCAAAACCTATGACAGTTACCACATCCAGATCACCAATAAACAGGGCCACAAGTGGTCTGTTGACGAAAGTGAATATCAGATGATGGGGCAGTCTGACAACATTGCCAAAATCCGCATTACACCTGTTCCGCGAGGAAGCGGTGGATCTGCTTTTGGGTGGTTTCAGACGGTAGTAGGGGCCGCTTTGTTGGTTGTATCGGCGGTAGTGATGCCTGCTTTAGCACCTCTCGGTTTGTCACTGATGATGGGCGGCATATCACAAATCATATCGCCGCAAGCCACTAACGAAAGTGTGAGACAGGCAGATAACTCGAACTCTTATTATTTCGACGGCCCTCAAAATACAGAAAACCAGGGCAACCCAGTACAACTTATCTATGGCGAGGAAATTCTGGTTGGCTCACAGGTTGTGAGTTCTTCAATCACGATTGACCAGCTAATGTAAACAAGGATTTTTTGAACATGGAACAGTTCAAGAAGAAAAAGCTACCGCTGTTTATTGCCGGTGCGGGTGGTAAAAAAAGCAGCAAAAGCTCCAGTCGTACACCGGTTGAAGCCGACGATACCGTAAATTCTCGTGCAATGGCCGCTATCCTCGATCTTCTTGGGGAAGGGGTAATTGGCGGCTTAGTAAATGGCGCAAGATCTATTTTTATCGACGATCTGCCGATTGTAAATGAAGACGGTTCCTCCAACTTCAGCGGAATCACATGGGATTTTCGCGACGGTTCACAAGACCAGACTCCAATGTCTGGCTTTGATTTCGTTGAAACGCCTAAATCCGTCAATATCCAGTTAAAAAAAACACATTATGTAACGGTTTCAATCGATAACGATGAAGCTGATCGGGTTCGTGTCATCATGAAGTTTCCTTCTTTGCGAAGCATAGATAAAAAAACTGGTGACACGAACGGTACGACTGTTGAGTACAAGTTCCAGATAGCAAATGGCGACTCAACATTTGTAGATGTGGTCGCGGAAGGTGAAAAAAGCGTTGGCATTAAGCTAACAGCAAAGAAGACCGGCGTTTATTACCGTAGCTACGAGCTGAAGCTGCCTAAGCCTGGACGCGCATACAAGGTTCGTGTAGTCCGTATTACCGATGATAACAGTAGCCAGTATCTCTATAACGATACATGGGTGGATTCAATCGGGGAAATTGTCGATACACCGATGAACTATCCAAACTCTGTTTTGGTTGGATTGAAGGTAAACTCTGAGCAATTCGGCAGCACCATGCCATCTCGCTCTTATCTGGTGCGTGGCCTAAAAATTCGAGTACCTTCAAACTATAACGAGTCAAGTAACACTTACGCTGGGGTATGGGATGGTACTTTTAAGCTGTTGTCTTCTTCGAACCCCGCGTGGATTCTCTTTGATTTGCTGACCAATGCTCGATATGGCCTTGGTCAGTATGTGTCGGAATCTATGATTGACCTTGGCCAGTTGTACCAGATTGGTCGATATTGTGACGAAGAGGTCGATGATGGCTTTGGTGGCAAAGAGAAACGCTTTGTAATCAATACGCAGATCACCAGTCGACAGGACGCATACCGGCTAATTCAGGATATTGCTGGAGCATTCCGCGGCATGGTGTTTTGGGCTGGTGGGATGGTTAACATCATGCAGGATAGCCCATCAGATCCGGTAATGATGTTTACCAACTCCAACGTCAAAGATGGATTGTTTACCTATAAAGGTTCTGCGCGTAAAGATCGCCCATCCGTTGCGCTCGTAACCTACAACAACAAGGAGGACGGTTATAAGCAAAACATCGAGTACGTCGAAGATCAGGACGCAATGCGCCGTTATGGTGAGCGTAAAACAGAAGTCGTAGCATTTGGCTGTACAAGCCGAGGGCAGGCTCACCGAGTTGGTTTGTGGCTTTTATATACCGCCAGAATGGAGTCGGATGTAATTACATTTACTGCCGGCTTAGACGCGTCATTTCTGATGCCTGGTGAAACCGTTCTGATTCAGAACAAATATCGCGCAGGCAAACGTAACTCAGGTCGAATTGTGGCGTTTACCAAAAACAGCGTCACACTCGATGCGCCTGTGTCGTTAGCCAAAGGCGGCTGCTTTATTCGAATACTGAATCAGGAAGGCAAAATCGTTGAACGCGATGTTCTTGAAACTGGCGAAAATATAACAAAAGTTACGTTTTCAAAAGCCCTGTCTTCGGCTGAAACGCCTGTTTTGAACGGCGTCTGGACTATTACAGAACCAGACCTCGAACCTATGCGCGTTCGCATCGTTAACATCGCGCAGGGGGAAACGCCGGGTAGCTTTGACATCACCGCTGTTGAGAACAATCCGTCTAAATATGAGGCGATCGACAATGGTGCAACGCTTATCCCGCAAAATACGACGGTATTGGACCCGACTTACTCCAAGCCGTCTAATTTGCAAATCACCGAAGGGACTTATCTCTCAAGCCCTGGCAACCTGTCAGTAAAACTGACTGCAACATGGGAAGGGAAATCTCCAGAGTATTGGATCAGTTGGCGACGTTCTGATGAAAACAATGTATCGAACTGGCAATCGGCGCGTGTAACCGAAGAGCAATACGAAATCGTTAATGTTGCGGAGAATGGACGCTACGACTTCCAGCTGTATGCGGTTTCATTCAACGGTAAAAAAACAGAGATTATCAGTACCGTTTATCAGGTGCTGGGCACAATGACACCGCCGGATGCCCCAACGTCATTAACGGCCGTTGGGGACTATCGTAATGTGATACTGAATTGGGTTAATCCAGATTCGGTAGACCTTGATCACATTAATGTTTACGCATCCCAGACCAACAATCTGGATACAGCGAAACTGATCGCAGAGTCTGCAAGCACCACCTTTACACATGCTGGTCTTGGGGATAGCGAAACGTGGTATTACTGGGTTCGAGCATCGAACAAGCGAGGTATGTTAAGTCCTCCGAACTCAAACTTGGGGACAGAGGCGACAACTCGCGATGTACTGTCGTTCCTGACAGGCAAAATTACGTCTTCTGAACTTGGCCAGGCTTTACTTGAGGAAATCGACTCAAAAGTATCTCAGGAGGCGGTGGATTCCATCTATGAACAGATGGATGAAAGTCTGAAAAGCCTTGATGACAAGTTTACAGAGACAGATCGGCGGCTTGAAGAAGCTCAAAACGATCTTAAAACGGATGTTTCCAGTACTGTAAGCAAGGTGGAAGACGCACTTAAGGAGGTTGCAAACTCTAACGCTGCCTTAATTCAGTTGCAGGAAACTGTATCAGAGCAGGGTAAAGCTGTAGCTGGAGCTGTTGAGGCGGCAAATGCAGCACTTGACAATTCATCGGCTTTAATTGCGGAGGAGCGTGAAGCACGAGTTGAGGGTGACTTGGCAAACGCGAAAGAAATCGAGGCGATGAAGTCAACTGTAGATAGCAGTTTAGCCACCATTGAAGAAATGAAAAAAACCGTGGCTGAAGTTGAACGTTCTAGTGCCGAAGTTACGACAAACATTGAGGCATTGGCTAAAACAAACATCGATCTTGCTTTGCGTCAGGATGAAGATCAGCACAAGCAGATGGTGAGTAATGCGAAGATCACCACAACTCAGAAGGCTTTTGCAGACGATATATCTGCAATGGCTACGAAAATGGAAGAAATTCGCGCTGAAATAAATGAGGATATCAGAGCTTCAATCACTGAAGAAACAACGGCTCGTGTAGATGCTGATAATGCTATTGCAAGCAGAATCACCAAACTTGAATCAAAGATTAACGATGATATTTCTGCCGCAATTGTGAGTGAACAAGAGGCACGAGCTAGTGCCGATGAAGCACTTTCAAAAGAAATACTATCGTTACAAGCCAAAATTGAAGGCGATATTAGTGCAGCTATATCTGAAGAAAAAATTGCCCGAGCAACTGCTGATGAATCTTTAGCACAACAGATAACCACATTGAAGAGCCAGACGGGTAAAGATATTAAGGCGGCTGTAGCAGAAGAGACGAAAGCCAGAACTGACGCTGATTCGGCTTTGGCTTCTAGTATCACTAATCTACAGGCGCAAACGAGCAAAGATATTAATGCCGCGATTACGTCTGAGGCGACTGTGCGCACAAACGCCGACAATGCTCTAAGTGGACGAATTGACACCTTAAAAGCATCAGTTGATGGAAATACAGCGACAATTCAAGAGCAGGCAACTGCTATTGCTGATACTAACAAAAAGGTTTCAACCGCGTGGACGTTGAAGATGGAAACGTCAACAAGTGGTGGGCAAAAATATGTCGCAGGTATTGCGCTTGGAATTGACACCACGGGGCTTTCCCAGTTTTTGGTGCAAGCAGATCGATTTGGTCTAGTCAACTCAGTTAACGGAAAGATCACCACACCATTTGTTATCGAAAACAGCGTTGCATACATGAATGGTGCGTATATTAAGGATGGTACTATCACAAATGCAAAGGTAGGTGACTTGCAATCAACAAACTTCGTAAGCGGACGAGCCGGATGGCGATTTGGTAAAAATGGAACGCTTGAGATCAACAGCAATAGTGGCGGCAATGGGAGATTGGTTATAAATGGTCAGAGGATTGACGTTTATGATGACAATAATGTCCTTCGAGTTAGGATTGGTCAGCTTTGATTGTGGAAAAAAATAATCATTTCTGTAAAAATAGGTAGGTACTAACTTAATGGTGGGCATGGAACGCCCACCATATCTAGGAGCAAAGGATAAATGTGGTACAGGGAAGGTACAATAAATCTCACTAAAGGAAATAAAACTGTAGTGGGAACAGGCACAGCCTGGGGAGTGACGGCGAACGGCGTCCTTCCAGGTATGATATTGATTGGCCCCGATAATAAGTTATATGAAATAAAATCAATCGAGAGTGACACTTCGTTAACTCTTGTTGAAGCCTACGGTGGCAGCACCCAAACAAATGTTCCGTGCAGAATAATTACGACCTATGAAGGTGATTTGACCCAATTTAGTGCTCGTTTTACTGCGCTTATGTCTCGCATGTCAGCCGATTCAAAAATGATGCGTAGTTGGCTGACTGCTGTGGATGAAATAACAATTGAGCGTGAAGATGGCACGGAATTAACCGTAAAATCCCTTACGCAGATCGTTAATGAGCACAATGAGAACCTAGAATGGTATAAAGAAAATACTCCCATAATTAACACCGCTGCACAAAAAGCTAAAGAGGCGGCAGCGAGCGCAACAGCGGCCAAAAAATCAGAAACTAACTCAAAAGCGAGTGAGACAGCTTCAAAGACCAGCGAAACTAATGCGAAAAATAGCGAGGTAGCTGCAAAATCGAGTCAGAGTGCTGCCGCCAACTCCGCTACCGCAGCAAAAAACAGCCAGGATGCAGCAGCCGAAAGCGAGAGTGCTGCAGCTGGTTCTGCGACTTCAGCAGCTGGATCAGCAACTGCTGCGGCTAACAGCCAGAAAGCCGCGAAGACGAGCGAAACTAACGCAAAGTCCAGCCAGACGGCAGCGAAGACCAGCGAAACGAATGCTAAAGCCAGCGAAACTGCGGCGAAAAGCAGTCAGGATGCAGCGGCCCAAAGCGAGAGTGCCGCAGCCAGTTCTGCAAGCGCGGCGGCTGCTTCTGCCACTGCATCAGCTAACAGTCAAAAAGCAGCAAAAACCAGTGAAACCAACGCAAAGGCGAGCGAGACTGCGGCGGCGAACTCGGCGCAAGCATCGGCAGCAAGCCAGACAGCAGCTAAAGCAAGTGAAGACGCAGCCAGAGAGTATGCAAGTCAGGCAGCAGAGCCGTATAAATATGTCTTACAGCCACTGCCTGATGTGTGGATACCGTTTAACGATTCACTGGATATGATTACGGGCTTTTCGCCATCATATAAAAAGATTGTTATTGGTGACGACGAAATAACGATGCCTGGTGACAAGGTTGTTAAGTTTAAACGCGCATCGAAAGCAACCTATATTAATAAATCTGGTGTGCTGACAGAGGCTGCCATTGACGAGCCACGGTTTGAACGTGATGGCCTGCTTATTGAGGGGCAAAGAACGAACTACATGCTCAATTCGGAAAACCCTGCCAGTTGGGGGCGATCGTCAAATATGGATGTTCCCGAAACCGGGACGGATAGTTTTGGTTTTACCTATGGAAAGTTTGTCTGTAACGATTCTCTGATTGGGCAAACCTCAGCCATTAATATGGCATCAATTGCTGCAACAAAGTCAGTTGATGTCTCAGGCGATAATAAATACGTGACAACCTCATGTCGTTTTAAAACAGAACTGCAGGTAAGGTTGCGTATCCGGTTTGATAAATATGACGGTAGCGCAACAACTTTTCTTGGTGATGCGTATATTGATACACAAACGCTTGAAATTAATATGACAGGCG